ATGGCAACAAGAACAAGACGAACAAAAGAAGAAGTGCTTAATTCAAAACTTACAAAGATTGATGAAGAAATAAAAAAATTAACTGAGAAGATTAATGTATTATCAGAACAGAAGAAAAATATTGATAAAGAACTTGCTATTTTAAAAGACCAGAAGTCAAAAGCCGAACGTGCAGCGCAGCTTACAGCCCTTGCCGATCTTATGGATTCCAACGGTTACACAATTGATGAGCTGAAGGAGCTTATGTCCACTCCAAAGCCAACGGTAGAAGTAGCTGATGAGAAATAGTAACAATAAAAGCCCAGTTGTCCGTGTGGATCGCTGGGCTTTTGTTATATAGTTTAATATAAAAACAATACAAAAAGGACACCTCGTAGTATGTCCTTTTTGAAAGTGTTCTTTCCAAATATAGGCTGGCTCATTTGCTCCTATACCCAAAAAGCACTTTATTTAGTTTTCTCTAATTTTTTATATATTGCAGTATATAACTTTTTATCTTGTTTGTCCAAAAGTTTTTGGATTTCTATATTTATTATATAGATCATCACGCATTTTTGCAATATTAGGTTTGAAAAAATCTTCTTCTTTGCAAATGTCAGAGGTTTTACTTTATTAGGAGAAAAGTATGGAATTTGTACTTTTAAGTTCTAATTATTATAAGGACTATTCAAGTTGCGGAATGAATAAATTTTACATATGCAAGACTCCAGCACGCAGGCCAATTTAAATCGTGCTGGAGTCTTATTAAAATTGAAATGTTAGTTACAAATATGATAATACCATATATAGCAGCAGAAGTATAGAAAAATCATGGTAAATAAATTGCAACAATTCGACATAAAACCTTGACAATCGAACATATATTCTATACAATAACATTTAACAAACAATTGTTCGATTATTTACAATAGGAGGTCGATATTATGATTAATCCAATATCTGCAGACGAATATATATATGAAAATGAGAATGCCAGAATAATTATGAAAAATCTTATTCAGAAAATTCCAATCAAAAAAGATACTGTGATAACAGAAAAAATGGCAATTCAAATATATGATGCACTCGTCAATAATTATCCAAAACGGCTCGAAATCAATGATCAGGTATTTGTTCCAATATATAATATACCATGTGAATAAAAACACGAAAAAATGGGGTAACAAGCTGTATAATAACAACTTATTACCCCATATGTATAATTACTGCTTAAAGCCTTTTTCCATCAGTTCAAGATATTTATTACGAACAAATTGCATTGACGAATCAACCTTACCATTTTCAAGACCGTTTTCTTCTAATACACGTTCGTATTCTGTGTATGTATCAAAAATATGATCATAAATTTCTTTGTTGTACACTCTACCATTCATTACTGCATTTGAAAAGTCAAGAATTTCCCAACGCATATCATTAATCTCTTTGTTAACTAACATTTTCCTTAAATTCTCAACTGAATTTTGTAGTAACGTCTGACTGTCGGTTAATTGTTTCTGTATATCAAATGACTGGTCTCTATCATGGATTCTATTATCCTTAAACTGTTGAACTTCTTTCTGTAAATCTATAATTTGATTATTCAAGTCTTTGATACGTTCTTCTTGTGCCTGTTTAGCTAAAGCAGATTTTGTAGTAATTCCAAATGTAGAAACAACAAAGTCTTTAATTTTTACACATAGCATTACAATACCTATTGCGATCAAAACTCCAATTACAACGGTCCACCAATCAAAACTGCGTACAACTTCTACATTCTCTTTAATTCCACCAAACTTATCCATTTAAATCACCTTAATCCTCACTGCCACTCAAAATGTGTTGAAATATACTCAAACACATCGAGAAATTGAAGTCCTTGCGGATACTTCTTACTGCTTCAATGTGTATGCTTTGGCGATTGTAAACAATACGCTACTCACAAGTTCTTGTACACTCCACAGTCGTAAATTCCTGCGATAGCCCGCAGTACATACTTACGTTTGCTTTCATTATGCAACTTCGTAAGTTAAAGCATCTCTTAGATTAAGAGCAGCATTAAAATCCCTATCCTCGACATAGCCACAATCACAACGGTATATTCTATCTGAAAGCTTCAAATCTTTCTTGATAGCACCACAACAGTGACATATTTTGGATGATGGATACCATCTGTCTACGACTCTTAATTCAATACCATTTTCATCACACTTAGCCTTAAGCTTAGTTCTAAATTCATAGAACTTTTGTGATGCAACGGCTTTTGAAAGATGTCTGTTCTTCATCATTCCTGACACATTCAAATCTTCAATAGTTATATAAGATGGCTTGGCTTTCACTATCTCGGTTATTGATTTATTGATATAGTCAGTACGGATATTATATATTTTATGATAAAGTCTTTGCACTTTGAGCTTTTGCTTTTGTATATTCTTTTGAGTGGACTTTCCTTTCTTTAAATTCTCATACTTGCGTGATAGACATCTTTGTTCTCTGCACAATTTCTTTTCCAATTTTTTAACTCTTGCTGACTTATTGATATTTTTATAAGTTTTACCATTAGAAACAATCGCCAGGTCTTTCAAACCCAGGTCAATTCCTATACCGTCATTGCTATTATTCGCAATCTTAGCATCGGGAATTTCTACAAGAACTGACACATAATATCTGCCTGCTTTGATGGATACTGTACCGCTTTTGATGACGTATCCAGATTTCGTTGTGGGGATATACCCCTTTTCCTTTATACGAACCCAACCAAGCGTTGGTATCTTTATTTTATGGCGTTCACACCAAATGGTTGATTTTTTATCTGTTTTTACAAAATACATTTTTATATCTGATTTTCCTTTCTTTTTGAAGTTAGGAAATCCACTTTGATGTTTGAAAAATCTTGCAAAAGCAGTATTTGCATTCTCAATGGACTTTTTTACAGATTTAGAACTTACTTCCTTTATCCATAAAAACTCAGGATTGTTTGGTAAATATTCATTATTGAGCCATACGCTAAAACTCTTGCCAGTCATAAACTTTTCACCTTTATCGTATAAAGCTTTGTTGTGACCGAGATAGAAGTTGTAAACATATCTACAAGTGCCGATAGTCTTGTTAATCTTGATTTTTTGCTCGACTGTCGGATTTATTTCCGTTTTGAAGCTCTTTAGCAATTTCCTCATCCCCTTCTATTTGTTTTTTATACTTAAGAAAAAACGTGAAGTATAGATACAATATCCTGTACAAGTTCTTCTTGCGGTGATAGTTCTTCATTATTCACTACCACTATGGTTGTATTAAAGTTCATACAGAATTTTTCAAACCAATCATAGCCAAATCTGCCAAATCTATCTTTATGTGTAACTATGATAGTTTTGATTTTTTGTTCCATTACTTCATCTAATTTTTCAGTATTTATGCTCTTAAGCTGAAGATATTGGTCATAAGTATAATAACACCTATCAGTCGGAGTCCGATTTGCTTTCAGAATCCCTCTCTATCCCAACGTTGTAACGTTTTGACTGAGACACCCAATAATTCAGCAAAATCTTTTGGTTTGTAATTAGTGATATTAGATGTGTTCATAACAATATCCTCCATGAGTATATTTTTAACACATTTAATATCACTATTGACAATAATTTTGATTACTTAAAGTTTTCTCCCTTTATTCATTTTGTGCTGTACTATCATTTAACAAGATACCGACTGGAAACAAATCCAGGTGTATCTTTGTATGTAACAAGATACCACTTGACTCCATTGACGGTAGTGTAGTATCCATAATTTGCAACAGATTTTCCATTAGGGATTGTAATGATAAGATTTGAATTGGATGTATCTCCTGGTTTATAACGAAGATTAAGACCATTAGATGCTTTAACCTTGTAAGTACCAGCAATTGATTTATTAAAGGACTGTGCAGAAGCAACTTTAGAAGATGATGCAATAGATGGCTTTGAACTTGGTTTTGGAGCCGATTCTGCTTTAATTTTAGCATTATATAAGGTTGTAAGTTTAGCTTTTGTAGCCTCACCATAAAGACCGTCTGCAACAAGTCCATTATCACGCTGAAACGCTTTTACAGATGCTAATGATCCTGATCCAAAATCTCCATCAGCACCATATTTTCCACATGAATAACCAAGTTTAATAAGCATTGTCTGCATTGTTTTTACTGCATCACCTTTATCACCCATAGCAAGATAATTTTTTGTAGTTACAGGCGGATTACCATCAGCTGCTTCAGTATATCTGAGAACAACATTCCATGGATAATTTCTATAAGAGCGAATTAAGAATTCACGTCCAGTCTGGTCCCCAGGTTTACCTCCAGTAGCTCTACCATTTTCATTGATAGATGCTTCAACTTCAAGTCCATTACCACAATACATTGCAACATGACGTTTTTCATTAAGTAAAATATCTCCACGCTGTAAACCTGCTCCTGTTGCAAGATTTACTTTAGAGGTTACATCCTTAAATTTAAAATGTGTAAATACTGCTTTCATAACACCAGTATAAGCACAGCCATAAGTTTTAAATGAATAATCTTTTACAGGAATACCTGCATTGACCCATGCAGTGTAAACAGCAGAAGAGCAGTCATAATCGCCTTTTTCGTTCCAACGAAAAGTCTGATCATATCCATGTGCATCGTTTCGAGCTGTTGCTTCCATCCACTGAGTAGCTTTTTCTGTCTTTGTCATAAGATGTGACTCCTTTCTTAGAATTGAATTTAGAGTTAACTTTTAGAAGTGATCAATTACCATATATTTCCAGTGAAATATTTAATTAAAATTGGTATAATTTAAAAAAAATAGAAAAGGATGGTAATAAAAAAATGGCAACTGATATGAAAGAAAAATTTGAAATCAAGAATTATGTTAAATTGATTTGCCTAAGACTTGATCATTATGAAAGTTTTATAGAAGATGAAGTGAATACAGACTGTATCTCAGATATTAATAATTTTATACTTAAACATAAAAATGAAGAGGGAGTTAAGATTTTAATATTTGAGATGAAAAATATGAGAATGACTACGATTTCTCAGGCGAGAGAATATATACAACATTTACATGCATTCGATTACATCCGTGGGTTAATTGAATCCGGACATGATCTTATTACTTCTGATCAAGTTGATAAAATGTCAATAGGTGAAATAATTACATACATGCTTGATTACAAAAAAGAATAAAAATAAAGGGTGGTATAATACCACCCCTATTGATTATTTAAGCTTAAAATTGTAATGTGGTTCATCTTCATTAAAGAACCAGTACCTTAGATAATCGTCCAAGATAATTCCAAATGCACATACCGGCAAAAAGAGTAATGCAAACTGCCAAGAAGTCTGTCCGAGAATATTTCCAGGAAGATTACTATAATCCCAAATTCCAAGACCGAGCCATAAGTTTAAAACACATCCTGTCAAAAATTCTGCTATTAGTACAAATGCTTCAGATTTTGCTAATTGCTTCCAAAACGGATAATCCCATGAAGTTCTTTCATTTTGTAACCCACAATAAATGAAACATATTCCACCAAGAATAAACATACTTAAATAGCTATATCCTCTAAACATGACTTCTATGTAATAATAGATAGAACCACCCATGTAAAACAAAAATAAATATTTAGCCCATGGCTTTAATTTATTCATTTATATCACGCCTTTTTAGATGATTTTTCTGTAGCTGCATCTTTTATATTATCTGTGCCATCTGTAGTATTTTCTGTGTCCTTAACATCTGTCTTAGTTTCTGGTACTGCAGTTTCAAGATACTGCTTTACAATGCCTTCCATTACAGCATTTCCCTGTGCAATTACAGTGTCCATATTAGTTTTAATTGTCTGATCTGTAATTTCCTGACCATACTTAACAGCCGCAATCTGTTCTTTAGTATTAAGTCCTCTTACATATGTATTCAAAGCATTACAATAAGATGTCTCTGCAAGAATTAGTTTCTGAATCTCACAGTAAATTTTAATAATATCCTGGTAAGAATATACCTTACACTGAGAACCGTCAGCATGATATGGAAGTGAATATTTAGTTGCCATAGCTACATCTGATAAAGTTTTGATGTTTGCCTGATCATCACCTGTAGCAGAGAAGTGCTCTGTTCCATAACTTGTCTCTACATCAGTACCGGCATAAATTTTATCCTGGCATTCTGCACCATACTGTTTAATTTTGTATGCTCTGTACTCTTCAAGAGACATGCTTGATTCGTCAACAGTATCTTCACCCATAGCAGCTTCAATAGATTTGATTTTTTCATTGAGATCAACAGCCTTGAGACGAACGGTAATTACAGGTTTCATGTTGTTCTCTTCATCCAGATAAAAGTTATATTTTATGGTAGAAGATTCAACGCCACAATAATTGGATACGGATTTAATCACCAGTCCATACTGATCCATAACAATAATAGATTTTGCATTATTAAAGAGGTCTACAATTGCTTTTTCGTCCTCAGACATGACCGTTACATAAAATGGATCATAGGAAATTTCACAATACTTAAGTACCTGGTCATCAACTTTAATTTTTCCTAAAATAATCATAATATATTGCTCCTTTCAAATTTTGAGTAAAAAAAATAAAAGGTCACTCAATTAAAAGTGACCTTAGTTGCACATATTTAGTTTTTGTTTGAGCCGTTTGTTTTCTTGTTCAAGTATAGTTACTTTAGAATTTAATTCTTGCATTCCTTTTACAACATAAGCAAGCATCTGTAAATTGTTGACAGATTTATAATCTGGATGTCCATCAACCTCTCCGCCTCCATCAATAAGATTAGGGTCGAGCTGTTCGAGTTCGTCTGCTATAAAGCCAATCTTGTATTTCTTATGAGAATCTTTTCTTTCAAAAGAACGAATTTTCATTGATTCTATAACTTTTGTAGCATCTTCTACTTCGGTGTCTCTTATATTGCCTTTCAGTCGAATATCGGAAAGAGCTGTACTACATACTCTTCCGAGGCTGAACCATTTCCATGAGCCATCAAGTCTGGTTTGAATCCAAATTGATCCTTGATATGAGTCTCCATTATAAATAAATGCTCTGTTTCCGGCAACTTGCCCTCCAAGATAAACTCCTACCGCAGTCGGTGATTCATAACTACCTACGTTAAAACCAACATAAATATTTCCAAAATTACCATCAAGTGCTAATGGAATTTTCCCAGTTTTTGCATCATAAAAACCAAAGAAATTTTCATCGCCTGTACCTGTTGCAGCGCCAAAGCGCCAATCTATAGTTCCTCTATTAGATTGATATTCAAAATAAGTATTTATTAAATTACTACTTTGAATATATCCGACTGCATCTATATGACCACTAACTGAAGCATTAACACAATTAACCGTATCAATATATGCATTACTAAAATACCATGAACTTGTACCTATTCCGCAATGTCCTGCACCGGCTCCGCCAGACTGATACGGTATAAGACCAGCTGTTGTAGTACGTATCCAGTCTGATGTATTACCATCTGGTCTTGTCATACCATAGTAACCGTTTGCTGATACTGCACCAAGTTTTGCTCCTAACTTCGTATTTATTTCTGTTTCTGTATAGTAACGATCATCATGTGTATGTGACGATGGAGTATAATTAGATGGTTTACCACTTACGTTTCCCCATGCTACGGAACCGGCAGAACCAGCGCTTGTAGCATATTTTACAGATTGAGATCCAATTGTTGCAGAAGTAATGATAGTTCCTTCTTGCACTGGTAAATACACTGTTGTAGCCGAATTGTTTCCGGCATTATAATTTGTGTTAGAAGTATAGCTAAATGCTAAATTATCATTTGACGCTAAGTTGCCAATTGTCCAATATCCATTTGGTGTAGCTTGACCAACCACAGGATTCCATGAATCTTTACCAGTTGCAGTACCACGAACTGCTACATTATTTCTAGCTGATATCCAACTTCCTCCACTACTACGTATTATACTACCTGTAATTGTGCCTCCAGATAAAGGTATATATGCGTGTGTATGTGAAGCCGGTGTGAAAGTAGAGGGTTTACTGGTTATTTCACTCCAACTATATGAAGGTTTTGAGCTTGCTTTAGCCCAAGAGTATACATCACTAGCAGGACGAGAGTTAGATAGACGTGAATCATTACCTGCACAAGCTGTATTTGCTGCTGTACCAAGAGGTCTCCATGTATTTGTATCTGTAAATTTAGCACCAGATGGAACATCGGAATTTACAGTATGACCATTAACTTTAGATGCATTGGATGCAGTAGCTGCGTTACCAGTACAAGAACCTGCAGATCCTGTAATATTAATACCCCAGGTACCACTTGCGCCACTACCAGTTTTTGATGGTGAGTAATTATTATAATTGGACGAATCTAATAATGTCGTCCAATTTCCCCAAGTGCCGTTATTTTGTGAACGAATATATGAATGTGGAGAACTTCCATTACTTATAGCAAATTGTGTATCCCAACCACCATTATTACCCCAATTCATTTGAAGAACATTTGAATCTTCTGGTGGCTTACCTGTCTTGGTAGATGATGTTGCTACAAAATGAAACATTGCCCCAGTTCCGTTGGTTGATGTGCTAAAATTAATATTTGCAGGACGACCACCATATAACGTTAAATAACTATGATTATGACTTGAAGGAGCAAATGTTGATGGTTTTCCTGTGATACCGCTCCAAGGAACAGATGATGCAGCAGTAACAGTATCGCTTGTAAATGCAAGTTTTCTCCAAGAACCCCAATTACTAGAATCAAATACACGAATATAAATTTCTCCACTCGTCACAGTAAATTGTTGATAACGCCATCCACTTGCATTACGACCTACATATAATTCAAATGCAGCAGATGCAACTGGAATATTTGTACAAGTATTGCCTCCACCAGCATAATACCATCTTCCTTCAGTTTGTAATGTATTTAAATCTGTGTTGGTAAGAGCAGTATAAACAACAGTATTAGAACTTCCAGAAGATCCTGCGTACTTAACGCTTTTATTTGCATCAGCTGTGTTATCTACATTTCCAAGACCCACTTCTGATTTAGTATAAGACGGTTTACTACTAGCCTTAGCCCATCCATATACGTCACTTGCCGGTAAACTCGTAGGAAAATCTGTTATATCTGATTTCTTGTGCGTATGTGCTTTAGGTCCAAATATCCCAAAAGCTTTTTTTACTGCGGCTGGTGTAACACCCATAGTATTATCGTCTGCATTATATGTTGTACATTCGCCAGACGTATAAGCTTGTTTGTGCGAAGCCGCTGCATAACTCCCCTTAGCCTGGTACTTATCGGCAAGAGTCTTACCGCCCTCATAAATCAAGTCAGAAGCAATACCACCAGAAGCTTTAATAGCAACAGCAGTACCATTAAGTGGATCTGAATACGTACCATTGGAAAATTTTACCTCCTGAATGAATTGAACATGAGTATGACCAGTATCAGATTTACCAGAAAGCAAAGAATCTACCTCATTTTTTCTGTAATAGAGTGAATCGTGATTATGGTCTGTGGGTGGGAATAAAGTGGGCTTATCGGTAATATTTTTCCACGATACGGCTCCTGCCGATGTTGCGTACTTAACTGATTTATTTATATCTGCCGTGTTATCTACATTACCAAGTCCAACCTCATCTTTTTTGTGAGTATGAGATTTTGCTGCAAAAATTCCTATATCTGAAAAGGCTGCTGATCCAAGACCAGCAACCTCAATATTGTCCGTAGTTATATTATTTACTTTAATTTTAATTGTTCCATTTTTTGTTCCAGATGAAAGAGTAATAGTCTGAACTGCGCTATCAGCCTTGGCTCCTTGAGCAGCTGTAGCAAATTTATTTGATTCTGTAAAAGCTGTGCTAGTCAAACCGTGAACTTTTGCATTTGATGCAATATTGTCCACTTTTAACGTGATTTCACCATTGTTTGTTCCCTCTGAAATAGCAATAGTACGTGGTGGTTTTGCCAATAAAACGAATTTTTTATCGGTATCGTTCCACCTGTAAATTGCATTAGTTGAAGTGTCAATATAAATATTATTTTCGTCTCCAGTTTCCGGAAACAAACTGAAAGAGGCTCTAGGAATAATTACTTTATGCTGCGCTATACACAACTTCATATATGTCACAAGATCTGTTAATCCTGATAAATTTAAAAATTGCTCTTTCATAATTTTAATTCACCCCTTTCTTAATTGATGAGTTGTTTTTTAGTAATATTATATTATATATTTTTTATGGTCGTGTTTTACATTTTCTTGGGAGATATGAGCATATATCATAGTTGTATCAAGCTTTTCGTGTCCTAAGATTCTTTGAACATCAGTAATATTTGCACCTCTACTTAAAAAATCAGATGCGAAAGTATGACGAAGTAAATGACAGTGTAAACGTCTTTCTAACCCTGCTTTTTCACCAAGTTTTCTTACTCTTGTTTGAATTCCAACTACTTTCATTCCAGTAAATGGTTTTGCATCTAAAACAAAAACGGAGGGGAATTTCCCCTCCTTTATAATAATCATTCAGTTACTTTAAAAAGAGCCTGAATCTTTTCAGATGGAATAGCTTCGTAGCCATCGCCAATAAGTCCCTGTAAAGCTGTAATATCAGTTGCATTCTTTGCAATCTTTGGTTTCTCAACTGCAAGGTCGTCTTCAAGAGCTTTAATTTTGCCTTCTGCGGTTTCAACTCTAGTCTTAACACCGTTGATAGCTTCTGTATTGGCTGTGTCGGCTGCTTCAAGAGTAGGAATTTTCTTCTCAATAGCATCTACTCTACCTACGCAAGCTTTCAGAGCCTCAGCTGTTGCATACTGAGAGAGATCAGAATCAGCAAGAGCTTTAGATACGTACTCAGCAATGTAGCTTACAATATCTTTAGAGGTTGCTGTGTCAGGTAAGGTACCAATCAAAGTTTTCAGATTAGCAATATCTGTTTTGTTTGTATTAATCTGGCTGTTCATTGTAGCAGCATCTGATGTATGATTTGTGATCCAATCAGAAATTTCTTTCAGAGTATCATAAGCTTCTGGAGCCTCTGCTACGATTTTAGCTACAGCATCGGAAACGGCTTTCTTTACAGAACCATCGCCTGTTCCGTTCAGGGTATCAATAGCTCCTTTGTTTGCTGCGATGTCTGCTTTAATCTGCTTGTCATCGTAAGCACCGGCAGTAACAACTTCTTTAATGTAGTCAACTACGTTCTTAGCTGTTGCATCGGCTGGAATAGTACCAACTACACCTAACACCTCTGCTTTTGCAGTATCTGCAGCACCAGCAGCATCAAAGTCTGTAACAGATTTTCCGGAATCTACCAAATTACCATCTTTGCTAAGACTTGGAATATTACCCTCTACTGCGTTCTTAACTTTATCTATTTTTGTCAGTGGCTGTGGAAGACTCAGTGTAAATACGGCATCTTCGATTGTTACTGGTGCAGTTTTAGTATAAAAGTAAATTGTGTATCCATCCTCAGACTGGGATACAGTTTTAATGGAGTTTGCTACAGCATCGGAAATCTTTTTATCAATCTGCACATTGTGAAGATTCAAGAACTCCTGAAGATTATTAATTGTCATGAATTGTAATTTTCCAGCCATTATATTTGTTCCTCCTTGGAAATTTAGTTAAATATGTTTGCAATATCAGCAGATTCAAGTCCACCGATTTTTTTATCTAAAGCTTCGTCTATTTTCTTATCAACAAGATCTGATACAGTCAGCTCAAGCTGTTCCTGAATGAATTGTTTTGCAGAATCCGCAGACATAAAATTCTGATCATTTACCCATTTTTCAGTTACATATTTGTCCGTTACGTAATCACCATCTTGTTGGATAAAGTAGAGAAGTATAGAATTGCCTTGGAATTGAGTAATAGATGTGCCGTGAGTATCTTCATCATGTGAAACTAAAAAGAACACTTCATCTGCAGAAGAGTGAACGGTGGTGCTATTACCACCAATAATAAATTGACCCTTGATTTTATAAATTCCATCATCAAGAGTCGAAATTGTGACCGGTACTGTAAGAGATCCGATCAAATATTCAATTGGTTTATCTGTGAGCTTTCTATAAGACAGACTGTTAATATAATCTACAACAGTTTGCTTATCTTCGAGATTTCCAATAATATTATCTAATATAGTAGATAGCTCTGAGGATTTTATATAACTATCAAGCCCGATTTGTCGTTTTACTTCATCAACAATATGGTCCTTGTCCTCGTCTGTCATGGATAGATCATAAGAGAAGAGTAATTTCTTTTCATTAAAAAACTGAAGATTTGATCCAGAAAATCTTACGTCAGTAATTTGTTTATCACCTTTTGTATATCTGATCTCATTATCTTCAGTCATCCATGCAATTACATTTCCGTCTTCTATATAGCAAAGCCCTGGATATTTTAAGATACCTCGCTGAATTGCTTTTTCAGCAATCGCTTTTGTTGAGGCAGTAAAAAATACTGGTAATTTTGCCATGTTAATCTACCTCGTGTAATTTTGCGTCTATTTCTTCGTATTCTAATCGTGAAATAGGATCAATTTCGTATATTGTGTTATCAAGTGGGAAATTATACAGCCCTTCAATATGCCAGCCTTTTTTACCGTCAGAAGACAATATAGCCTGTGCAATTTTGATGTCACATAAAATCAGTATTTTATGTTTCTCTTGGTACTGTATATAGTGAATTTTCTTAATGACATCCACAATATCTTGTGTTGTTGAATTGGTTACTTTGTAATACATGTGAGTTGGCTCCCTTCGTTAAAAAGAGAGGTAGGTTGCCCTACCCCTCACAAGTTATACTAAACATTAGAAGAACTCCATTTTCCTGTCCAGGATAAGAATATCCATATGTATCACCTTGTTCATTTACAGAGTAAACCCAGTTAGATACCTGGGCATTTGGTGATCTAGTCCAGTAAGACTCATAAACATCTGGACTTGAAGTTCTTGCCTTCTTTCTTGAATCGTTATCAACATAATATTGAATTGTTGCATTTGTTTCAGAACTATACGGATCACTTCCTGCAGAAGCATCAATATCATATAGTGCTGGTACATAAAAACGACAATTAGATGTTGATATTGTATTCGATTTATTTCCAGTAGAAGAACTAACTTTAACAGGCTTAATCAGTGCTTTCCAGAGTGGTGGTATAGCTTTCGTTATACGAGTGTTCATCCACGTATTAAGCGTAGATTCTGCCCATCCACCGGTATTTGTAGACTTGTTACTATAAGCTTTCTTAGAACCAAGAAGATTTGAAGCAATAAATGTTACATTTGCTCTCTTAGAAGCGACATCTGACAAGTAGTATGCTTTAAATTTAGCTACTTCCATTGGAATCGTTTCATGAATCCATGCTGCAATATCTGAACACTGTTCTTCACCAAGGTCTGAATACCACAGTTTGCACCAGTGGATCTTGCCTTTTGCATAGTTTTCATAAGCACCATCGTCTGCCTTTGAGCATCCAAAAACAAGAGTTGATGTGATTTCGGGAATACGGATTGCCTGAAGAGTAGCAGTAGAGATTGCATTTCCAGACATATTAGAATTGTATACATAGAGCTTTTGACTTCCTGCCTTATGACGAATTACAACAATTTCACGTCCACCGGAGCTTGATGCATTCGCACTATCAGTTCCCCATGATAATTTGTAACTCTGGCTATACCATAAGCGGAATCCGTTAGAACCATCTCCCTGGAAGCATTGTGCCAGAGTAGCACCTGTTGCGTTCTCGTTATCAAATTCAAAGTCAATCGCAAATGTGAAATCCTTATCCTTATCCATAATAGAGATTCCAGTATCAATATGGTTTGTTCCGTCAAATACTGTTGTGGAAGAGATTAATTCTTCTTCCTCAATATCGTTGTAATGGAAGTCAACTCCAAGTGTAAAATCAAATGAGTCTTTCAGTGACAGAACTTTCTGCTCAAGTCCCATTTTCATCATTGCATATAACTCAACCTGAGACAGGTCTTTGAGATCTTTATCATTGAAGTATCCGTCTACATATTCACAGGTGTCAAATACTGCGTTTACAGTTTTATCACCGTTTACATATCCGGACTGGTCCCATCCTTTAAATAAATTGTATTTATAGGCAGCTTCCTCGGCTGTGTATACAGGAGTATCACCCTCGTATTTAACATAAGTTCCATATGGGGCTACAGTTTCCTGTAAGGTTAAACCTTTAGAGTTATACTTTACGGTATAATTTCTGATTGTACTTGTATAAACTGCGTTGATAACTCTATCCGCAAAGATTTTATCTGAGAGAACAGTGTCCCAACCCTTAAATGTAAAATCATTTTCAATGGTACTTTGTTTTATAGGTATAGCTATAGGATCATCCTGACGAGTTGTAGGATCTACAGCGCATGAGCCTTTATCAACATACTGAATATCTAACACAGTTTTGTTGGAATCGTCATTTAAAAATGAAACTTTGAACTGTGCAATCATAGAATCATATGTTATTGTAAGATTCGTCCAGATACCTGGCTCGTCATCAGTTCCAACAAAGTCTTTATACTCCTGTTGACGCATAACTGGAATGTGAATAGTTCCTGTTAATACAGACTGGTCAATGGTAATACCATTTTCGTCAATACCACCAAGCTTTGCTAATTTCTTTAAAAGATCAGTATTTTCAAGATTCCAGTCAATACCTGTGATACTTACGGTCTTAAGTGTTGAAATAGTAGTTTTTATAATTTCAAGTGCATCCACAATAGAATTCTGGCAAACAAATGTCTGCAGATTATCATAAGATGCTACATTAAGATTTGTAAGGTCTTTCAGATTTTTAAACGTAAGAGTATTAATTGTTGCAGGTAAATATGCATTCTTAATCTTACCGTGATTAGCAAGCAGGAAAGAAGTAATAGCAGTATTCTGTGCGTAAAGATTAATAAGATTCTCACATGCAGAAAGATTTACAGATCCTGTTAAATTTGGACAGTTCTTAATATTAAGAGTCTCAAGAAGTGTATTGTTACCCATATTAAGAGTGGTTAAGAACGTATTCTGATAGCCACTTGTTTCGTTGCCAATGATAAGAGTTTTAAGCTTTGATGCCTTAGAGAAGTCATTATCGTGGATATAACAAGCAGATAAATCATTCAATGCCTGAATCCTTGACGCACAATAAATAAGGATAGCAGTATCATCCATATTAATTAAGTTAGTTGTAATTTCATATTCCTGTCCAGCTTTTGCACGAATCTGAGTTGTTTCCGGTGAATTACCGTAAAGTACAGAAATATACATGTCTGAGTATGGAACAATTCTTAATGTATAATCTGGTTTTACAACAGCTGTTTTAGGAGTATTACAACGGAACATAATCTGGTCAGACTTAATATCAGTGTGAAGGAATTTTGTTCCCATATACGCATGTTGATCACGTTCCCACTGCCTACGCTGATATTTTTTACGTCCGTTCATCATTTCTTTAAGGAATCTGTCTGACTTTGTTACTTCAGTTTTTCCTGGAAAGATAACACCTTGATATGTACGAATATATAATCTTTCGTAATGAAGTCTCCATAATTCCTCTGGAAATTGATTCTGCCAAGCATCGAATTCATTAATGAAATGAATATCACTCCAACAGTTTGAATCTACAGACTGATATAAAGAAGCAAGTTGCTTCGGCATTAAGTCACGAATTCTACACCACAATACAGATTCTGCAGCGTTAAAGATGTATCCAGAGCTTGGATCACCATCTGTTTTATAATCGGTATCCTCTTTTCCGTAAGACATTGTAAGCTCGCCACTGTTATTTATTCCGATAGCCGAATCATTATCGTAATCCCATAAGTCATATCTATAACCGTCATGGATTGCAGCGGCTGCATTATCTATTGTGTAATAGGCAGCCTTATCACCAAGGGTAGAAGCTTCCGCCTGAGAAATATAATGTTTTGCCCAATGTGGGAAAATGTTCTTAGCTCTGTTGTCAATCATCGTATATCTAGTTGTAAACAAATACATATACAAGAAAGAGTTTAAAACAACCCAGTCTCCCAAATGTGCAACAAAATCCTCGTTAGAAGATGTGATTACAAATTCATAAAAGTCTCTCCAATTCTGTTTATTTTGTTTACGAATCTTTTCTTTTGCTTCGTCACTAGAAATTGAAGATCCATCTTTTGAATCTCCACAACAGTCATATCTAAATTCAAAAGAGTCATCCCAGTTATTATAAAGATTGTCGTATGCTGTATTACCAGCTTTCCATTCGTCTTTAGAAATAGGATATTTTATCGTTCCATCAGAATTTGCAACACCGGTTTGGAACGCAGAGTTTGGAAGTGTATTGTCACTAATTTCAATACAACATTCATTCATATCATCTGGGTCATAAGCTCTTGTTATGTCAGTTTTCTTTGAATCACCCATATTGCCGAGTGAGTAGAAGTGCCATTCTGTATCATTAAACTCTCTATGGGTAGAAATATCCTGATCGCTTTCTTTTACAAAAATAATACAGTTTACAAACTCCATTGAGTTTTTAATCTTTTTATCCCTACGAGATGCAGGAGTAGAATATGGCAGATAATCATTATATCTTTTCTGAAGAAGTGCGTTATTTGCCATTTCAGAAGAAGCCACATTTACTTTAAAATTCAGCCAGTTATTAGGAACGGAGTTTCGAGTAAGAGATATCTTACCATCACCCTCTGTATATTCGGTTCCATCGCCAAGAACAAGTTTTGTTTTATAATTTGGATCAAGATCAATTTTACTATTTACCTTATGAATTCCATCAAAACAGCAAATAACATCAATGTTTCTTGCTGCAAAACCATATTCATTAGAGGTAGTGCCCTGTCCAGCGTGACAGGCGTTAGTAAATTTCCAGTTATCAAATTTTGGATCGCCATTTACATAAACACATTCCATGGAAGTATTTAGCACAAAATCCTTCTTATCATTTGTAAAATGTGGCGCTTCAATCTTAATAACTCTTAAATCAGGACATGCTTTTGCAACCGAATCCGGTGTAAGAGCATTGTTTTCGTTATAAATCTGATTTCGATTATATCTATCAATCATATCATCTGAATCTCTTGCATCTGCAATGAAGTTAGATAATACGTCAGAATCTGTTAGAGCTGCACTATAAGCTTTTATCCTGTAAATCAACACATCACAGTCTGGAGATCCGATAGAAATTGGAGCAGGAGTGTACTGATGTAATCTATGTGAATTATCATAAATAATAGGTCTGCCACCAACACCATCTTCATATGTCATGATAATAGATGTTGCTGTTGTACTTTTAGTATCAATTGAGTTAATATTATATTCATACTCAATAATATCCTCTTCGGAATATGGAAAATAAAGATCATCTGTAGAAGTGTAAATGTTCGCCTCGTGGACATTCATTTCAAGACCAATATTAGAATCATCTGAGCCATCAAGACATGATAAAAAAGTAGCTGAAGCATTTCTTACATTCTTAGTTTTAAAAATAATCTTAAATTCAGCACCAGTCTGCTTTGGGTCTTTGGCAAACAAATTGTAGCTGATAGAAGCAGTAGTACCTGCTTTTACACAGAAATACTGATTTCCCTCCTCATCAATCTGATAACCGCCATTGTCCCAATCAAAGTTGTCTGATACTGTTAAGGCAACTTCCGGATGATTTTTATCACTCCAAAGTCTGTTCTCGTCACCATTAGATAAACCAACTGGATTAAAGTCGAACGCAAGATTTGCAGTAATTGGATTTACATCTATATCAAGTTTTTCAATATGTGCGGTAAGAATTTTTGTGATTTTCTGACATGAGATAGTAAGATTTTTCTGACCAATTTCAGAAGACTTGAAACTCCAAATTTGTGCGGTTCTATCTACAGTTAATGTAGAAACTGTTTTTCCATCAATAGACAACTTAACGGTAGCAGGATTATGAGCTGGGTCATAAACAACATATTTAATACTTGTAGCCTGATATTGTTTTGCAGTAAATTCTTGCTGTGAGCATCCGATAATAGGAGTTCTGTTTGCCGGATCAACACACACAATATCCTTGTAAATAGTAGAAGAAGTAATATCTTTATTATTTACTGTTGCTGTCATATATACTTTAAGGAAATGAGCACCATGTTCCTGTTTTGGAATATTGTATGATATAATACGACCGGAAGCCTGTGTTGTTACGGATTCTAATTCCTGTCCATCCAAGATAAAATGAATGGTCTTATTTACATTACCATAAGGTGTATATCTAAATACTACGTCTGTATCAGTGTAAATCAGTGTATCATCAAATGTACTTTCAAGCTTAAATTCTACAATAGTAACAGTCCAAGTTTTATATGACATTGTTCCAAAGCTATCCGTGATACTAACTCTAATCTGATTAGAGCCTACTGATAAATACTCTGTTAAATCAACCTTATTTGTTCCCTGAGAAGCAGTGGTTGTTGATACAATTGTATTTCCAACTTTCCAAATTGCTGTACCATCACCAGTTGTATCGCCAGTATTATCAACAGAGCTAAATGTGTATTCGATTTCTGCTTTATCTCCAAGTAAGAAGATTGCATCTGCAGGGGTTACACGTTCAATCGTGATAGTTGAAGTATCAGATCCGCCACCACCTCCGCTTTGGATTGTAAATGTTTTAAGAACTTCTCCATTTTTCATCCAACTAAATGTACTACCAACATAATCTACATCATACTCAGATGCAGCTGGATTCTTTTTAATTTCATCAATATCAGACTGAATATTGGTAATGTCACCGTTGATCGTGTTAAACTGCGAATCATAGTCGGCAATATTCTGCTTTAAAATATCCGCTGTATTTTTTGCCTCAGAAGCAGTAGAACGAATTACTTCATCGGCTTTTTCAAGTTCTGTTGTCTTTGTTTTTAACGCTGTAATATCAGAAGTATTTGTTTCAACCTTTTTAGAAAGGTCAGTTACTGAAGATTCCACAGCGTTTACCTTTTCTGATACAGGACTGATTTTTGTATCAACTCCTGTATTAATTTCCTCTTTTAGAGCAGCTGTCCACTGTGCAGACGGTTCAATAGAGCTAAGTTCCACAGACTGAATTTCTGTTTCGCCATTTTTAAAAGTAAGCTTACCCTTACCGCCTTCAACGGCATAAGTAACATTTAAGTTTGATAAACTGTTAATTGTGATAGTTGTCAGAACAACAGTACCATCTTTAAATACAAGTCTTCCAGTTGTGTTATCATATTCGACCTTAAGATTTTTTAAGCTATCAATATTACTGATTGCATCATTGAGTGTTTTAACCTTAGTATCAATCTCTGTTTTGTTATAATAATTTTCTGCAAGATTTGCGTTCACATCTACTGTTACAGATTTTTTTACGTCCGCCTTAATAGTATTAACATCTACGGATTCTGCAGAGGCTTTTGCCTGATCAGCATATTTCTTAGCTTCATCAACATGTCCCATTATGGTTGCTACAAATCCTGTGTACCAATCCTTAGACGGTTCAATAATACCGTCATAATTTAACCCTTCAAGAACAGTAAGTCTACCATTTGGTCTTGTTCTCCAAACATATGTATTGCCTTTTTCATTTGTTCCGGTTGCCATAATTTCAAATCTGACATCACCGGCGATAGCAGTAACATTCTGATCAACTAACCAACCAAACGTAATATTTGTTGTACTTGATGCAACATTTACAGCTGTAGATACTTGTCCTTTTTTAGTAGATACATTTTCGTATCTGATTTGAATCAGCATCTTCATCAGGTCAATACCATCCCAATACCTCGGAATACGGAATGGAATATACTGACTATTTGTTTCTTGAACAATATTGATCTGTGAAGAGTCTACTGTTACATTTTTTAATTTATCCACTGTTGAATATGAATTATCATAGTATTCATCATAGATAACATATCGTCCATCTGTGCATAATACATATCCATCGTCAACAACAGCAGTAGTGGCTAAATCAGCCTTTATGGTAGAGATATCACTATCATCGGAAGCTGAATTAGCCAATATTTGTGCTTTTGAATCTTTAAATGACATGTTCTCCCTCCATCTTTTATTTTAATAATTCATCAAGGCTCTGTACGCCTGTAACTTTGTCAATATGTGTAATACCATCTTGAGTGCCATCTGGATCTGTACCTGTAAGTTCTTTTGCAATAGAGTCTGAAAGGTCTGCAATCCCAACACCATCACCTGTATTTCCATTAGCGTTTACAAGAGTCAGTTTCTTTGCTTCTGAATCAAGTTTCATATCAATTGGCATATTGTCATAAGTTGCCTGACCAAGTTTCTTAATATCTTCAGCAGTTGCCATAAGTGCAAGAATTCTCTGGTCAAGTTCAGTTAACATTTCACTTGGTTCATAACTATCAAACTGTGCTAATTTTGTAATGTGGATAAGTCCAGATTCAGTTTTTCGAACATAAGAAGTGGTAGTATCAGATTCTTCATCATGAACAAGTTTTAAGAAAGTAAATGATACCTCGATATCACCTGGTTCTGCAGAGATATTGGCTGTCACAGGGATAGTATATAAAATATGACTCTCATCAGTTGTTGTATCTGCAATGAGCTGAGTCATCTTAATTTTCTTTGTAACCGGAAGAACATATTTCATATAAGCAGTAGTATCTGTCATATCAATTTGTTCTTTATAAAGTTTATTAATAATAATCTGGATAGAGTTCACGCAATTACTTTTCTCCATCAGACTTTCTTTTACTGTAGTAATAACATTATTGTCATCTGTAATTCTAAGAGTGTACATTTTACACCACCTTTCTAACAATAATAACAAATATATAATTTACGAAATAATAGCCATCCAACTAACTGTCAGTTTTTTATCAACCCCATTTTCATTGTTATAAATACAAATAGTGGCACCAGTTTGACTTTTATTTGTTATTGAAACGGCATAGTTTTGGGGATCTGTTTGATTAGTTGTCGCGAATACGACTGGAATAGATTTGAATTTATTTGGAAATGTTAAAGTATAAGTTTTTGCGCCAGCTATAGATCCAGTTGTAAATTCAAAAGAACCAACCTGATAACTGACTACAAAATCTACATTATTTATATAATAATAATCTGATGGTTTTTGTCTTTGTTTTAGTGGAATACGAATCTGTGCGACTGTTTCAGAAGTGCTATTTGATTCAGATATATAAATATATCCAATAAGAGGGTATGGCTCTTGAAGCAATGAGTTTGGGACATCTACATAAAATTTATTATTTTTCAAAGATGATTTAACCTGAAGTGCTTCTTCACTCATTCTATTGCACCAATGAATCACAGGCGGAGAAGTCAGACCAAATGTTTCAAAACATATGGTCTGTCCTTTATCCCATTGTGTAAGATGATTTATTCTAGTAATACCATCAGATCCATAACAAGCAATATCAATTACGTTGCCCATAAGGACCTCCTTATTTATTCTGCAGCTTTATCATCAACAACTTCTGCATCAACTTTCTCTGTTTCTTCTTTCTTTGACTCTGGCTTTTTAACAAGAAATGTATAGATAATATCGAAGTCTGTCAGTCCTGCATTAGGAGCATCAACATTTTCCAAATCATTAAATTCCTCTTCGGTGAGCTGTGGAATATCAACATCAATTGGACAGAGTAAGATAGGAGTGAACTCTTCCATAAAATTCTTAGTTGCTTCTGCATCATCACGAGGAATAGCGATACCGCCTCCTTCAACTTCTTTTCCATATTTCTGAATTAACTTGTTTTTCTGTTCATCACAATCTTTGATTTCTTCATTAAGCTTGCGAAGAGTGCGGAAGAGGATAAAAGCTGTTTTACCTTTCGCATTGTTAAATTTGTTAACTGCTCCGATAATGTCATAAATTGTTGCGTTTGTTAATTTCATAGTATAAAATCTCCTTTTTGTCGTAATTTTTAATATAAAAAGAGCATTCCTATAACAGGAATGCTCTTAGATGATTTTTATTTAAAACAGTTTGAATTTTACTGTTTTTGATATTTTTGATTTTGTAATCAATTTTTTATATGTTGATTTTGATTTTGGAATCTTTAGTGTAAGTTTAGAAGATTGTGTATTAAATGCTTTTGATCCAATTTTTGTTAATTTAGTGGTTCCTATTTTTATTGTTTGAAGCTTTTTACATTTATAAAATGCAGATGCTCCAATTTGAGTAACGTTACTTCCAATGGTAGCTTTTGTTAGCTTAGTACAATTTTTAAATGCATTTTTTGCAATATTTGTGACTGTAAATGTTTTTCCAGCATAAGTTACTTTATTTGGAACAGTAACTTTTTTAATATTTTTAGACGCAGAAGATACAAGTGTTGCTGTATTATTGCTTAAATTAAATTTATAATTGTAAGCACCAACCTTATATACTTTATTCTGGTTAATGGTTGTTCCTATAGATACAAATTTAATTTTATTTTTCTTTGCATATTTTTCTGCATATGATCCAGAATATCCACGAATAGTAATTTTATTTTTGTCTGCAAATGCTTTAGGATCTATATATGTTACAGATGCAGGTATTGTACATTCAGAAAGATTAGGGCATCTTGTAAACATATAGTTTGTAATTGCCTTATTTCCATCACGAACAATTACACTTTTTGCAATATCAGAAAAGTACATTGTATATTCAAAATTTATTTGTTTCTTTTCTCTAATGTCTACAAATGTAGTAAAGGTTTCTGGACAATTGATCACTTGATACACGTTGTCTGCAAGATTAAAATCTTGAGGTAATGAATAATATTCAACTTGTGGAGAACTTCCAAATATAAAGTTAAAACTTCCAATTTGCAATGTTGATGAATGATTTTCTATAATATTAAGTCCAAGTGCACTAAAAAATCTATCTGGTATTTTAGATATTCCATTTGAAATTATGACCTTTGATGATCCAAAATTAATAATCATTTTTGCTTCTTCTGATAATGTGGATTTTTCATATAAATTTCCATATCCATCGAGATGCAGTGTGTATTTTCGATTTCCTAAATCTTCTACATATGCATAACAATTATCACCAACTTGAACTCTTTTTCCAATAACTGACGATGCATCAATAGCATATGTATTGACCGGCAATTGAAAAATAAGAAAAAGCATAAGAAAAACAAATAACAAATTCTTTTTCATACAATACCTCCATAAAATATTTTATCAATATCATATGATATTTATAAAGGTATTGCAATAATAAAAATATACAATTAATTATTATTTACTTTGTATAGTTTTTTTAAAGAATCCAACTCATTTTTCAATTTGTAATTTTCTTCCTTAAGTTCAGCATACATTTCCTGAATGGATTTTGTAATAAGACTTGTCATATAAAAAGTATCAATTTCATAATATCCATCCTTACTTACCGGTTTCATAACTAATCTTGGGTTTATAGTCTCAAGTTCCTGTGCAATATAACCAATATCTGTATATTCACCAGAGCTTTTCCAATTAAACTCACGATGATTTATTTTAAGTAATTGTTGCAATGCATTAGTAACTTTTGTTGAAGCAATATTATTTTTTAAACGTGCATCTGATGTTGTTACTTTTATAGTGTAATCTTTATATGAATCCGTATTATATAGACCTCTAATCAAAACTTGATTAGTTCCATTTGTACAAATAATAGAAACGTAACTGTTTTCTTTTGCTGTTGAAGTACAAATGGCAGGACGGTAATTTGAAGATTCTGAATTAGTTATCCAACCTTTTACACCACTAGAAGACAGCATTACAGGTGGATCTGATACATATCCATCAGTTCCATACATACAAACCCATGCATTGTTACCTTCGTTATCCAATCCAATTAAAGCTCTATATGTCTTTGCATTACTCGGATCTCCATTTGAAATAACTAAACGTCCATTATTTAATGTGACTCGTGTATTTCCATTTATTGTTGAAATACTTGAATTATCTCCACTAGCAGTAATACTTCCGGTAATATCAGCATTAGAGCAATGCATAGAACCATCCATATTTACATAGAAGTTCTCATTTCCTGCCCATAATGTGTGGTCAGTTCCACCATTAACAGAAAAGCCACAACTATATCCCAGCAAACTGCTTCCAACGGCACCATACATATGATTGTATAATCGTCCGTTTTCAATTTTATAACCACCAATTTTACCAGAGGATGCAGTAATATCTCCTGATATCGTTGCACCAGTTGCATTTAAAACTCCATCAGAAGAGACTACAAATTTGTCTGATATGCTTAATCCAGAAATACCAAAGTATGCACCTCCAGATGTATTGTAGCCTTGATTCTTAGACAATGCATCAGAAGTAATAGTCCAACCTGCAATAGTTCCTGCTGTATTTGCAATAAGTTTATCTGCTGTAATTTCTCCTGTAAAACTTCCTGTAGCAGCACTAAGCTTTCCAGAGAATGTGCCTGTTGCAGCCTTTAGTTCTCCTGTAAAACTTCCTGTAGCAGCTTTTAGTTCGCCAGCAAAAGTACCATTTTGAGCATATATTGTTCCTGAAATATAGGCATTGTCTGCAATCAACAACCCATTTGTACTAACTTTAAAATACCCTTTTGCACCATCTGGTGCAGTTAAGTCAGACGATATAGTCCCAATTTCACCATCTTTACTAATATAAATACCAAGATCAGGGGAATCAGAAAGATTCTTATATGGAATTGTTACACTTGAACCAAGCGTTAAACTATTTGCTACAACATCTCCTGTAAAACTTCCTGACTGTGCATAAATAGTTCCATATACCACTGCATTTTGAGCGACCATCAGCCCTTCTTTATTTACACAAAAATACCCTTTTGCATCAGTTGGTAAAGGTCTTGAAGAATCATAATTTCCAATACTACCATTTTCCGAGACTATAAAAGCAAGTCCTTCTTTTTTCATATCAACAGTAGTAGTGTAATCTTTTAATTTTCCCTCAAGATTATTAGTTGTAACATAATCTTTCAATCCAGATATGTTTCCGGTTTCAATATTTACCCCAGGACCAAGAGTAAGACTCGTTGCTATAATATCACCGCGAACAGTCAGTTTTGATCCGTCCCAAGCCATTAATCCGCTTTCAGAACTATTCTTTATTGTTAAATATTCTCTGATTTTTAATATTTCATTACTTATACTAATGTACTCATTATCATAAGCATTAAATTTTGAAATCAATTTTTCATCTGATAGTTCGAGTAATTTAGAAGGAGCTTCTTTATCCTTATTTATCTTGTCATTAACATCCAACCAGATAATATAATAATACATGGATGTGATAAGATCTTTAAGTGTTTTCTTTTGTTCATCCTCCAGAACATCGCCCAAACCATTTGAGTAAGGTTCCAATTCTTCAATTTTATTTTTTAATTGTGCCTGACTTAGTGATGTAGGAGTAAAATTCATAGCAAGTTTAAATTTTAGACTTTCACCAGACGTACCTTTTGTTCCATCTAAATCTAATGCAAGTTGATTCTGTATATCAGAAATTGTTTGCGCCTCAACATCAGAAGTAGTTACTGAATCCCATGAACCAATGTAAGTATCAATTAAGTTTTTATTTTTAATTACTTCATCTGTTGTATTAGTTTTTCCATAAAATGCAAATGTACCATCATGTAAATTGATCCACCCATTAATGCCTCTAAGATCGTCTGCTGTAATTTCTGATGCAGAAATTGACTGTGCCATAATCTCATCAGCAGTAATTGTATGTGCTGCTATATTTTTTCCGTTAAAGAAATATTTGTCATAATCCTCTGCAGAAATTTTTGTTGCTTCCGGTTTTCCAAGAAAATCATTAAATGTATACATGATAGAATCTTCTGTTCCACGAAGTATCAATCTGTCTACTGACAATGTGCCTACTTGTGCCCGGTTCATATTTACATCAAGCGCAAGTACGTTAAAAAACTCGCCATTTTTACCTTGTACTGTTTCAAAAAGACCACTTTGAGCCATTAATTGTTGTACGTTTATAGTTTTAGATATTACATCATTAAAAATACCTCGATTAGCACTAATTGTATCAAATACACCATTTGAGACAGCGCCACTAAATGTATTAGAATTAACCAACGCCCTAATCAATGAATCAGACACTTCGATTCCAGAAGTATCAAGTTTACTTTTTACGCTTCCTGCCACTTGACTTTTTGCTGTACTTACACTTTCGTCTAAAAGAGCTGCAAAGTCATCACGTCCACCGTTATAACTAATCATATTGGTAAACTCAATTTGGAAATCATTTTCGATAATACAGGGATTAAAAGTGAGAGATGAGATACGAAGCTTTAAGAAGTATTGATCATTTTTGTCAAATGAAAGATGAACATAATTGCCAATATCAAAATTTCCTTGCCATTCTTTAAATCCAGGAATAGCAAATATATTATCCATTGTAAGATTAAATGAAAGTTGAGGTTGACATACTTTTGAAAGTTCTGTTTGTGCATCTTTTAATAATTCATACTGTGTATTAATTATTTTTTCTGCTGTATCCGTTGATACAATAAGAATATTGTCATTTGTATAATCCGTTTCATTATAAAGCTTATTAAGCGTTACGATTTCATCTTCGGACATAAATAAATCTTTACTTACAGAGTTAGAGATAGTCTTCATACCATTAGATTGCTCATCCATCTTATTCTGCAAATCATCATATTCAGACTGTCTTTCCTTTATTGCATTGGCACATCCTAGTCTATATGGCTTTTCCTGATACTCTAAATATGCGTTACCATCTTTATCGCATCCATATTCATATTTCAAATACTTAAGATATTTATTTCGTGAATCATTATAATTTTCTTTTGAAAGATGTGTTTCTAATTGCTGATCCTTAGATAGATTTTCCCATTCGGTAGAATACTTTGCCAAAATTTCAATGTTTTGCTTATAAGTTTTCTCTTTTGTTTTTAGCTCTGCAAGTCCAAATAAATCCCAGTTTGTATTCCATTCCTCTAATAAATCATCAAGGTTATTTTCTTCTTTCTCTGTTTCCGTAACACTTGCTTGCTTATATTTAATTGTCTGGTCAATAATTTCAAGAATACCCTGATATGCAATATAATCCTGTTCGGCACCTTTATTAAGCCATTTTTGACTCTTAGAATCCCAGTAATCCTCGATTTTCTTCAAGGCTTCCATATATCCAGTGTATTTTTTCTTGATAGTTCCCAGTTCCTTAACAGTAAACTGCTTCCAATTATTATTTAAACCATCATTTGGAACACGGTTATTTACTTCATCACGTTTTTCCATCAATATATTGTACTGACGATTGTAGTACATATATTTCTTACGTGCTTTCTCAATTGCTTTTAGCCATTTATTATAATGGTCAACTAAATCATCACTTACATGGTGTTTTGTGTTGAGATAATAAGATAAATCTTCAATAGTAGAAGTCCCAAAGTTTACTGCATCAATTGTAAGATCATCAGCTCCACGAACATCAAACCTTGTAAGGATATTATTTTCTTGCGCAGGAGAGTAGTTCAATTCTTGAATTAGATTTCTATAAGATATGAATACATTAGAATCTTTTCCATAAGTATCTACATCACGAACATTGATTTCTCTTTTTATAATATCAAACTCAAATATACACTCAAATTTCTTTGATACATCTTGAGTCAAAAAAGCATATACACTTTTACTGTCTATATCAAATGTTCTTTTTGATGCAGAAGTTACTGTTTTTGTAGTAACCGATCCATCTTCATTAACTGTAGGCTCTTCGATTGTTGTAATCGCAACAGTCTGATCTACTATTCTGATTTTCCATCCAGATACTTTACTAAGAGCTATATCAAGTAATGATAAATTAGGATTATTTTTATCATACAAGGTAATGCTCTTCTTCGCAATCTTAACACCTTCATCTGTTTCTTCTACATTTCCAGGTGCTAAATATTCATAGCTATCTGTTTCACCTGTATTAATCTTAAAGTTTTTTAGGGTTTTTAATGCAAGTTCGCATTCGCATGATTGTGCAGATACTGATTTATATTCATCAAATCCATCATTTGAAACTTCCGGATAGGACATACGAAAATATCCAATTCCATCAACAAATATGTACATTGCCTCGTCAAGCATGTCATATCCATTAGATTCTTCACCGTTCACATATCTATGCACATCAAACTGGATAGTATCAAAATTATTAAGCTGTTTCGTATAACTGACAGATTGAAGATCAATTCCATTCAATTCACAGATTATTGTATTATCTGTTTTGCATAAATAAAAACGAGCCGGTTCAGCAAGCCCAAAATAGTCGTAATTAAAATTCATTAATAGGCACCTACCTTTCTTGGGCATCTGAATGTCATTTTAATACTGCATCCACCTGTTATTTTAAATTTGTTTACACCAGGAACTAACCTAACCCAATATAATCCCAAACTACCATTATCTAAATTTGTAAGGTTGTCAGATGTAAACCCAAGATCGGATAATTGAACCGGAATATTCTTTTTCTTTGTATTACTGTAATAATAAATTTTATGATTTTTTGAATCTATATAAAGTGGATTTGTGTAATCAATTGCATTTGGAATTGTAAGAGTAAGACTATGACTTAACAAATCATCAGTAGAAATTTCGGAATAATTATCAATTGTAATTTGCGTACCTGCATAAGAATAAATTGCTATTAACGGATATGTAAAATCACCAATCTCATCTGTATCATTGTTCACTTCAAATAATTCTGCGTTTTGAATTGTCACCTCAACATTTTTATTGTTTACAGATACATTTTTATCATTTACTGTAAGTAAACAATTCTCTAAGTTGTTATAAGCAAACTCACGCTCGTTACTCCATCCATATGGGGAATCAGCAGTAAATGTATATGTAAGCATTAAAACACCACTGCCATATACGTTAGTTACATCTGTAAAAACTCCATAATAATTAATAGGGTCAAAAGCTTCATCTTCAAAAAATAGAAGAGTAGGTGTACGTGGTCCTGTTAACCAGGCGTTTATATCTCTAACTTCTTCTCTTGAAAAAGCACGATTTTCAGGTTTGGTAATTGTTACTTCAAATGTAAGTACATCTGAATATTTTGTATTATACCAATTTGATACAGATCGTCTGCTTGTAATTTCACCTTTTAAAATTTCTCTTGTTAATCCCATTGGAATTGATTCTGGCTGTTCAGAGGCACAAATATTAACTCCAAAATCATCGGAAGATTTTCCGTTATATGTAAAAGAAGAGCCAAATATAGCCATATTAATCACCTACTTTCTATTCAGACTATTATTGACAAAAATTATTACTTGAATCATAATGGATTTTATATATAGATTTGTTTAAAATATTTCATATAAGTTCACCGGTCTTCTTTTTGTATTTTGCATAAGCAGTAAGATATTCATCCGTATTTCTTATTTGATTTTGTATAATTTTTTTTACAAGATCATTATACCCTTTATCCTTAGCGTTCATTAGATATAATTGGTGCGCTAATATTTCTTGCAGTTTTGGATCTTTATTCATATTATTACCTCTGTTCAAAATTAATAAAAGAGAGCATAGCTGTGACACTATGCCCTCCTGTGTTTATCTGAGACTCTTAAAATCTCTGACTTGCTTTTTGTCATGGTCTCTAAGAACCTGTTTCATAGTTCCGTAAATTTCGGTTTTAAGTGCATCTATATCTTTTGCACCATCGATATAGAAGTTGACTGTCATATCACCAAAAGATTGATTATTTGTGTTGTTAATCGCATTCATAAGTTCCTTATACATCTCGCCAAATTGTGGTTGACTACTCTGTGTGGCAATACCTGCATTATCAATAAGTCTCTTTGTGAAATCTGCTGTAAATACTTTATCGCCCTGATTTAAGAATGTGAGAGTACCGTATTTTCTTGACAGTACGGATTCCATACCATTTTCGTTTACACGGTACATTCCAGACTTAGGCACATAATCAGTTCCGGAAGCATAACCGGTAAACCCTGATAATGTAGAGCTAACCTGCTCATCTGTTAATCCAACATTTTTCAGAATAGTAGAAAGATTATTGAGAACCTGCGCATTACTAAGAGCAGAATTTGAAACTGCTTCATTAATAGCTTTACTCATTTTCTCTACGTTAGAGCTTATGTCGTTAGACCATTTGTCAAAATCATCACTCATATCTGAGGATAATTTATCAAGCGCATCACTTTGCATACTGAAAGCATGGTCTGTCATAGTATCAGAAAGATCTTCTCTTGCATCTGATAATTGTTCCTGGATCTTTGCCAAACGTGCTTTATCTTCAGCGTTTGTTGAACCCTGGAGAGCTGCCGCTTGACGTTCAAGGATCTGAATGTCTTTAGTCTTATCCTTTAAAGTTTTATCGTAATCGTAATAGTCTTTCTTTGCGGAAAGGGCTTCCTTACGCTTAGATATTACTTTATTAAGAGCATCAAGTTCTGCTTGAGCCTGATTTTTGACAAGAGAGAGCATATCATTTTGAAGAGAACTATTTGATGAAATTAAAGAATTATATTTAGACTGAATGTCTTTTATATATTCATCATAAGTCTTTTCGCCAAATTCAGAAGACATATCTTCGCCATTAGCGTATCGTTTTTTCACATCATTTTCTTTTTCAAGAAGCTTTTGTATTTCTTTCTGATTTGCAGAAAACTGATTTCTATTCAACATTACAGAAGTAGCTCCCAATTCTGTAAGTAGTCCAGTATTCTTATCAACTTTCATATCATCAGAGATGATTTCATTTAGTATATCAATACGGTCCTTGAACTGATCAATTTTCTCTATTGCACGATCAAACTGTTCTTCATAATAAACACCAATTTGTTGCTGTTTCAGATTTTCAATACTTGTGTCGTAATCGGTTACAGCTTTTTTTGCTTCTACAATCTCGGATTTCATATTAATCCATTCCTGAGATCCTTCTACAATTGTGCCATTATCAACACCTTCTTGAAATCTTTTCTCAAGCTCATCAACTTTATCCTGTGCAATATTTCTCAGACTTTCAGTATTTGAGATCTTAATCTCATAATCAGAAGAACGCTCATAATTTCCATGAGCATTGTATAAATCAATGTTTGCTTCTTCCATTTCATTATACTTTTCCTGATATCCTAGCAATCCTTCATAATACGTCTTCGCATTATCAAATTTACTTTGAATTGCTTCAACTGTGGCTTTAGCTGCTTCTGTCTGTGATTCCGCTGCATTAGCTGCCGCTGTTGATTCTGCATCTGTGACAATATTTAATTTCTGTTCTGTTTCGGCTGCAGTAGTAACATATTTATTATATGCTGTAAGAGCCTTTTTAAGAGACTTGTCTTTAATCTTGTCGACATTTATTTCCTCGCCAGCTGCTAATTTCTTTTTTTGGTTAGCACTCAATTTACTACCAAACTTTTTCTTAATAGCTTTAGCTTTTTTACTAACCTTATCGTCTGCTTGTTTCTTGGCTTTCTCCTGGGCGTTAAGATTTTTCTTAGTTTCCTCCCAAGCCTTGTTGTTAATATTTGCAGCTTGCTTTGTCTGTGTCACATTCTGATCAGTTAAGGAATCCATATAGGAAAGTTCGTTTCCTTCTTGATATCCGACGATTGCTGCTTCGGCATCTGTCTTAAGAGATGAAGAATTCTTATTTGCAGTGTTAAATTTAGTTTGAGCCGTTTTCTTTTTAGAATCTGCTTTCTTTTTATTTTTAACTGCAGAATTATACTCTTCGGCACGTTTCTTCGTAGTCTTGTTAGTAATCTTACTGGTATCAATAGTCTTTCCGGATTTAATAGCTTTTTTCTGCTCATTCGTAAGACCTTTTGATTTAAGAAGTGCTTTTTTCTTTCTATTTACAGCTGTAGTTGCCTTATCTGCTTTCGCAGTTGCTGTGTCAAGATTTGATTGTGCTTTTTCTGTAACTACCTGTGCTGATTCGTAACTTGCAGTAGCAGCGTCTGCTATAGCTTTTTGTGTTGATCCACCTGTTTGAACAGCAGATAACCTTGACTGAGTTGCATTCAATCCATTAAAACCATTTTGTAATCGTTCCAATGCCTGTTCAGCTGTTTCAGTTGGCATATTAGCCCATTGCTCAAACAATTCCATTTGCTCTTTCTTCAGATCAACAACAGCCTGTTTACAATCCTGTGCCTTGTCGTAATATGTTTTATACTGATCAATAGCCTCTGCCAGAGCCTTACCTTCATCAGTGCTAGTGTCCATGTCTTCAATACGATAAGCACCTTTTTGTACAAGTTTCTGATATTTTTTGGGTACATTGGTTTTAATCTCTTCGCCATCACTATTATAATAAGTGTACTCGTTTGCTATAGAGTTAGCCTTTTTCATATAGGTTTTTGCACCTTTCTGATTAGACCCAATCTCATAGTTCATCTTACGAATTTGCTGTTTGAGCAAAGATGTTTTAAGTGACTTCTTAATATAATCAGTGATTTTATCAGCGATTTTCTGAACCTGATCAGACCAATGCTTAATACGGATTTCTACCCAGTCATATACCTTAGTAGATTTCTTTACCTTTTCGGTATTGTCATTTACGGTGTCTGTATTTTTCTTAACAGAAGTTGTATTTTTATCGGTAGTTGTGGAATTGGAGGAAGATGAGGTTGACTGATTGCCAACTTGAGTACGATTTTTATCCCAGTTTAAATAAACACCAGAATTACCTCCTGCATAAGCACCAATAGTACCATTTGCATAAGCTCTGGCATGTCCACCTCCAGATGTAACATGTCCTGAATTGATAAGCTCGGATGTCTGCTTTTTATTGAAGATTAAGTCACCTTTTTTTAGATTTTCAAAATGTGCACCACCAGGAATAATCATCCATTTACCATCACGCACAATTGATTCAGCGCCAACGCCTTCTTCATTAACTAAAGCAGTTTCATCATGTGAAAGTGTTACATTTCCGCTTGCGTGAGCAGGAGTATAATTGATAACATTATAAGCAGTTCCATCGGCATGAGCGACACGAATCATAGTTCCTGTAGATTTACCTGTTCCACCACTAACATGCGTAGAAACATTTGCGGAAATATTGATAGTATGAGGCTTTGACAATTCAGAATTAATAGCACTTGCCATACCAGATGTGTCAGCATTAACCTTAATAATTCCAGTCATGTTGTTGATCATCTGAGTAGCAGAAGTACCTTTATTAATAGCAGGATCATTGTTGCCATCAATTTTCATTTGAGATTTCTGACTTTCTGCATAGTTCTTAGCTTCATCTATCTTTTCTTTTGCTTCTTCATTGTTTGCTGTAACATCAATAGAAGCGTTCTCACCGTCATCTAATAACTGATTAAACTGTGTCTCATCCAGTTTAACAGTCATATCAATCTGAGCATCTTGATTATCTTTAATATATTGTAGCTCATCCCTAGCTGTTGATAATTGGTCAGCATTATTAACATCAAGGTCAAGTGTTGTGGCAAGTGTTTGATCATCCATTGCAAGAAGCTCGTCTACATCACCATCTTTTTCAACTTTTTCCTGTACTGTAAGCGTAACAACCTGGTTATCAACAGAATCTTTTACTCCCTGTAAAGATACTCTCTGAGAATCAGAAAGAGATGTATTGTTATTTAACTCTTCCTGAATTTCTTGACTCTTTTTTTGAAGTTCTTCTTTACTAGAAGTAGAAATATCAAAATTTAAATCAACAGTAATATTACTATCCTGTAACTCATCTTTTGCATTATCAATCTGATCCTGAACTGTAGTTAAGTCAACTTTAGGAGTTGCTTTGATCAGCCCCATATCAGAAAGAACAGCTGCTAACTGTACCGCTTGATCTTTTGTAAGACCAAATGTGCTAGAAAGGTTGTCAAGTGCTTGTTCAGCATCCTCAAAACCGGCATCATACTGTCCATCGGATAAATTTATTCCACTGAGCTGAGATTCAGAATATTGGCTTAATACTTTAAGATTTTCCTCAAGAGAAGATGTTTGTTCATCTGTCGCATTCTGAATCTTCTTGATGACTGTCTCATAATCACCAAATTTAGTTGGATTTGTGAATTCTCTTGCTAACGGATTTTCAATAGTCCCTTGCTGAGTTTGACCTTGTGGCTGTTCTTTAAGAATATATCCGTTTTCTTTTAAATATTGATCACGAGTTTTTTCAAGAATTTTGACTAATTCATCATTTCCTTCTGCAGCTGCCTGATTAATTTCATCCTGCATCTGAGTGATAACTGATTTAGCCTGTTCGAGATTCTTTGCTTCATAATAAGTTGCTTTATCTGGAAGCTCTTCAATTCCAGTTTTTGTATTTTCTACTCTCGCATAAAGTTCATCTAAATCTTTATTGAGAGAATCAATAGCAGACTGATCTCCAGCTAAATCCGGATCTGCTTTAATTTCTGCAAGTTTTTGTTTCTTTTCTGCAATCTGCTGATAGAGATCAGATAAATGCTGTTGCCCATCCTCTTCCGTAGTGAAGAAGTCAGTAGTAGCACCATAATCTTCGAGACGACCAAACATCATCATAAATGGTTCAAAGCCCATATTAAGTCTCTGTGCAGCGTCTCGCATTTCATCAAGGTTATTTCCTAATGTACTGGTCCAATGACCACTTTCATTAGAAGCAAGGTCAAGCTTCTGTAGATCTTCTAGGAAATTTTCAACACCAGTAGATGTATCCTGGAAGTATCTTTCAAACATTGCCTGATTCTCACCAAAGTTTACTGCATCAGATACACCTGTAGGAGAAATAATAGAAGCAAAAGACTTAAAGTCATCTGTACCAACTTCACCTTTTTCCCATGCCTCTTTTGCGGTTTTATACTGAGAGAGAAGTTCGTTGTAAAGATCACCCTCGTTTGAAGATTCAAGAGCCTCTTTAAGTTTTGCATACTGAGGTGTAGGGATTTTAAGACCTGCGATTTTTTGATAAGCACCCTCGATATCATGGGCACCATCTAAAACAGCTTCAACATAAGATTGTAATGCACTTGCATCTGCATACTGTCCGGCATCCTGAAGAGCTTTAATAGCATCTGTAAACTGGTTAGTTACATCACTGTCCATAGAATCCATCAGATCATCAATAGCAGAAGAGAGTGTTTCAGTGTTTCCTGCATATTTTGCAAGATCTGGGAATTTATCCAGGAATGTTTTTCTTGTAGAACCAGTCATAAGACCATTTTTAAGATCTTTCTGAGCTTGGTAGAGTGACTGATATTTATCCTGATAATCTGTGAGCTGAGATTGGATTGTTTCATTATTAATAAAATCTGCTGTAGTTGGAAGAAAATTCTTAATTTCTTTTCCCCAATCGAATCCAGTAGAAGTGATATTTCCAATATTCTGTTCGACCGCTTTAAGCATTGCTTGGGCGCCTGTGTCAGATGTCATATAGCTTGAATAAGAATTGATAAATCCTTTTGCCATATTTTCTGCAACTGTCTGTGGCGCAGAGCTATAAGCATTTTTGAACAGTTTTTCTATTTCCTGCTTCGCTGTAGCAGCATCAATATCAGACAAATCAGCTTCTTTCAGAATGCTTCCTTTAAGAGCTTTAGCATATTCCATCTCTTCTTTAGAAGCACCAACCATCGCATCATCTATTTTTTTTATACTATCTGTTACTTTAGATACTTTGAGGTTTGAAATAGATTTCTGTAAATCGTCTGTACCAGAAGCTAGTTGTGGAAACTGTTGAATAATGTCAGTGAGATCTGAATCTTTAAACTCGCCTGTTTTAAGCTTTATAAGAGTATCTGATAAAGAAGAAATATCTGACTGTAAAGAATCAATAGAAGATGAGATTTCATTATCAGAATCGCCAAGAATTGATGAGAGAATAGGACCATCTGTGGATTCTGCTACCGTTTTCTTATATCTTTCAATGGCAGAAACTAATCCATCTGTGCCTTTCTTAATATCAACTGAACCATTATCAATTAACTGTGCAGCAATTGACAGATCGCCTGTCTGCATCTGGTCAATAAAATCACTGGCATTTGGAAAATCTGCATATGCTTCTTTGAGACGAGATGCATTATCCTCCATATCTTCAATAGAAGAATCAATTCCATAAGCGTTTTTGAATCGCTCCTGAAGTTCTTTCTTTTCCTCTGTGTCATTTCCAAAAGCATCTTTAAATGCCTCATCAACTTGCGACCTGTATTCATCAATAGTTAATTTAGAAGGATCAATTTGTAGTGCTTTTGCAAGACTTTCTTGTACATCCGTACTAAACTGAGACATTGGCCCAAGAAATTCACCATACAGAAAATCAAGTACCTGTCCTTTATATTCACCATCAGGATCATTTAATGCAGTTAAATCAAGATTTGAAATATTAGCCAGAAATGCACTCTGAAGACTATCATCAAGCTCATTAAATGATTTTGATGTCTGAAGATAATTTCCAAGTGATTGAGCCATGCTACGCCATTGATCTTCAATCATTAAGTCATAGGAATTAATTTCGCTCTGAAGTTGACTTCTCTGAGATTCCAATGTTAAATAATAGGATTCCATACCAGCTGTAATCTGTTCGTTCATCCTATCTATTTCTTGTTCTGACTTGTCAGCAAGACCTTCAGCATAGAAATTCCAGATGCTTCCGTCATCACCAGTATTCTCTTTGTATAATCCGTTCTCTTTTAGAACATCAGTAATAACATTTTCTTTATCGCCATACAAATTCTGAACTTCAAAATTGTTACTTCCATATGTTAAAATACTACGTTTGTTCTCAGAAATATCAATATCTAGTTGAGCTAGTTCATCACGTTTTTTCTGAATATCTTCCGCATATTGACTTGTCTGTGTAACAACACCATCATATGTTGCTTGTAGATTTTTCCCCATATCAACATTTGCAGAAGAAACTTGTGCCTCATATAAGTTACGAATACTATCAGCAGCCTTATCTGCATTGGAAGCAAGGTTTAATACAGCATTTCCCTGACTATCATAACCTGCTACCAGACCAGGAAACTGAGAAGCAAGCTTACTACTGAGATCAATATATTGCTGATACTCGTCTGTAGATAATGATACATTCTCGTTTGTATTCTGATTTACTCCCTTACGAAGATCTACATATTTTTCGGCAACTTGATCGATTGCATCACCGGTATTTTTTATCTGCTCTGTCTGATTGCCAAATGAAGAGCCAAGATCCATGATAGACTGCTTACCTTCTTCGAAACTTTTAAATGTACTGTCAATGGAATCCTTTGCTTCCTGTCCAGCTTTGATGATATTTTCATCGTAGTGAATAAGATAATCAATACCTTCGATTGCTTTACCAATAGCCCATGATGCAGCCATAGCAATTGCCATATTACCGAGAGTACCGACAAAAGATTTAACAGCTGTAACTGCTGATTTTGCAACAAACTGGAACTTAGTCATTCCTTGTATAGTAGTGGATTGTGCATCTGCTAAATTGGCTTCCGTAACACCCAAAAGCCCTTTTGCTTCTATAAGATCATAAATTCCCTGTTTCTGGTCTGCATATTGATCTACTAATTGTTTTGCATATGCAACATCTTTTTCGCTACTACCAGATATTTGATCACTAGAAAATGTCTCTCTAAATCTTTTAAAGAAATCGTTATCTTTGTCAGTTAATACATAGTTCTTTTTTATATCTTGTTTTTTTGTAAAAAAGTCTATAATGCTCTGTTTAACATCAGACAAATTCTTAGAATTATTAAATGTCCCATTTTCTTTATCGTAGTTAAAGATCATTGTTTTTATTTATATATAGTAGTATACTTGCATTATAAAACTATATAAAATTGAGGGAGACTAATAATATGAAAATTTTTTACTGTAAGACATGTATGGCAAAAAATAAAAATAGACTAACAGATGCAAAAGCTTATACAAGTTCATTACTTTATGAACCAAATGTGACTTATAAAAGTATAAATGATTATAAAGGATTACTTTTTGAAGATAAAGCGTTGACTGCCGAATGTCCTATATGCAAAACAGAAATGCAAGATTCTAATATGGATGATTTAAAGGAATTTGACCGTATTACAGAATTCGGGAACTATAATGTCGATTTTCTATTAGCCATGATTGACCTTAAAAAGAGCGACATTATTCAATACACCAACCAAATGAATGCTGTTAACGCAAAAGCTGAAGAAGAATCTCAGAAGAGATATGATGAGTATCTGGCTAAACAGAAAGCCGAAGAAGAAGAGAAAAACACCATCAGATGCCCACGTTGCGGTTCCACACAAATCACCACAGGTCAACGTGGATACTCATTATTCTCTGGTTTCCTTGGCTCAAATAAGACAGTCAACAGATGTGCGAATTGTGGGTATTCTTGGAAGCCTGGAAGGTGACTATAAATAGTTCTTTCGACCATCAAGAATATCAAACAGTTCTTGAATGTTTTTTTCAAATTCTATAAAGCTTAGATACTTTTGATGATTGAATATTCTATAGTATGCTTTTTGGATTTTAAATTTTATATTGCGAATTGCCATTTTTGCATCCAAATAAAAAACATCTACTCTTAATTTTAGAAGTAATAAAGTTTTATTTTGTTTCATATAAATAAAATCCTTTCGTATAAGTAAATAAATATGAATAAAGAATATATAGAAAATTTATTTAAAGAATACAATAATAATTATTTTAAAATACCAGAAATACAGCAATATATCGAAATACAAGATAATTATATAGCTGGTAAATTTAATAGTGTAGATTTATATAATCAAATATATATATTAGAAATAAGTAATAATTTAAATGAGTCTGATGGAAGCAAAGCAATATTATTCCATGAATTTACTCATGTATATGATTCGTTACAATTTCTAAAATATCCATTTGAAGATTACAAAAAATTAATGTATATATATTCGGAAGTACATGCTTCTGAAGTAGAAATGGATGTGTATTTAAAAATATCAAACTTTCATTATGAAAAATATATGCAGTTACAATTAAGAGACTTAATAGAAAGCTTTATTTTGCCAGATGGTCCTATTGTCAAAGGACAGTTAGGATTTAATGAAAGACTTCTATATTATTACATTGGTTATATTGTATCCTTAAATAATCATAATATTAAGTATAAATATAAATATGATTATATTAATGAAGATTTTCAAAATCTGTTTATGGAAATTACAGATTACTTTATTCAAAACAATACATATAATTATGATATCTTATTAACTTACTATGATAGATTGAGTAAACTTGTAAAAGATACATTAATAAAACATCAAAAAAAATACAAACCAAGTACGTTGTCCTAAATGTGGATCTACCCAGATCACAACTGGACAGCGTGGATACAGTTTATTCTCTGGCTTTTTTAGGTAACAGCAAGACCGTTAATCGTTGTGCGGCTTGTGGGTATAGCTGGAAACCTGGAAAATAACCTATTCAATACCATGTTCTTCCAAAAACTCATCAGCTATTTGACTAGAAACTTGTTTTATAATTTGAGTAAGATTACCATGAACGTCAATTTCCGGCATCTTACCAGTTGTTTCGAATTTAATAATGTCATCAATGGACATATTCTTAAAATGATTTCGTACTAATGTAAATGTGGTTTCAATATCACCTTCATCAGTACAATTATTTTCGTATAACAATTTAATAATTTTTGTTGCAATATTTTCTGTCTCAGAAATTGACCACAACATATTTTCACGACCTTTCTATGGAGGATTGAATATGATATTAAACTATGATTGTTTTAGAGATGTACTCTTATATATTGAAGAACAAGATAATATGAAGCTTAATGGAGATTTCAAGCGGATTATGTTAAAAGATATAAAGGATCACTTTTCAGGCAAATACACTGAAGAGGATGTACAATATTGTGTGAAAAACTTATTTGACGGAAGATTCTTAGAAGGATCGTATTCTATAGATGATAACTATAAATATGAAAACTGTAAAATTTATGATGTTACATTCGAAGGACATAAATTAGCAGAATCAATTAGACCTGACTCTATATGGAGGAAGAGTAAAGCTAAATTAAAATCTGTAGGTATTTCTTCTATAAATATGATCTCAGCAGTATGTGTAGAAGTTGCTAAAGTAGCTGTTACTGATCCTAAATTTATTACCGATATTGCCAATGGAATATTTAAATGATTTTTTAACATATTTAAAATATAAAATTGGAGGTATAACATGAGTCTAGTTATTGCTGCAATATCTAAAGATAATGATATCATTGTGTGCGGTGATTCCAGAATCGTGGATAAAAACAGTAATATAGTTACTGAAAACGAGAATAAGATTTATCAAATTAGTGATAAAGTTGTTATTGCTTATGCTGGTAGTAAAAATGATTTTGATTGCCTAAAAATATATTTAGAAATTAAATCAATATTATTAGACACAAATGATGTAGAATGCGTATATAAAGAAGTGAAAGATTATGAAGAAAATCATGCATCAAATGATGGAATTCATTTACTTATTGTAGGATTTAATAAGTGTAAAATACCACAAATATATCTTATAGGTACTGAAAAACATCAATGTCGTATTAGTAAATTACTACCGATAAATTATATGGCTATAGGTGATTATGACTTTGATTTATTTGTAGATACTCAAAAAGATTTTTCTAACATTATTAATGATATGAAAATAATAATAAATGATAGAGCAAAAGTAAATAATAATGTAAATACAAATATTAATACAGTTGTTTTAAGATCACAATAATCCTCCTGGATGACCACAAAAATAATGTTTACCTTTTATAAAGAGCCATTCAAAATATTCTTTTATATCTTGTGGCGAAAGTAATATTTGGCTATGTAATTTATTTACCTCTTCATTATTATAATAATCTATAACCTCATAATTACTTATTAAAAAAATATGATCAAAAATTTTAACACACATAAAATCTTCACCTTCTTTTTCAATAAAATAATAAAAACACCACGTTTGCAAGCCGTGGTGAATATGTGCAGTTAGTACATTTCAGGTAGTAGGAGAGTAGTAACCTCACGGTTCTATCTATACTATTCGACCCATCATGTTACCCAGGCTTTCCCTGGTTGGACTGTATATTGTACTATATGCTGTAACGCCACACATAATACGCCTTGTCAGCCTCTCGCACGTTAACTGTAAAACTACACTTTTACATGAAAACACATATGTTCTGGATTTACAAAAATGGACAATTATACTACAATCAAAGTCAGATATACTTGTGATCACAGTTCTACATTATGATCCGCTGCACGACAGTATATCTGACAATCGTCATGTAGTATTGAATTAATGGTACGCAATTTGTACCAGAAATGAGATTATCTATAATGAAGTACTCTAAATATTATATTCATTTCTATGGGATTCTCCCAACATCAAATCTCTTTCTTGATACTTTCGTACAGGAAGGAGGTGAGATATGGAAGATGTATTTCTATTCGTTTTAACTCTTGTAGGATTATTAATCCTATGGTCGTTAATCCGCAGAATACCATCTAAGAACATGAAAAACTTTCACATCCATTTTGGATTCCTGAAAGGATTTGACATGTCTGGAGAATTCTATAAGGATGACACCCAAAATAATAAATAGTTTAGTTCATATTTTTGTAATCTCCTTTTAGTCTTTTAAGAGAGTGGAGAGTTGTTACCTGCAACTTTCTACTCTCTATTTCTTTCTTCCTGTTATAATTGCGTTTTATTCGTGAATTTATCATCCACTTTTGTAAATTTAAACATATGTGCTTGCTAACGTGTCGGAACTACCATCTTCAATATATCCCTTTCATTCATTTTCAGAACTAAGGTACCACAGTGATGTGGATTACGGCTTCCTCCGATATTCGGCTTTATAGCTCTAAGGCTAAAGGTCTGTCAATAGGTGTCGAATCACCATCTTGAACAAGTTCTATACTAACTGTCGCGATTATGACAGCAGCATATCAAATGGGCATCTTAACTACGATAAAATTTTAAATTGAAACTAACTTTATGTTAAGCTGTTTACCCAGACCTGCTTTTGAAAGTTTAAATCCTGCAAGACCACCAATTGCTGTTGAGAGCAGTGGAAGTTTATCCAGGATCTGAGTTACGATGTTAAGAAAGGCGGTTGCTGTATCTATTACGCCTTTAAACATATCTGAGTTGATAGTTACTGTTGCAAGCTCTTGGAGCTGTGTTTGAAGTTGGGTGATATGAGCTTCTAACGAAGATAAATACGTCTCATTTTCACGATCTGCCGAGCCTTTCGCATTTTTTGATGACTCGATTGCTTCCCTTAAAATATCAGGTGACTGCAATATACTAGCAGCTGTATTTGCGCGGTTTTTGCCGGCAATTGTTTCAAGCAAAAGATTTATATTGTTACTTTTGGTCTTTTTATCGGTTTCTTCGATCTCATTATAGATATCTGCTATATCCTGTAATACACTTGCCGTTGAACGGTAGTTTCCGTTATTATCAAGAATATCTATACCTTTAAAACCATTAGAAGCGACTTTTGTTGCGCTCATAATTACGTCTCTAAGCTTAGAAACAGTTGTTACAACACCATCTGTCTCTTCGCCAAGTTCTTGCAATTGCTGAACGGCAACGCTTGTTCCTGTTAGACGGAGAGCAATCGTTCTCATTGCGGCACCAACGGATTCTGGGTCCTGCACAACCTGGTTGCCTGCCGTAATTAATCCTATACTTTCGTCTATATTATTACCTGCTGTTTTAAGAGCAGATGCTGATCTTTGTAATGCTGATGCTAACCCATCGGTGGAGATGGAAAAATTATTCAAACTGTTACTTTCGAGACAAGCTCTACTAACCACACAAAATTAGTATGGCGCATAGGCATTTCTACCTATGTCTCACGCTTTATATGAATTGGGATTATAACGTGACGATTATACTTAAAAGTATAAAAGAGCCTTTCGGCTGTTCGGACTAGATCTTCATCCTATAAAATAGGAGAGTAGCGAAACTCTATTTGTTTATTATCCAAATAGAGTATTATGGTCTCTACGGATATATGTAATTAATTATTTTATAATATTTGTATATTCTTTTCTGTTTAAATCTTGATATGGGGTAATTATATTAGAATTTAAAGAAAGACTAGATTCTGAAATACTATAATTAAAAGAATGATAATTATTTAATACACCATTACAATTTATATATTCTTGAATTAATTTTTTACATAATTCTTCGTTTTTATTTATATCAGTTTCCCACAAATATAAAATTTTTATATCATATTTATTTGTAATATATGATTTCTTTTGCTTATCTTTTATAATTGTTCTGTCTTGTATTGAATTCAAAGTATATTTATTTTCATTGTATCTTATTGGGTTACCATGCCAATAATCGCCCATAACCTCTATTATTAAATTAAAATCATTTAAATAATTATCAGCAGCATAATATTAAAATATTTTCTCGCGTTCATAATTAATCTTTAATTCATCTAATATAGAATTTATTTTTAACTGAATTTTAGAATTTCTTTTATTTGAACGAGCGCTATTTTGGGCAATTCTAAGACGTATTTTTTCTTTTTGTTCTGGCGTAAATTTTTTATTAAACATGGGGGATTTTTCTTGAATATAATGTTTAGATTTGAATTCATAATAACATTGTCTGGAGCAATAATTGAAATTTTCTCCAAATGAATTGACTTTATTATAATTAGATGGAATAATTGCAAGAGGTTTACCACAATTAGTGCAAAACGTATTTATTCTATTATAAAATTGACTTTCCTTACCATGGTCTAATTTATTTGGTTTATCTTTATGATAACATTCATTAGAACAATACGAATGTTTATTTACTAAATAAACACTTGGAAAATCTTCAATTTCTTGTCCACAATATTCACAATTGGTTTTTACTAATATTTTTCTACTATGATTCCCTAATTGCTGAACCATTTTACAAATATCTTTTAGCGATCTATTCTTATACATACTTTGCAAGGTGTTCAAATAAGGATCGTCTGTTGTTAATAAAAAAGATAATGCTGTTTTTACATCTTCCTTAGTCCATCCATCAATATTAGGAACAATATTTTTATGACGTTTTAACCAATCACAATAGGCACACGTTCCATTATTTCCATTTTCTTTTAAATTTCTAATTCTAATAAATCTCTTTTCTAAATTTCTTCCACACACATCACAATGGACTATATGATTCAATGGAATACTATCATATTTTTCTTTACTTCGCATAAAACCTCTTTAAATTAATTACATATCTTTCCACGGTCTTGGCTTTCCCATAAGCTATTAACCGTTATAGCTACTTACAGGGAATATAAAAATTCCCCACATGTTACCATGTGTTTAGGCATAATCATTTCACCTACCTGATTAACCTTGTCCACCAAATCTGTTTCTGCAACTTCGCTATACGCAGCTTTCATAGAAATCAGCGCAGAAGTTGCATCATCAATATTATCAAACTCTGATACATTTAATAATTTATTAGCATTTACAGCTGACTGCTTGGCATCCGAGAATGATTCTCCGAGCCTCTGGAAATCGGCGGTACTGTTCTGAATCTGTAGAGCAGTAGTACCAACGCTCTTAGCCATATCAAAGCTTTCCTTCTGAAATTCTTTCAGCTTACTGATTGGCTCATCTGATACTTTTCGCATTTCTGTAAGAGCAGTATCAAATTCTTTAACTATTTCTAAACCTTGCTTGAACGTATTCCAAACTTGATTCATTGCCTGGAATGAAGTCAAATATTGGGCAAGGTTTACCATTTTTTCTTTCCAACCTGAGAAGAATTTACTTAGTCCACTTTCAACAGGTTTTACAGAAGTTCCAAGATTTTTAATCTGTCCATTCAGTGTATTTAATTGGACACTTAAAGTCTGCGCTTCACCGGCACTATCCTTAAATGTACCTTTTAGCGAAACAATTCCATTCTTTTCTGTAAATCCACTAAAAGTAATATCCTGTACATTAGTAAGTTCTTTCAGATAACTTTCCAATTCCATTTTTGCATCTGTGATACTTGCAGGATCAATGATTTTACCAATACTACCAACAGATCCACTTAATCCACCGACTTTCTTCTCAAATTCACTAATGCCCATTTTGCCTTTTGCGACAGCAGTAGCCCATTTATTAATCTGTTCTTCACTGGATTTAAATACATCTTCAATTCCAGCGATGCCACTTTTGTCTACTTTTATCTTGTCGAAAGCATCATAGGCGCTCTGAATTCGATTTCCGTATTTACTAAGATTGTCTGTGATAGTCTTATCAATATCATCAAATCTCTGCTTTGCATTTATTTCAGAAGTGTTCTGTGGTGTTTTTGCGTTTACTCTTGCCATAACTTTATTTCGTTCTTCTATGGCGGCTTGAGCTTCTGTTGTATTATGTCTAAACGTACTAAGAGTATGAACAAAAGCTTCATTATCTGCAAGTGTCTTATAATCACCAACATAAGACTGGTCAGTTACATATTTTGGGGTTTTAGTAGAAGTGGAAGACGATGTGTTATTTGTAGACTTCTTATTACTACTTCCAGTTGCTTTCGCAGCCTTATTTAAATCTTCCTTATTGCTTTTCAAAATGTTCGCAAGATTTTGTAACTCATCTTTTTTCGCCAACATAGCATCAATCTGAGTCATTAATCCGGAAGTAACTTCTGATCCTAATGCTTCTTTAAGATTCTGAGCAGAGTCTGCAATTTCACTCATACTTGATTTAATTACATCAATAGAAGTTAAATCTAATAATGTAAACTGCGTTGAGTTTCCTGAAACAATACTTTCTGCGCCTTTTCCAATGTTGTTTAATGGTTTTCCAGCACCATTGGCAGACTTCTGTAATTTATCAATCTCTTTAGTGACGTTTTGAATATTTTTTCCTGCATTTGTCAACCCAGAGAAAATATCACCATTAAATTTTACGTTATTAATTTTCTGTAAAGCTTTCGCTGTTTTTTCAAGCTCATCAGCAATACTTTTTAATTGGCTGACTTTACTATCATCAACCTCTATACCAGTTTTTATACTAAAATCTTCATTAGGCATATAAATTCACTTCCTTTCTTACCATTTTAGATATCCAATAAACGTACTCCACGTAAGTTCCTTAATTGGATCTTTCTTTTCACTAATGTATTTCTGCATAAGCATATAAGCAGAAGTTGTTTTTGGAGCAGGTCTTCCCCATTCTGAAAAATTAAATCCTGTTCTCCAATATGGAGTTCCAGGAGCTGGATGTTCAGGACCATCAATGGCTCCACCGTGATAACCTTGTTTAAATATATACTCATAAATGTAGTCATTACCTACTCTATGTCCACCTAATTCATCAGAGCTTAAATTAACATTAATTTCCCCTGATAATGGCTTTACATCATATACATTTAATAGAGATTCAGTTCTTTCATAGTATTCAGGATTGAATGACATATACCAATCTTCAACTGCGAACCTGCTTGCATTTTCAATCTCAGGAGCAGCCTTTTTAGGTATTTCTTCATTTGTTTTCTTTTCTGCAGTCTCAATACTATCAGCTAATTTTCTAAATTTTCTAGCCGCCTTATTGAGATCAGAAGCGTTAATTTTTAATGAAATCATATTTTAACTCCTATTCAAACTGTAAAAAGCTCCATGACCTTTGACAGCCATGGAGCTTAACTAAATGTTCATATTTTATTTTGAAGAAATCGCTTTAACAAGCTTTATAATATCTTCCTTACTAATATCTTTCATCGCTTCAGCAAATACTGGTGCGAGAGAAGTACCAACCTGTTTCAACACATCATTCAGTCTGGTAACCTGGTTCTGAATAAATGCCTGTGTTCCATAATGATTAGTCATAAAATCCTGTGCAGTCATTTCCTCAATAGCTGTAAATTCTTTGACATCATTACCAATTGCTTTAATAAGTTCTACAACAAGTCCGTCTCTGTTAAGATAGTCATAATCTTCGGCCATAGTCTTATTGTCCATATGAATATATGTATAGTTGTTAATAATCGTGTACACATGAAGCACATGTCTAACTGGAGAGCTGACGCTTACAATATCCTTTTTCTCAACATCTTTCCAATATGCGTTTTCAACAATTTTTTCAGCAAGAGTCATTTTTGTATTAATCGGCATATATTCAATTTTTACCATAGATTCAATGTAATCCTGCTTTTCCTGATCGGATTCCTTCTTATTATATGTATTAATAAATTCCTGTACGGTAATATCTTTCATAGTTAATTACTCCTTTTCAAACAATTTTTCCTTTTACTCATAAACAGTAACTTTCCAATAGTTTCCGTCGGATGTCCAAATTTCTATACAATCACCATATGGATTATATTTAACTCTGCATACCTGTGGTGATTCACATATTTTCCAATAAACATCCGATGGAATTCTATAGTTACTTCTTGTTAATAGTTCACTAATCTCATAAGAGTACATAATAATTTTTCCAATATTTAATTTTTCATTTCAGAGTATTTTTCACATACATAATCCTTGATTTCCGGTTGAACCCTTCCTTCAATAGCTTTTCTTAGTAAACTGCAATTTCTTGCATAGCGTTTACATGTCTTACACTTATCTTCGAATTTCACCTTATCATCGTCATTATCAAAGATTCCAATATATTCAACAGGATAAATAGTCAGTTCAATTCTTGGATTATCCTTGTCGTAGTAAATTCTCTGAGGGCGGAAGAGTGCTACATTATCATCCTTCCATATTAGCTGTGTTTCTGTGATTGTATCATCTAAGCATTTTTCATAGTTTGCACAATCTTTATCAATTCTATCGAAATAAAAAACAGCATCTATAAAAAAATGCTGTGTATCATTTACCTCTCTGGTCCAATTCTGTTTTTTAACTTCATCCTCGATTATTTTCTTGAATGCTTTTTTATAATCCTTCGCTTCTTTAGTCTCATATACCATTGAAAGTGGTCTACCATTTTTCATTATGGTACGTACAGAAGTATAATGGTTAACTGATGGTGGTATAGGAGAGGTCAGGTATAATTTTTCTGTCATAAATTTCCTTTAATCATGTGATTTTAATTATTTTTACTCGTATAATTAATAGAAACAAAACAAATTTTACTAAGGAGGATTTTGATATGAGAAATTTTAAGGAGCTTAAAGATAATGAGAAAGAAGAAATTGCTAAACAAATTGCATTGCAAATCACAGAACGAAATCACAACCACGATACAAGTAATGTTGCTAATACTTTTATTGATGCTTACGATTTAATCATCAATGAATTTCTGCAGCACTAATCTACATTGACTGCATCTAATATAAGCTCTTTACATCTCATTAAAACAATTTGGGCTTGCCTCATAGTGAGTCCTTTTGTTTTTAATAAAGAAATAATTTCAGAAGTTATTTCAAAAAAATCGTTTTTATTAATTCCCCAGAAATCATAGAATGTATTTAATTCATATTTATAATTATTTCCTGCAATCCATTTTTCATGTTCTGATTCTGTTCTTTTCTCAAATTCCATATAAAATCATCCTTTTACTCTTTATTTAATCTGTCCAATAAACTGTTTTACTTTATCAAAACCAACCATTGCACCAATACCACTTAAAATTCCAAGTAGCACTGCACAAATAATATTGTTTACATCAAAAGCAATACCATATAACTGGTAATATACAAGTGTTCCTACAGTTCCGATAACAATTGCAACAATAAAAGCAAGTAAATTGGAAGCATATTTTCTATTTGCTTCATCAAGTAATTTTTTAATTGTCTCAACTACAAGTCCTGTTGCAATACTATAAATTGCAAATAACATAATAAAAGTATTTGTATTCATTCATTTCACCTCTTTAACCGGCTGCTTTATTTTCTTCTTCATTATTTAAGTCTAAAGTTACAGATGGAGTCTCTATCGGATTTTCAAACTGTCCCATTTGATGTTCCACACGACTATTTTTCATATAACTTAAAACAGTTGGAATTAATGAGGCAGGAATAGCGACAAGTGCATACATAAAACTTGTGTCACCTGTAATAGTTGCCATATGTTCTGTAAACCATAAAATCTGTATACAAATAGCAATCACAGTCCATAACACCATCTTACTTGTTCTTGGTTTCTTAAACTTAGGAAATCTGCGTTTTGCTTCTCTAAGTTCTTTTCTCATTTCATATTGACGCTTTTGCTGTTTGATCTGAGTCATTTCTTTTTCAAATTCTTTTTCTGTTAAATATTTCATAATGTATCACCTATAATTCGTGATTTTTCCATTTTTCTCTAAGTCTCTTATGATCACTGATAAGGAATGCGAATACAAAGCGTCCTGGATTTCTTTTTGAATCTAAGACTGCCTGTAGTTCTGCATTACCGCGAAAAATATAAGCATTACTCTGAAGAGCATTTTCAAAGAATACACATTTTTCAGGATCATAATATTTATTCATTACTTCGTTATATTCGCGCATAAGCATTTATCCTTTTGATCATATAGAAAGGCGAAAAAATGAGGTAAGAATGATTTTAAAACGCGAACAATGCGAATAGGTCATATTTTTTCTTACCTCCTTAATCACTCTTCAAAATTATTTATTAGTAGCTTTATTAACTACTGGTTTTGCTGTAGAAACCGGTTTAATCTTTACTGCCTGTTTCTTTTTCTCATCAGCTTTCTCAAAAACTTTGTCATTTTTAAGAACTGGTTCAATATTTTTGATTCCATCCATTACTTCGTCAGAATCAGTAATTTCATCATGAACTGTTTTTAATTCTTCATCAGAGATCTGCATGATTTTATCAATATTTCCCTGTACAGATGAGTTAAACGGAATATTCTTAAGATTCATCGCAAGAAGTTTTTCTCTAGCTTCTTTCTGAGTAAGTCGTTTACCTAGCCAATCGCTAATAATGTAATAAACGTCCTGGCACTCAGATCTGTCAAAAAGAGTTCTCCATTTTGGCTGACGTTCATACTCCCAACAATATGGACAGTATTCATACTCAGTTTCACACATTAAGCATTTTCTTTTCTTAGACATGGTATCTCCTTTCTTTCAATAAATCCCATGGACATATTAGCCCATGGGATTAAGAAAATATCAGTCTTCGTCTGCCTGTACATCATCTTTTGGGAATACCATATAGAACAGACGTTTCTTTCTAGCACAGTAGTCAGACTGAGCATCACCCTTGTAATCGAATGTAGAATCATTCTTCATAGCAATTGTGGTCTCTGGACTTGGCTGGAAGCTTGGGAATACAATGTAACCAAGACGCAGAACGTCTTTTTCACATGGGTCACAATATAATCCAACGATTGTAAGGCGAACTGTTTTAGGGAATTTATTTGCATGATTCTCAATAATAACAGTGTCTTTACACTTGTACTCATATTTAATAAGCAGCTGTACGATTTCTGCATTGTCCTTTACTTTAGTTGGGAAAGTAATCTTCTTTGCTGCCAACTGGAATTTTGTATTCTCGTCAGCCTCACCATCAGACAGAGTAAAGGATTTACCGGTACCACCATCTTTATAAATTGGTGTTACACTAACAGTACCAGTAACAGGCTCATCTGGAAGATCGAACTCTGCTTTACTTGGATCTACAAGAAGCATTTTTGGAGCTTCCATTTCACCTACAGTGTCAACCATGATCTTTTTAGATCCAGTTGTACCTGCATAAGCGCCAAGTACAAGGTGAGTATTTGTCAGAGTAACGGCTGCAGCTTTAGCAGTATAAGATCTCTTAATAAGAGCACCATCCTTATCAACAGAGTCTTTTGTATCTGCAGAAATGTCGATAGAAACATCACTGATGTCCGGAAGTCTGTAATAAACTTCTCCAGTGTCTTTATTATCAGCGACAGCATGAAGGGCTGAGTCCCAAATTACACCATCAAGATTAAACATGTGTGTATCCTCCTTTAAAATTTTTGCATAAAAAAAACAGACCTAAGTTTGGTCTGTGCTACGTAACCAGTTAAATGATTCTTGCTTAATATTTTTTGTATCCATAAATCCACTATAAGCTCCTTGTGTAAGAGCAATAGTAGAAGTGTAGATTTGTGAACGCTTAACAGCATCCATAAATTCATATATTCCACATTCTTTTAACTGATCTTTACTATATTTGAAGCCAGGATAAACAAGCATGGCAGAAATCAAATTAACTAATTGAGATTCATACGGCTTATTTGCCTGAGCTTTCATTCTGTTTCGGTCTCTTTCAATGACCAATTTCTTTGCAGTTGCTCCTTTTATAATCTTAGTCCCTGTATAAGTCATACCATTAATACGTCTTACATAAGAAATCATATGATGATAAATAAAAGAATCAATTGCAAAATCAAGTTCTTCATTATAAAGAACTGTTTCGCCTGTCTCATTTTTTGTAGCTAAGCGGAATTTACTAAAATCTAAATCTCCAAATAAAATTCCTGTTTTGTCTGGTGTTAAGCTTGTGGCAAAAACACAGAAAAAATCAAATTCACTAATCTTATTCCAATCTTGTCCATTATCCCAAAGCATTACTTTAAAATCGGACGGTGTACCACATAACAAGCCTATCATCTGATAATATTCCTGTTCACCAAAATTAATAATATCCTGCATAGTCGGTTGCGAAATTGTTATATAACTGTTCAGTCTATATGGTTCTCTAAATAGAAGTTTGCACTCATCATATTTAAAGATTGATTCATCAAACTCTAACTTGTCCATGGCTGTTTATTAATAACCTGTCGCTTTCCATTTCGAATACCGGTGATATTATTTGTGGTTTCCTGCTCAAGTACGATAGTGCGGATGATATAATTTGAATCTGTAAAAGATTCCTTGTCACTTACAATATTGCAATGTGCACCGAAAATATTGGACCAATTAAACCTTTCACGAAGAATTGAGCCAATAAGATCATGCCGTGTAATTCCTGTAAGTGGGTCAATTGCATCACGTACATCTACCATTACTAAAAAAGTAACATTCATATAACACATAATTTGGTTGTACTTTGGAATGTCTGTGAATTCAGTTTTAAAACAAAGATGGTGCCGAACTTTATCTTGTGTATTAGGTAAATAGAAGTGAGGGTGGATATTCCCTTCTTCTCCATAATACATAGTCCAGTCCCCATCATAGTTGATAGTTCCGTCCGGATTAAAAAGTTCAGTATCTTCTAGGTCTAAATTGTGAAATGCATACAAGAGTTCTGGAGATTTTAATAAGGCTTTTTTAACCTTTTCTTTTAGATAAATATTATTATCATCAGGAACACTCGTTAATGCTGTAAGCTTTGCAAGAAGTTCCTGCTTTGTTTGAAGCTTATCCATTTATGAGCCTCCCTTATAATACGGATGAAATTTGAAGTTGAATTTCTCCAACAATATTTCTTCCATCTTTATTTATAGAGCATTTAATTACAAGAATTTTCGTTAAATACTCTTTATTGTCTGCTATTTTAATTTTAATTTTGTTGCTTTCTTTTTGCTCTAACCAGGTGATTAAATCAGTATTATCCGTGACTTCGATTTCATCTGGGTCTTCATATCTGTTATTTTTTACATAACATGACCAGCTGCTTTTTGCTAAATAAGGGACAAATTCATCTGTGATTTCGTTACCCTGTATATTAAAGAATTTTGCAGTAATTAGTTTATAACTACCACCAATCTTAATTTTATTGGCATTACATAATAAATCACAATGAGTAGTATCCATTTTTGTTTCAGTGTCTGTATGGAATGGAGTATCAGTAGGTACTTCATTATCATACAAGTCTGCATACATAGCAAAAATGTCGCCTTGAGCATACTCTATATTATCTCTACCATCTGTATAAGGATCAAATTTATCCTGTGCAAAAGTAAGTCTCTTCAGTCCAAATAAAGGAGCTGTTTCAACTTTACTTATCTGGAATACATTTGGTTTTTCTACAGGTGCAGAAATGATTATACGCATATTTTTATTGTCTTCTTCTACATAGTAGATATCTTCAGTAATTGGATTCAACGGAACGATTGCCTTAAACTGGCTCTCGGTGGAAGTAGAGTAATACCTTATGTTACTTTTACAGTTCGTTAAGCTGCAAAAGAATTATTTACATAGCGTGAAATATAAACTTCATATTTTCTTTTTAAGTGAATTGTGGAATTGTTGTAAATGTAATCTAAAAATATTTTAGTATTATGTATATTATTAATTTTTAAATCACAAGTTATATCATTATATTTATAAATTGTAGATTCAATATTTAAAGTATCATATAGAACATCTTTTAGCTTATATAAAAACATGCAAGTACCTGTTAAAGAAACTCTATTTCGTGTTTTTATAATAGATCCATCACCATCTAAATAACCTCGAATTAAATGCGGAAGCAAATTATTAGATACCCATTCTGGGTACTCTAATTTAAGACTTTTCTGATTAACTATTCCTAAATTCCGAAGTTGATTTGCCATATATTTATTAACAATAGAAAGTTTGTATTGATTTTTATATGTAATTTTCTTCTTTTTCATATTTATAGGCTTTATTGGTCTATTACTACCTAATAATGAGTTTATTTTTTCCAAAATGTATTTATCATCTTCTTGGAGACTTATTGATATGGTGTTTTTGTGAACACATCCATCTGCCATTAATAATCCAATAATATAAGCTTTTTCTTGATTGTCTATTTCATCAAAATAATGCTCATTTAAAGTATATTTTTGATTAAATTTTTCCGATCCAATTATTTCAACATTATTTCTTTTTAGTATTTCAGAAACCGTTGATTGGCTAATTTTATATTTTTCTGCAATTTTATGTATTGGCAATGGTGAAAGATAATCATTAATGATATCTTTTTCATCAATATCAGATACTTTTGTTCTGGTGTGAATTCCATTTTCTAATAATAATCTACCTATACTTCGTGACGGAACATTAAATTTTTCTGCTATAATTTTCAATTGCATTCCACTTTTTTGTAGTTCAACAATTTCATTAAAATGTTTTTTTAATTCTTGTTTATATTTCCCTGAGTACATAATAAATTCCTCCAAAATTTTTCATATGATAAATTGCAGTAATTGTGCAATTGGAGGTTGCAACAAAATGGGAGCTACCCACTGTCCTGCAATATTATCTTCTCAATTAGTAAATAATTTTTCTCATAAAATGAGAGCTGACTATATCTTCACCATGCCTTGCGGTTTAGGTGCTCTCCGTTTCGAACACTTGTCCTACATAAATAGTCGATGAGCCTTATCCTATTCGGATCTTGGTTGCTGATTGTCCAACACTTGTAATTTTCAAACATTCACACTTGATCGTATTTCATATCTATGTTGTAGTTTACAAATTTCATACAGATTTCCAGCAGTTAAAAGAGATTCACTGCATAGTTTCCAAATGCAGTGGACAATTACTTATCGGTCCAGAGGCCGCTGTTGTACGAGGATTGTGTCCTCGTCACTCCCCAAATTTTCCGTTTATACCGTTTACCGTTTTTCTTTACAATAAAATGAAACCAATAATCACATGGAAGAATATTGTATTTGATAAACTGATTACCTATTTCTTTTGTACAGATAAGCCATCTATGATAAATACCTTGATCATCAGCTATATCAATATATAATCCTACAAAGTCTTCATTAGAGTATTTTCGTCTGTAATCTGTTTCAAAATAATAGAGTTCATCAGTTGGTTCGAATTGTGTTTTCTGACTTGGTTTGAATTGTAGATAATACTCAATCTGGTCTTTATCCAGTGAGCTATAAGATTTGACAATAAATTTTGCATCAATACGAGTTTTGGTTGTGTGTGGTCCATAGGTAATATTTCTATTCAAAGTAGGAGAGTCATCATGATAATAATCATAGATATAACAAACCCTTGATGCGATAGAATTATTCCATGTCGCTTCCATAGCATCATCAGATTGTTTTTTAATCTGTTGACCAATCGTTCCAATATTCGCATATAATTGCTGCATCTCTCTAAAGGTAGGCATAATCAGTCCTCCTTTATTTTAAGCACTGCAACACCGGCATCTAAAATGAGTTTTCTATAATCCTCAAATTTAGAATCTGGTTTATTGTATGTAACTCTGGCAGCTTCTAATAATTCAATAATTGGTACCAACTCAATAGGATAGAAGAGTAGGCTATTTAATCCATCTAAATCGTACTGAATATTCTGGAATATTTCATTTACATCTTTACCTGGATATTTACTTGAAGTATTTGGATCTGCACATTGTAATAAAAAGAAAATAGAACCTCGTAATGTCTTCTTAATTTCCGACATTTGCATATCACTAAATTTTCCGTAACGGTGCTTCATCATGACGTTTCACCTCCGGAGATATAACTGTTATTTATATATCCATCATCACGGATAAATTTTCGAAGATTACGCTCTAAAGATTCTAGTCGTTCTATATTCGTCTTATAGTTGGATTGGATGTTCTTTTCTTCCTTACTACCAATAATTCTTGCAGTATTAATCGCATTATCAACCTGTGGCTTTAACCAACCAATTACCATATATTGAGCAAAAATATTTATTACAAAATCATCATCTGATTCCTGATCTGATGGATTATTGAGAGAGTATGTCAACTCTAGTAATCTATCATCTAATTTCAATTGAGAAAATTTTTTCTTAATATATGGCTTCGATGCAGCGTCATGCAACCATGAACGCATACGATCATACGCGAAATCTTGTGGTAATTTATAGAAGTTTGGATCATCCATTAGATTATAAAATCTGTTAAATATTTCATCGTAGGTCATATAGCACCTCCGATCCAAAAGATTAATACTTTAAATCAAAGCGTGTACCACAGATTTCATCAATGATTTTTGCTTTGCTTAAGTCATCAAATGTTCCATTTTCAATTTGTGTTGCGTATTTTTCAATGATAATTTTCTGTACAACTGCAGGAACTTGAGTAAATGCAACTTTAAAGTCTGAAGCTCTAAGATTCATTAGTTTCTGAATATCATTTTCATCAAACATATTTGCATATACATTCTTAACATCAATCCAATGTTCATCATTAAGAAGATTGTCATCCTCAATAATAATGTCTGGATTGAAAATAGAAGGGTAGCCTTCGAGCATTGCTGCCTTTAAGTCCTGATATTCTACGTTTCGTCTATCACCAGATCCAACAAACTTATATGTCATTCCGCTATGAATACCATAGAAATGTACTACACCTGGAAAGATAGAGTGACATGGAATCATTTCATCCGGACGATAATCCGCATCAGTTTTCACATTTTTTTTCTGTTCTTCCTCTTCTTTAATGTTTTCCATTTCAAGATTAAGAAAATCAACCTGATCTTCGGTAAGAACAGATGTTGCTACATACTTTTTATCATCATTATTTTCATTCATTAAATCTACCAGGACTTTACTTTTTACTTCAAGTTCTCTGGCTAACTCGTAAATTTTCATAACAATTATTTCCTTTCAGTCAAAACAGGTAGCAACATAAACTGTTACTACCTGTTCATAAATTCATTTATTAGGCTTCAAACTTCCATACACCAAATCTACGGTTTACGATTGTCTCAACACCGAAAGTTGTCTGGAATTCGTAATCCATAGTATCATCAGCGTTCTGTCCTAATGTGGTACGCTCAACAATCTGATCTGCACCCTCATAATACAGTTTTACGAACTGATCAATGTTGTCTGGCATGATGAATACAAAGTCATCTGCTTCAAGATTCTTGGTTTCGTCATTAAAAGCAAACGCCTGTGGAAGCTCAACAACTGGAGTTCCTTCAAATGAACCAAGACGACCTGTATGATAAACATCAGATTTTGCTTCATTTGGCATCCATGTAACATCTGCGAATCCTGTAAGTTCGCCAAGAGCTACATCTGTACCCATAATCATTGCACCAGATCCGTTTGCACGTTTAACATCGGCAATAAGAGTCTTGAATGCTTTCTTTGTTGCAGAAGATGGGAGACCTTTCTGGTTCCATTTTGTCTGTACAGGAAGTTTCTTAATTGCGCCAATAACCTGATCATGGATCAGAGTATTAACATACAGAGTATAAGAGCGAGAGATTGCATCGATCAGCTCATTCCAATCCTCGACACCCTGTAAAAATCTTGAAAGTTCCATGTAAATTTTCGCACCGTATCTGGATGTACGAACGGAAAATTCTGTTCCCTTACTTAATCTGGAACGCTCGATATTGTGATGACCATCAGTAATCTTAGAGATGTTCAGAATAAGATCATTAGATTTAACATAGAACAGGTTTTTATCACCAAGAGCAAGTGTCTTAGTCTCTACGTATTTCTTAAACCAAGGATCATTTGCCCAACCTGTAATAAGAGTCTGGTCAATTGTCTCCTGGATAATTTCAAAATAAGCCCATCTTACATTTGGATTCTGAAGAGCACGTCTAACCTGAATGTCGTTTGGTTTTTCTGTAAAACCAGCAATATCATAGAATTTCTGTAGAATTACAGAGTTTCCTTCTGCCTGGGTCTGTCCCTGGAGTTTATTTCTATATGTATCTAAACAAATTTTAGAAAATGTACGTACATCATGTACGTCTTTAAAATTCTCGCGAATTCCCATACTATATTCATTAAAAAACATTTTAACCATTATAGTCTGTCCTCCTTTCCATTACGCTAAAGCTTCGTTTTTCTTAACGAAGACATCAAAAGTTCCATTTGGGTTAACCTGAATAATCTGTCCAACAAAACCATTAGTTGCACTTGGATCAGATTCTTTGGTTGTAAGTTTAAAGGAATCAGCTTTTACACAAACGTAAGCACCTTTCTTAGGATCTGCGTCCTCTGCAAAAGCGTCCTTATTCAGAGAAAATCTATCTGTCGGATAAACCTCGTAAACTCTCATTCTTTCACCTGCAGCATTATAGAAGTTTCCTTCATCCTCCTGCATAAGTCTTGTGTACTCCGGATAGATTTTTACAGGTGTCAGAACAAGTGCGATTTTGTCAGTAATTGCAGGTTTTACTGCCTCAAAATAATCATTCTCTTTCCATTTTTCTGGTGTTGGATACTGAACAACACTACCGTTATCAACATCTTCGTCAGAAACCATATTATAAAAATGTCCACCACACTCAGTAGCAAGCATGAGTGTACTTTCAGCGACACCGTGACCGCCATAGGAAAACTTGTCAAAAATACTAGCCATAGTATGTAATTCCTCCTTTTAATATACTTTTTAAATAAATAAAAAAGGGCAGAATAAGCCCATTCAATATCTTAATTGTCAATATTCAGTTTTATTTTCTAAGAGATTTAAAATAATCTCCATAAGGTGAATTCTCATTATCAGCTTCTGGTTTTTCAGAACCAACACCAAATGTCATTCCACCATTAAATTTCTTTTTGGATTTTGTTTCAGAAGTGTGTGCAGAAAAAGTTCCTGCATTAGATGTGATAAAGTCAGCAAAAATAACTTTTGCCTCTTTTTCAAGATCAACAAGACTGTACTGGTCCATGTTCTCAACAAGAGCTTTGAACTCATCTGTATCTCTTAGATCGTTGTATTTCTCAGCATTAAGAATTTCTTCTCTCTGTGTATGAAGTTTTGCAAACTCTGCATTTTCTTTGTATTCAACAAGAGATGCATAATTGCTTCTCATCGCTTCAACTTCATCTAATTCCTCTTTGGTAAGATATGTAGCATATACTTCTACACGATCACCGGTGAGAGAGAAGTTATCTCCATCCTGAGAATATGTCTGCTTATAAGCAATGCATGTCCAATAATCATACATAATAAGATAGTTTTCATAAACCTTTACAGAGTACCAGCAGTTATCTGACTCTCCATACTGAGCATTTACTAGATCAGATAGTGCCCAAATTTTCTCATCGAGAGAAACTTCGAAGTTGGCAGATTTCTCACCAGTAGTGATAGAGTATTTCCTTTTCTTTTTATTATCTGCTCCACAAGCCTCTTCCTCAACTGGATTTTCTTTAGAATCATCGGATGTTGCAACAGGCTCATCTTCGGATTCTTCAGATACCGGATTTTCTTCCTGAGTTTCGCCAGCTCCCTCTTCATTTACTGGTTCTTCTACAGGATCAGATTCACCATTGCCTTCGTCTGCATTTTCATCAGAAGTAGGTTCTGGATCAGAGTTACCATCAGTTGTACCTGCATCACCGGCTCCATCATCAGAAGCTGCGCCACCGTCATCATCAAATGTTTCTGCAAATTTCTGTTCCAGCTCTTCATCAGATAACCCCTCATAATCAAAGGTAATATCATCAGCTGTTACATTATATTTCTTAAGTAATTCTTCAAATTTCACCAGATCATTTCCTCCTTTCTGATTAATTTGTGTATTATTATTGAAACAAACCTTTTCTAACTTAGACTCAACGTTAGAAAGTCTAGTCTGTAAATCAATCAAAACTGAATTATGTGCTTCACTAAAATCAACAATATCTGCTCTGGAACCTTCCATTCCTTCTCCTATTTCAGTACCATCATCACGAGACCCCAAGAAGGTGCTTGCATTTAAATAAAAATCATCTAAATCAAGAACTTTTTCCTTTGCATCGTAGGATAATTCCTCAATAACAAGCTCACAACTATTTTTAGTACCGTTTTTTTCTTCTAATATAGAAGTGGTGCGAGTGTAGTCTTCAGCAATATAAGCATAAGCACATACAAAGTCTTTATCTAATTTATCATCATGTTCCCAAAATGCTGGTTCAGAAGAGAATGATCCAACTTGGGATTCGATATATACTGTTTCGTCTTCACCGGTTTCTTCGTTTCTAACAGTTTTCATTTCGTGACCTTCAAAATCCCACGAACCATCGTCAAGCTGATGAATAGCGGCGAGTACCGGTCTGTCTGGAATTGTTTTCATTGCACGTTCTGCTGATTCTTTAGAAACACGAGATTTATTTCGATTTACTCCAGTATGGAAAATCTTAATTTTAACTTTTTTCATACCACGATGATTTTCATCAACAGAATCTTCCGATTCAAAAGTAGTAGGGACTTTAACTGCAAGTTTATATCCTGTTTCATTTGAACTGAATTTTGCAAATTTCTGTTCCTCGCAAAATTTGACCAAATCATCAATAGTAAGTAGCGTTTTATTGCGCATCTTTGGTATTTACCTCCTTTCTGAAAATTTCTATATAATAGCCCTTAGAAAAGAGGACTAAACACACATAATATTTGTGAATTTTACTTTAGACATATCAATGTCATTTTCAGCAAAATTCATCTTAGTATTATTTACAAACATATAAAAATGAGCAGGTGTCTGGACCTCTATATAACCTAGAGTGATCAACTGCTCACGAACTTCTTTATCATATGTAAAAATAAATTTTTTATCTTTCATTATTTATCACTCATTTCCACGTTCTTTGGATTTACTACCAGAATCGGTTAGATCATCAGAATCTTTACTTGGAGCACCACCATTAATAGGATCGGTATCTGTAGTAGAAGTATCACCAGATTGCGTATAACTTGTACTAAGTGGATTGCTCATCAAATCAACAAGCCCTAAATCACGCTCAAGCTTAAGCATAGACATTTGCTCAAGAAGTGTATTTCCATCAAGGACACCAACTGACATTCTTGGTAATCCATTCTGGGCAGATTCAATAAGTTCTTTACGTTTTGCTTTTTTTGTGTAAGGACAAACACCATCTATATACTTAAAGTATCCATGTCCAGTTCCAACAACATAGTTAAAATATAAATTTAGATATCTCTGCACTTGAGGTAATAATGTACTTTGACCATATTTCATATCTGCAATAATCTGTGCTTCATAAATTGTTGTTCCAGATTTATCTGAGTCAAGAATTACACCACCAATATGCTTGAAAATATTAGATATTGAATTGGAAACCATATCTGTATCATCTGTATTATTCAAATCTTTAAATTCAATTGTATCAATTTCCATAGGAGAAAGTACAACATTAACACATGGCGGAACATTAGCTGCAAGTTTGTTATAATATTTTAATGCGGTATCTGGATCAATTTCAAAATCGTCAGGATCAGAAGTTCCACTTAATGGCTTTAATCTTGCTACAAGAAGTTTATAAGCGCTAAGTTCATCCTTAACTGCCTGAATCTCTAACAGATCAATATTATTTATGATCGTCTGAAATAAACTAGCTAGTGGACTGTAATCCATAGTCGGATCATCACTATTTACTTTAAAACAAACTTGTCTTTCAGGTTCAAGTTCCTGCCATCTTAATGTAGAATCTTTCTGATATGCTTCATATTTAGACTTAAATTCAGAATCCCAATATTCAAGATATGCTTCATGTGATCTGAAATAAGAAAAGTCAAATGCAAATCTGAATACACCTGCTTCAACAGAAGATACTCTACAATAATCTCCATCAAGAATCTGATAGAAACAAGTTCCACCTTCCTGATCAGAGTCATCATAAACATATGCGTATACAGAGTCTTCACGCCAAGCTACAAGAAGTAGTTTTACAAGTTCGCTGGCAAAATCCATACGTTGCCAACGAATCATAGTTTCATACCAAGTATTGGTACGTTCCTCCGGAGTCATTTCCTGCGTAGGATCATCCAATGGGATAATATTAAATGCATCTCCACAAATCATCGTCGCATAGTGTAAACAGATACGTCTGTACTCATAGCAAAGTCTGTACAGATACCGGCTTAAATTTCTTAACTGAGACTCGTATGATTTTGGTGATTTCATATAAGTACGAAGTGTTTCCCTGGAATAGGTCTGGAAAGTACGCGATTCAGTTTTAGACAAATCGGTAAGCTGCAAGGCATCTATCATTGCTTTTGTGGTTTTTGCCATTTCAAGCACACGCTCATGCTTTGTAAGTGTTGTTGACATTTCAGCTACAGTTTTCTTCCCTTTTGGTGTATCAATAGTTGGAACAGTGGCTGATTTGTTTAACAGTAATTTATCAACTTTATCTAGTTTCTTTGTTTGATTTCTAGTTGTGGTTGATTTTGTATTGACTGTTTTAGTTGTTTTAGGAGCTACCTTTGACTTCGAAGTGGAAGTTGAGGCAGCTGTATTAACGGTTTTATTTGAAATAGGTGTACCGTCCTGCACCTTTGGCTTATTTTTACTACCTTTGGGTCTACCCATTGGTACACCTGCCTTTCTATTTTTTGATTTGGATTTGGATTGGTTGGAATTTATTTTAAGAAGTAAGAAGTGGGAGAGTAGTGGGTGTTGGTTGATGGATAGTGTTAGATTTATTAATCGAAATAAGAATGACGCTTCGCTGTACGTATTGGTAGGATGTCAGCGAGGTTTTTCATATTTGTATTCTTTGGCTTAAGTTTAAGTGCGAGTTCCTGAACAACATAATAATTATACTCAAGTGAAGAATAACGGTCCTTCCGCATTCCTGATTTTTCTTTAACTTTAATAAGTCCATTATTTACTTCATGATCAAGATTAATAAGTTCTTCAATAAGGAATGTTGTTTGATAATATGGAAGACGAAGCTTTATTTTTTGTGTATCAGACAACTTATTAAAACCTTTTATAAGCTTTTGTAATTTTTCATCAATCTCAGTTTCAGAATTTAAAAGATTAATATTTCCATTCTGAAAACCACTACGAAGAGCAAGACACATATCATTATTTGATTTTGCACTTGCTTTTATTGCATAAATAACCTTTGGAGCATTACGAACTTTGCACCTGTCTGCTAAATCATCATTATTACAACAATTTAAGGCACCATATGTCATATTATAAACAGGATCATATCTATCCTGCATTAAATAATCCAATACACCTTGTCCAACACCATTTGCGTCAATCGCAATATAATCACAATCATATTGATAAAAATAGCGCATAGTCATAAGACCAAGCTCTTCAGTCATTAATCCTTCTTGTGTTTCTATATACTTTATATTACTAATGTAATCGTTTGAGGATGTAGGAAGGGCACTGTTAATAATAAAAGCAGAAGCATCATTATCGTGTTTTTTTGATGCAAGAAGTGCAATATCAAGACTTAATATACGTTTTTCTCCAGCTTGTTTTTGTGGAATCCTTACATTACTATTTCTATAAAAATCTAAATCATGGAAACTATCTTGTAAAATTCTACGTGTATTTAATACATTAAAATTGAAAAGCGATTCGTCACCACTTCCATAAAAAATACCTTCTCGTTCCATTTTAAATGAAATATCAGAAAAAGTAGCTTCAGACATTTCATTTTCTATCGATTGACGCATAAGAAGATGCTCTGCAATTGAAAGTGTATATGGTAAATCACAAATGAAATATTTCATCTTTGGATCAAGCATATTTGCCACATAAGCTTTTACAATTTCATACATCTCAGATTGTTTATACCAGGCAGAAGACATCATAAGGATTTTATTCATTTCCTCATAACCTTTGCCCTTATATTCCGGCTTGTTTATATACGGAGGAGTACGTGGAGCTGAAAGCATTGGCTTTAATACGGTATCTATTATTTTTTGCTGAACCATACGACTTTCATCAATGATTAATATCTGACAATGGGCACCTCTTGATGACTCAGCAGCAACTTTTACCTGTATCCAACCACCAGATTTAAAATATACCGAACAATCATTTTGTCCTATACTGTATTTAGCTATTTCACTTCGTAATAACGGAGATTTTCTCATAAAATCATCCGTTATCTTCATTATTGTTTCTTTTCCCTGTTTAAAAGTATAACTACTTACCACAATAGTTGTACCAGGGTACAAAAGACACCTTACAACGCAAAATAATGATACCAAGTAAGTTTTGCCCTGGCCCCTCGAAGCAATATAATAAAAGGCATCATTATGCATCATGCAGAAGAGTAGTATTTTTTGAAATAATTTTAATTCTATTCCAAGATAATCCTTCACAAACCTATGTGGATTAGCTCTATAATACGAAGCTCTTTCTGCAACAATATTCATTATTTTGTCAGTTTTATTTTTTTTTATTTGGGAATCAGATAGATTTTGTTTTAATCGTTTTGCCATTACTTTTGACTTTCATCACCAAAAATTTGGCTATAAATACTTTCAGATTTTTCATCAAGATCTTGTTCTTCTGGTTTAGTTACGGCATATTGACTAACATAATCTTCATACTCTTTAGAATAACCGCCTTCTAAGCCAAGAGCATGAGATAGTGCACCTTTAAACCATACGCGGATATATTTTCCTATACCATCACAATCCTTAAATTCTGGATCTGGTTCAGGTATTGGTTTTTCCTGTTCCCATTTTTCAATCAACTGACTAAAAGTTAAAGCGTCTGTAGCAGCATTTCCAACATTTTGTCTTGGTTGTAAATTTGCTGCATCCATTAATTTATTTAAAGATTCATCAAGTTTTGTTGTGTCTTTACTTGATTTCTGTGCTTTCCAAATATCCAACAATTTAAAACAAATTCTAACAATATATGTTTGTTGAGATTTAGAATCCACCTGTGTTCTTTCACACCAATCATCATATTGGTCTTGAAGATACAAATAATCTTCATTTGAAAGTCCTGAACCAAATAGTTTTACAATTTCTTTTCGTGGCTTTCTTTTATAAGATAAAGATCCATCTGTAGAATCGTTAAATTCACTATTTGAAAAATTTTTTCCATTATACTGTGGAAGTGACTGAACCATTACAATAAGCTGTTGTGCGGCTGTGCTTCTTACTTTTTCATTTACCGCTTCAGTAGTTTTTACTAACTGCTTATCATAATCATCTTCGATAAAACACCAATCCAATTTTCTAAAAGTATTTATTGTTTTTTCTTTATTATCAGATCTCGAACCATCTTTATTTTTATCTGTACACATGTTAAGTATACATTCCTTACATGCAAAATGCTCAATTCCATCAACTGTATCATTTGATGAATAAAAGTTACTTGCTTTTATAGATTTCCACTTTCCACAATGAGGACAATATATAAACTCTAAATCAAGAAGGCGATTATAATCTTCTGCCAAATTTGAATACGCCTTTTTAACATTTGTTATAGTCATGGTTCGTAACTCTGCATCTGTTTTTGCTTGACGCAAGTTTGCCATATAATCACCATCCTTTTAATCAGAAAAAGAGACTACATTAAGCAGCCTCTTTTTCTTTCAAATAATCCTTATAATACAACCAATTTAATTTTTCACCGGTATCAGGATGAACTCCTGCAAATCTAACTTCGTTTCTACAGCAACTTTGTAGTATTAATTTATTATTTAACCCACACCACACACTTGCTTCGTATGCATTATCAAATATTTGTAAGGTATTAAGACATATAACTTTCTTTTTACCCATACTTTTATATGATAGAAGTGTATTAATTTCTTCTTTTGTCATTTGTTTATATTCATCTAAATATCTCCAAACCAAAATATTTCCATCAGAATCTTTACCTGAATAATGTGTTGTTTTTGAACAACATGCCGTTATTCCACTATCTAGCACTCCATATTTTTCAGCAGCATAAATAATACCATCAAATATCTCACCTGTATTTAAACATACAACTTTTGTATAATTATTATCTTCCTTTGGGACATAATCTTTTAATTTTTCTTTTGGAAAATTATCATATTCCGTTTTATACATCCAAATAAGTTTTTGTCCATTATAATAACCAGCATATCCAGCTTTATGTCTACAACATTTACTTACAGAAGTAGCTAATGTATTATAAAATTTTGCACCATCAACAATAGAATCAAACTCTTTATTTGTTGTAATACACACAATTTTATTTGATATAGACCTATTTCTACTTTCCTTTATTGAATATGTATTGCATATACCATATTTTTGTGCCGATTTAAGATAGTGTGTTACTGTATCTGAAAAAACACCAATTTCAGAACTTATTTTTCCTACAGAATATCCATCATTCCATAATTCAACAGTTTTTAATAATAATGATTGTTGTGATAAAATATTTGATTTTTTAAAATCTATTAAAGATAAATTAAGAATTGAAGATAATTTAGAATTTAAAACTTCATTTAATATAAAAGAATATCTATCATTTGATCCATAATCACAGTTTATTCGTATAACTTCAATATCATGTTCTTTTGCAAGTAGATCTTTTATTTTATCTATATCCAGTAATTCATCTTTTGATTTATCCGATTTTGTATAAGTTCGATTCCCATGTCCAAGTCCACCATCCATTTCAACTATATATTTTTTATTATCTTTTTCGAAATAAATATCATATACGCCAAAGCATTCTTTTTCATTATATGTATATTTGCACCAATCAGGACGAAATTCTCTTTCAATATAATTTAAATAATCTTTTATTTGGAGTAATGAATTGTACATAAATTTGTTTGGATAACTTATCCCATCAGAGCATCTAGGACAACAAATACCTCTTGTACTAACTTCAGATATTCTCTTTTTCAATATATTTCCACAATCCGGACATTTCCATTCTAATATATGATTGCTATATTCACTATATTTTGTACCTTCCTCTGGATTTAATAAATATTTTACCAACTCAGGTCTTCTAGTATTAAAATCATTATATCCTATATAAATTTGATATCCAGAGCAGCAAGGGCAATAATATGTGCCATTAATTAAATTTTTTGGAACCATTTTAAAATCATGATGACTTCAATCTTTCATATGATGTCTAAAAATAGCTTTTGAACTTGCACCATTATAGCCAGATACGTATGTAAATTCATCTCCACGACTTTCTTTCAATTCTTTTATAAATTCATCAAACGGTTTCTTTGTTCTTTTTGATGTTTTTTCGTAACCACAATATTTACATCCTTGTGTTTCCTTTTTCATAAAACATTACTCGCTTTCCACTCGCATATACAATTAATATTAATAAAAATAGATAGGGCAGTGGTGCGAGTATCCACCTTTCTCTTATAATGATCAGTTATAAGATCCCTATCTTTAATATCTACTACAGGCTTTGAACCTGTATCTGAAGGCACAAAATGTCCGTCTGTCATAACCAGTTAGACCAAGTAGATAAAAACTCATTTACAATAACAATAAATCTGTGATAAACTAATACTTATATCTACATTAGTAGGTATACACATCAAAGCACCGTCAGTTTCTCCAGTTTTGAAATATAAACACGAGAGGCAGGTGAACTACATGGCATTTGTACCGACAATTTTAAAGCCTGTACACGTCAGAGCATATTGGCGCTTCCGTCTTTTTAGGTGGGAGTTTGTTCATGAACACTGGCGCAGTCTTCCTAACCGATAGGAAGAAATAAATTTGTCACCTGAGTCTGGATCGAATCTCTCTGATAAAGATTTTCTTTTCTTACTCAATTCTAGGTACCTGACGGTGTTTCTTCTAAAATTATTCCTATTAAATGCAAGCGGATAGTACGACCATCTATTTCTCTTATTACCTACTCACAATCATGTTATCCATGGTTCATAATTGTTTTCAGACCTGGACCAGTCCAGGTAGCTTCAATGCACTTGCCACACAAGCTCAAATCTGGTTTACTGCACGCAACGCCCCAGTAAAAACCTCGAAGGTTTTTGTTCATTATTTTTTTCCTGTCACCGGTATGCAAAATCTACACCATGCCTCCGGTGGAATACTAAATCACAAATAGGAAAGTTGGGATGACGTGACTCGAACACGCGCCCTCTGCGTCCCAAACGCAGCGCTCTAGCCAAACTGAGCTACATCCCAAGATGCTGGACCGAAGCCCAGCTTGGAGAAAAATCATGAAAACGAAAAATACAAAGAAAAGAGAAGAATAATAGAATAGGACAGTAGTAGTCCTACAAACGTGTAGAGTAAGATTCGAACTTACGGACCGCCATTTCTGACGGTCTCTCGATTAGCAATCGAGTGCAATTAGCCAAACTCTGCCATCCACACAATTTTATTTAATAAACGCCAACGATAGGATTCGAACCTATGGGGCTTTTACACCACAACAGTTTTCAAGACTGCGCTGTTATGACCTCTTCAGTACGTTGGCAATGTTGGCAAGCATTTCCTCTTACCCTGGAGGGGTCTCACTCCTGATCGTCCGAAGACAGCACACCGCTATTTAGTGGATGGAGAAGGATTCGAACCTTCGAAGGCAGAGCCGCCTGATTTACAGTCAGGAGCGTTTGACCACTTCGCTATCCATCCAAATAGAATTTTATACTCAATAAAATTGAGTTGTAGGGCAGTGTACCAGGACTTGAACCTGGAGTCTTCATTTGCATTATAGTCCATATCAAAATATGACGCTTTACCATTAAGCTATACCTGCCAGATTGCAATGTTTCTTTTCCGCACATTGCGAAGCGTATTTGTATAATTGCGTAGTTATTTCGCTGTCCGCCAGCTATCCTAGCTAAATCAGGAAAAGTATTATTAGCTTCCGCTCAGCCGGAAGGTTCCAGTCTTAACACTGTATGATGAATCACGGATTATTTTACATCGGCTACGCACGAATAACTTTGAGGCACTTGTCAACTATGTTATTCTCCGATGGCAGACGCTCCTTATCTGCATAACAGAATATTTCTATTCTGGGCAATAAAACATAAGTTCCGGCTTGTTTATTTAACGCCCATGAATCATAATATAAAGTGTAGAAGAGTACTTCAACTACTCCGATACACTGTAACTTATTGACACAGCACCTGGCATTTAAGATAAGATCGGAAAGGATCGGTGCATTCAAATCAGAAGTCTATATGATTCTGGGCGTTCTGCTCACATATTTCCCTCTGAACTAGTTGGCTACTTTATAGCCAGGGAGGAGGTGAAATATGAGAAAGGAACGAAACAAGCTTAAGCTTGCAAAGTTAGCGATCCGACTTCTTTGTTTAACTATAATTGTAATCGCTGCACTATGGATGATTGTTACTCATAATCCGCAAAGCCTCAAAATTTCTGTTAGTGCCGATAAGGTTAATGCAGAAATTGCTGTGAACTTTGCAAGCGAAACAGATGACGATGGTCAATAAAAGATTATCTCATCGACATCGAGGTAGTTACTTTTGTAGCTGCCTCTTTGTTTTTTCAGACTACGTTTGTTATTTATCAGGTACTGGTGCAGACTTCCAGAACAAATCCCGCTTTTCAGCCTCTTCTTGCCTACCTGATATCACAAGCGTCTTGGGAATAAAATGTTCCACCACAGAACAAATATAGTAGAAGAGAAGTTACGTGAACATTCCGGCTTTTCTCAGACATTCTCTTGCAATATTTACTTCTTTTGAATAATTTCTTTTCGGAGATTCTGCCTGTTCTATAATTTTCTTTGCAGTTTCTCCGTATATAACCATAATAGGGCTTTGTTGTCCGTTGAACATTGCTTACCTCCAATATGTACTTCTTGATTCTATATTGAATTTATTCTCTAAATGGCGTAATATATTGATTTAACAGGTCATCTACCTTCCGCTTCAGAGATAATAGAAAGGTAAGGTGATTCATATGAGTTATCCTAGTCCAATTTATTGTGTCTACGTTCATGCATACACTCGTGTAAGGTTCGGCAGAACTGAGCATGTTTGTGCACACTGGCGTAGGCTGCCACTCTGTGCGTAAACACAGACCCCTCGCGGCACTCTGAAAATGTAGCGATTGAACTCTCTGATAAAAGTTCGTAACTACATAACTAGGAAGTAGATGGCTTGTTATCTCTGGTATGTTTTTGTAGGCTTCGTAACCTCTATTATGTACTTCTAAATAACCTATTCGGTTATTCCAAACATTTCATTAATAGTATCTTCCGAATGATCCTTTAAGTACCCCTGTGTTGTACTCACGTCGCTGTGATGCGCAAATATTTGAATTTGTTCAAGAGAGTATTTTCTAATATTTCCATTTTCATCTACTAATCTAGTATCAGTACCTTGAGCCAAACATTCTAATCTAGCATGTCGCATACTATGTGGGAATATATTACATTCTTCTCCACGAACTTCGGAAAGAATCTTAGAAATTGAAACGATTCTATCATATAAAATATTCGGATCATTGACTGCTTCTTTATGATTACCTTGACCTTTAATCCAAAGTGAATCAATATCATCATCACCACGCCATTCCAAATATTTTCGAATGATTTCTTTTGTGTCATCCAGATAAACTAATGGAAATTTCTTTCCACGTTTTCCAACAACAACATTTGTCTTATTACCATTTAATAATCCGTGTTTCTGAATTTGAAACAACTCATTCTTTCTTCCGGCAGAATCAAATCCAATGGACCATAAAACAGCCAATTGCCATTTTTCTTTTTCTACAAGAATATCTCTAACCTTAATAAATTCGTCAAATGTAAAGAAGAAATCATCTTCATTATCTCGTACACGTTCTTTTGGAAGACCAGCTACTTTCTTTGCATAATTGATTTCGTAATCATAATCATCATCTTCTTCACAAAATGTAAGCATACTATTTACTGCACTTTTGAGTCTATTGACTCTAGCTGCAGACATCTGACAATCATCTGAGAAATATAAGCTTAAATTACGGAAATCCTTTTTATTTAATTCAAGAACACATCTGTTATCTAATTCCTTAAGAATATAAATTAGAATAATTTTTAAATCACTTCTATACCCATTAATAGTTCCTTTACTTTTCTTGCGCTGTTTATACTCAGATAGGAAGTCTTCAAGAATACGCTTATTTTCTTTGTTGACCTGTTCCCATAATTCATCTGTATAAAATTTATTATAAACACGACCCCTTTTAGCCATTTCTTCATCACTTCCTTTTATCAAAATATTTCGTTATCTTATGTGAGATGACAGCATCAACTATCACCTCTTCAGAGAGTTTTATAATAATGGGCGAAAAAAGTAATTGCCTCACGGCAAATCACCACACATAAAATAACGATTTTATATTTACCACAGGACTATTACAGCCCTGTGGTTTATCAAAAAATGAAAAATTCTATTTATCTAGCAGCATCCTTTACAGCTTTTGCCAGTTTTGCCCTAACAGTTTTATGAGGTTTAATCATCAGATCCTCACCAGTGAGTGGGTTGCGTCCTTTTCTTCCAGCTACATCCTTAACCTCAAGGCTTCCAAATCCTGGTACTCTAATATCCTCGCCAGCTTTCAGTGTCTCCATGATAACTTCCTGAAGTGCTGTTACGATCTCACCTGTCTCCTTAATTGTCTTCTCTGCTTTGGTTGCTGTTGCTTTAATAAGTTCAGTCTTTGTCATAATTTTGTTACTCCTTTTTTTCTTCTAAAAATTTTTATAATTTGATTTTTATTTTGTACGTGGGACCGCCACGCTCGGCATATTATTTAATTGTCTATATTTGAACTGATTTTCATCAGTCTATAACAATGTTGTTAGTTCCTTTGAGACCTTTTTCTTTGTCCCAGATGAAACAAATACATTTTCTTACAGCACCAACAAATCCGGATTCATGTGACCAGTTATCCTCACCTGTAACAGATGGGAGATTGCGGATAATCAATCCACCAAGCTCTTTGATTGCCTGTTCAGAGTGAAGGTGTGCGAGATGCGCTTCATGGTATTTTGTTCTTCCCCATGCTTCTCTGGCTTCAACCTGCATTACTTTGTCTGCACGTTTTCCATCTTTATCTCCATGAGCATACATGATGAGAGAGTTACCCCATTCGTAATACTTTCTTGGATGCATGTCTACATCAACAAGTACATTAGGATCTTCATGAAAATAAGCCCAAAGTGTCATAACCACATGCCATGAACTGGAAAAATCATGATTTCCTGGAACATACATAAGCTCAACAGGAGCAAATTTAGATAGCGCAGTAATGCCATCAATGAGCATTTCTACACATCCCTTAAACATTTCCTGATGTCTCATATTTGTGTCCTGGGCAGTGCCACGAGTAGTTGTTCCTTGTACATTGTCAAAATGGAGAAGGTCGTTGCCGATTGGCATAAGAATTTTTGCGACTTTTCTTGACTTAATATCTTCAATAGCCTCAGTTATAATCGTATTAAAGCATTTTTCAGCTATAATATAATCATATGCTCCGTTTGTAAGGCTTCCTGATGCGAACTTACCATAATGCAAATCCATAATTGGAATTTCATATAAAACTCCATCATCAACTTTTGGCTTTGTAAAATAATCTCTATTTTTCGGATTATAATTTCTAACTAAATCTTCGTAAAACTCTTCAATTTCAATCTGAGAAATTTCAGTTCTAGGTTTTACATTGATTTTGCTTGCATACAGATTTTTAACACCAGATTTTCCACCCTGATTCCAAATAGAGTTTCTTGCAGAGACAAGTTCCCATTCAAGTGGATCATAACCATGTGCGTTAAGTAAAAATTCAGGATTTTTCAAGTTTTCCTCATTAATCTCAATAAGTCGATCACTTGTAAAAGAGCCATCCTTATTTACATCTGTCTGTTCTTTATATCTTGGAAGCGAGAGAGGAGCCGGTTCGTCTGTAGTTGGTTCACTATTTACTTCCATTTCTTTTCTTCTTTTTTCATCAAAATATTCTTTTACGAATACGCTGCCATATACATTGCTACAAGCGTTCCGAAGAGTATTGCGAGAAAGTGGAATAGAGTATTGATCAATAATTTCAGTCCAATCTTTATCTGAGTTTCCCTGTACTTTTGCAGTTATTTCGGCAAACGAAGCCTCATACTGTTCAGGTGTCATTCCATAATCACTTATTCTTTTTTCGAAATCCATAGGATCACCTACTCTGCGTTATCTGCATCCTCTGCAGGAATTACATCTAACTCTTCCTCAGTTTTAATCTGAGCAGTCATCTCGATATACTGATTTTTCATAGCGTTAAGAAGATCTACAACAAATATTTCTTTTTCGTCACCATTTTCATCTGTATATGTAATTGTGGAGCAATCATCAGAAAGTGTTCCTTTAATAGATAATTTATCGGTTGTATTACGTTTGAAGCTTAAACAAGACCTCATTTTATTTTCTCCTTTTAATCATAAAATTTTTTTAAATAATTTCATCCAAACTTTTAATTACTTTCTCTGCGACACCATATTTAATAGCTTCACTTGCAGATAAGTACCAATCGTTATCAAAATTTTCATAAAATACATCTTCTGGAATTTTTGTTCGTGATAATACAAAATTACCTAATTCCTCAATCTGACGCTGATAATTCATAATTGCAGCAACTACTTCATTATAATTACCTGCGAATGATCCACCACCTTTGTGAACAAGGAATTCTGCTGTTGGGAATGTGTATCTTTCGTGACAAGAGAGATAAATAAAACATCCACTTGATGCAGCGACGCCAACATTAATTCCAATAACTTTTGTTGTACTAAGCTGAATCGTGTCTACAAGACAGTTGTTTACTTCTAATTCACCACCTGGACTGAAGAAAATCACTTTAATAGGAGTACGCTGATCAACAGGGATATTATTTTTCTTATCTTCAAAATTCCACTGCATAATCATTTTTGCATATTCAAGCGTCATTGAAGTAATTTCATCATCAATCCAAATAATTCTATTCTCATAGTTTTTATAAAACTGTAGAAGTGATGGATCTGGTAACTGTAAATTTTCAGCATTCTGCGGAATAGCAATATCTAAATATGCCATTTCCAATTTCTTTTTATCCTTTTTTTTATTCATAAGCATTACCTGCTTTCCTTTTAGTCTTTTATTTTTATAATCTCAAAAACATATCTTTAGAGCTACATAATACTTTATAACTCTTGTCATTTTTTGAGATTGATTTTTGTAAATCTTCCTTAAGCTCTAACTTTGATTCCTCAGAGCCGTGGACCAATATTAATTTTTCAGTTTTTAGACTTGATCCAAACTTAACTAAATCATCATGATTTGCATGACTTGAAAAAGTATAGAGTGAAATACAGTCTGCTTTATTTTCAACCACAGTATGGTTAATTTTTAATTGTTTGAAGTCTTTATAATTCTTGATTCTATATGCCAGATAACTTGGATTATCACCACAATAACCACATAAACAAATCATACTGTTTTCATCGGCAATATATTTTTCCAGGTATTTTAAAATTCTACCGTTAGTACAAAAACCGCTGCTTGAAATTACAATCTTAGGCTGATCATCAGCTACACAAGTATCTGATTCTGCTTTATCAGAGATAAATCGTACATTTTCCCATTCTGTTACTTTATTCCAAAGCTTTAAATTATCTCCAGATAGAATTTCAGAATAAATATTAGAAATTTCACAACTGAGCATAGAATCTACAACTACTGGTGCTTTAAATTTAGTATCACTACCAAAAATCTCATATAAAACAGTAAGAATTTCCTGTGTACGTGAAAATGAGAAGCATGGAATAATAACACTACCATTTCTTTCAAACACAGTCTCAACAGCAGTTTTTAAATGTTCTTTATCAAATTTACGTGTCTTTTTACTGGTTCTTTGTTTTGAACCATAAGTTGATTCCATAATTGTATAGTCGTTGAAACAATCCGGAATTTCTGTTTGAGAAAGATAATGATTTACTGGATTTATTGCTCCAATATCAGAAGTGTATAAGATTTTCTTACATCGTTGCTCGTCTTTAAGAATAAGCTGTAATTGTGCAGCACCAAGACAATGAGAATTTTTGAACCATTGGAAACTTACGTTATCATCTAATCTAAAAACTGTATTGTATTGATCATAAACATAAAAGAAACCCAATGTTCTTTCTACATCATCCATTGTATAAAGTGGAGAGTAATCACGATTATATCTTTTGGATAATATACGTGCTTCATCTGCTACAATAAATGCACAGTTTCTTAATAATGCTTCGGCAATTCGTGCTGCTTTATCTGTGAGGATTATTTTACCCTTAAAACCTTCTTTTATAAGACGTGGAAGCAGTCCAATATGGTCAATGTGACAATGTTCTACGAAAATATATGATATTTCGCTTGGTTTAAATGGGAATTTCTTGGAATTAATTTTATAAGAATCAAGATAATCATTAGAAGATGCCTGATATAATCCACATTCTAATAGAATTTGTTTACCGGCAAATTGAATATGGTAGCATGATCCTGTGACTTCATTTGAGGACATGCCAGCAAAAGTGATACCATCACCTTTTTTCTTTTTAGCCATAAGCCTTTCAGCCTTTCAAGTTATTTTAATTTTTCCGCCTTATCAGCGTACCAATCTTCAATGTACCTCTTATTTCCACAGGTTTTATAATACCCCACATGGTACCCTCTGGAATTCATATACCCTCCTGAGTATGGCTTTAAGATTTTTTTATCAATAAGGGACTGGATACCCTCTTTTGTAATTGTTTTAATAACAATACACACCTTTCGTTCTAAATTTCCTCGTAAGAGAGGATAATAATTGCAGGAGACAGATTTGAACTGCCGATCTTCAGAGCATGAATCTGACGAGATACCAAACTTCTCTATCCTGCGTCAATTTAAACCACAACTGGACCAGTTACGTAACCTAGCCCAGTTGCAGTCGTAATTTGTGAATGGTCACCCAGACACTCACCTCACCCCTGTGAGCTGTTTGTACATTTTAATTCGCGAACCCATATTTATAACGCGCACTCGGCAATAGCGCGAGGGCCTACTCACACAACTCTGTGCTTTCACGTTATTCTCCCTATAAGTGGAAGAAGTTGGACATGCCAAAAACCCTTATTTTATATAGTGAAAACACATGTCAAAAAGTGCCGAATGACACCGATTTATTATAAAGACGACTGAAAATTACATAAAAACTTATCTTTATTATAGTGATACAAAATATTTAATATCTTTTTGGTATATTTTTGCGGATTATATTTTCTATTCATAGAATTACCTCTTTCATCGCTTAACCCTAAACTAATTTCTATAAGTCTATTTATTGTAACTATATTTCCAATTTTAATTTTAGAAATAGTATTTGTTACTTCTGATGTCTTTGTAAGAAGTAAATTATAATATTCATCGCAAATTCCATACACTGATTTAATTTCTTTTATATAGTTATCATAATTGATAATTGTATCCATAATTTTACTTAGCTGTCCATCGTGTGCTCTACCTTTCATCTTAATAAAGAAATTTTCAGTAGGAGTAGTCACCTTAGTGCTTGCTCCCTGGATTTTATCTAACCATTCCTGTAACCAGTTCATTGGGCACACAAGATCTTTATTGATTCGTCCTTTTAATTTGTTCTTGGATTCCTCAATATCTTCTTGTGGAAGCTCTTTGCCATCCTTGGTCACAGCGATTTCTCTTGTGTATTTCATAAATTCAGGGAAGTCACACTTTTTCATTCTTTTATTCCCATTCTTATCAATTACTTCTTTTTTCATTGACATGCATGGAAGTTTACTTATTCTATCAATCTCTTTAACACCATCAATTTCATAAAGCCTCTTGCAGCTGTCGATTATTACTTGCATCTGTTATGTCCCTGGCTCTTTATCCAGGGCAGCTCCGAATTTCTCCGGAGTGTCGGAACATATCTTTGCCCACATCTTATTTTGTTTGGGCACTCAGCGCTCGTGTCCATATTATTAGTTGCCATACTGCAATGATTGTTCTCTGAGCCTTCCGGTTACTTTAACTGGCTTTCACCGGCTTGGTTGCTGATTAGCATGAAAAGCTTTCCAGCAGTTCACTGAGTATTTTTTGAACGAAGTTTCCTCCGAACCGGCCCATTTAATAACAAGCCAATACTGAAAGAATTACGAAATTATCTGATAGCTCATCAAGTCTTTTTGGATCTGGACTATCACCCTGTAATTCACTCCAGTAATAAGTCATGGCAAGCTGTGCCAAATTACTAGAATATCCAATTCCGATTCTTGATTTAGAAAATGTATTATCCATACGTGCATATTCTGATTTGTTACTTTTATAAACCACGCCACTTTCTTTTAAATCATTAACAATAGTAGGGTAGTGTTTATAGCAATAAGCTGCACATCTTACCATAGTAGGCTGATTTGTGGCTAAAACGAAGTCACTGTCAAAATCGCAACCATTTAAGCGTGGTTGTACATCAGTACAAATACAGTTCACTGCAGCAATATTTGAAGAAAATTCAAAGTATTTTTCCATTTCATCACTGTAAACATTGTGAAAATAACAAATATTATTTGGGGAATTATGCGGATTGCGAAATGCACATAGAAATTCATCATGTTTAAATCTTGTTGTATAACATTGAATAGTTCCAGATTCTGGTTGAAGGGTAGGATCTTTTGTAAAATCCTCACCAACAGAATAGAGTAGAAGAGCGTATGGATTACCACAAACAGTTAAATTATCTCCGTTCACAACAATCTTGCCTTTTCTAAGCTTATGTACATATGCGGAAATAATTTTAGACTTCTCATGCCTGAAGAACGTACTGTTGCCAAATTCATGGTTGTGATCATATAAATCAGCCATCATCTCATAGTGGTTTACCTCATTAGCATTTTTTCTTAAGAATTTTTCAAACTCATCATTATCTTGTTTCAGTAACTCCACATATTCAATACTGGTGCTTGCAATATCCCTTACATCATCTTTGGTGCATGGGAGGGTATTAACCATCTGATAACTGAGCTGTTGGTATTCTCCAAGCTTACTAGGATGATCACTTTTTACGACACCGAACACGCTGCCATCTTCATTTACTTTTTTACACCAATACTCATACGCAGATTCTAATGAGCCGCCCATCAAATCTTTGAATTTTTTCCATTTAATGGCATTGTCAGTAGTGATAATCTTAATGTCTTTCAAATAATGCCAATGACCAAACATGTCTTGAATCTGATATGTTTCGTAATCATTGCCTGTTTTTTCACACCAATCTTTAAAAAATAACTGTATATGAGATTTAAAACCACACATCTTAAATAAATGGTGTCTCATCAGAGCCATGCCGTTGATTTTAACAGTCCATTCCGGATTATAAGCATTTCTGCAATCTTTAAAATAATCAGCTTCGATCAATCCCATACCATCCCAAAGTGTATTCTTGACTTCAGTAACCTTCTTATCTACTACACATTTCTTACCAATTCGACCCTTAGAATCAATGTAATCTTCTGCACGAACAATGTTAGCCATTGTCTTAAAAAATGAATCTTGGTCCCTAAGAATGAGAATATCCTCTACAGGAATATACTTAGTTCCAACGATGGTAGATGTAGTAAGTGGAGCATAGGCAGACATCTCAACAATTTTTGCATTGTCATCTGTCATTAGTTTTCCAAGTCCGATAGTTAACCATTCGTAAGCCACTTCATAAAGTTCAGAGTTTATAAAGATAACCTGTCCAAGCTTTGCTTTAGCACTGGTTCGAAACAACATTTCATAATGAATTGTCTCTTCACTTTTGATGCTGCCATCTTTATTCTTGGTTTTATAAGTAACATCTACACCTTCGTTGTAGAATTTATCTCTGATTTGCTCACGCTTTTTCTCATCATAGAGATCCTTGTTATTCTCAACTTTCTCCAAAGTGTATTTAAGACGTTCCTTTAATTCGCCATCAGAATTTTTATACAACTGCTCAATTCGTTTATGCTCATCCTCATAAGATCTTGTACCAAAGTCAAAGTCTAAGCAAATAATATCTCTAGTAGATTCACCTTTATATACATTAAGACCATTCTTTATAAGAAAAGCAGAAAATAAACTATTATTAAGCATTGCTTCAGTGTATGAGAAATAATCTCTTGTGCCTAAATTAACATCATATAATGTACCAGCACTGATATTTTTAATTTTAATTCCAAATTCACTAATGATAATCACCACCTTACATTATTGATGATCTTTCTTAGTAGAATTTTTAGTTGATTTAAATTTATATTTATTTCCCTTATTCTTATTATTACTCTTTGTCCATCCAATAGAAGAAGCTGCAGCATTAATATTGCAACTAGGAAATGGAGGATAATCAGTCTCAAAGGCATATAAATTTAATATATTTGATGCATAGCGATGAAATTCTTCACGAGATGGTATAGCAGGAAATGTACCTCCTGTATAATAATTTTTAGTAGTTTTAGATGATAATCTCTGTGTAAGTGCAACGTTGTCTGTGTTTACTTCTGTATTCATATTTAGTGTGTACTCCTTTTAACATAATTAGTATTAATCCTTTCTGTACGAGGTTGATAAGTTGCATAACCTACTAAATGTGAAGGGTTGAAGGGTAGTAGGTTATATAAAGTTCTTCTTAATAGAAAAATCTTTTATTCACAAAAAGTGCAAATGTGTTATTTCACATTTGACTATTAATTTCTTCTCTATTTAATTTTAAGTTATATTGGAATTTATTTATCTGAATAGATAATGATATTGATAATAAAAATAAATAATAAAATCAAATAGAACGAAGCTAGATGTGAAGCGCAGCGAAACATATAGCGTAGTGATGACAAATGAACGTAGCGTAAGCGAAGTGAGTGCGTCAGTACCTGGTGGAACACCAGTAAAGTATAATCAAATCTTATAATCAAAATTCAAAATCAAATTAACTATCCTGTCGTTCCGACAGTGCTTCACCGCATTCACTACGCTTACGCTTCATTCATTTGGAGTCACTTCACAATTTTTCGCTAACGCTTCAAAATTGTTCGTTCGAAATTGGTTTGATTGCATATTTTTATTGGGATTCGTCAGTGTTAAAAAAATCGTCCATTTAAACTTCCCTATATAAGAGATATATATTGGAATTATAAACGGACAACTTTTGGTTTTGCCCTTATTTTATATGAAATAATGACCAATTTATTAAAACATATTTTACACAAATTGGAATGCCATTTTGCCCTTATTTTATATAGCATTAAGGGCGATTTTTTAAAACGTCTGAAACAAAAATTTTTTTCAAAAAGTCAGTATTTATAAGGGTTTAACGCACTTTAGGTGTCCCTGTTTGGGTGAAAAGCTTATAATAAGGTTTTAGTTAAAAAATGGTACACCTAAAAGTACGTTAAAGCTAGAGATTATCGGGTATCTGACGTTTTACAGGTGTCCCTATTTGGGAATTAGAGTTTAAAAAAATCGACCTCAATTCCTTATAAAATAAGGTTAAAACAGTTCCCCAATTTTTGGAATTATGTGGTATTAAAATTTAACAATAGTCCATGCAGCTTTGTATCTTCGCTGTTTTTTATTACCATTTTCATCTGTAATAGTTTTCTGAATTGAAAATTCTTTGATTCGGTATGGAGTATTTTCTTCTTCAAACATATGATTTAAAGTAGAAGCTCTCTTCATTATCTTCCCATTATGGATAAGATTTATTTTATGAATAAGCTCTGTTCTATCTGATGGTTGGAGGAATATAATTTTGTTATCTGCCATTTTTTTTAAATATCTTTGTAATTCTTTGTTGCTATTTTTATTTGAAAGTTCACTTATCATTTTGTATTTATAGACTCCTTTTTTATTATCATAGAAACCGAAAAACCTTGCTAAATATTTACAATAACCAAACTCACCATATTTGTTTATGATCTTTTTGTATTCTTTAATGTCTTCTTGCCGTTTAAAAAACATTGGACCGTTAACTCTTTTTATGTAAGTATTTGGTACAATTTTACCATTAATATCATAGCATAAATCATCATATAAAATATTGTTACTATCATTTTGCATTGGATATTCTTGGATAAGTTTTTCCATTGATAACGAATTTTTTATAAAGAATTCTGCCATTTCAACTTTTTGCTGCATATTTCTAATAAGTCCTGATAATCTTTGATTGGTCATTGCATGGATGTATAGATTTAATTTATCATTACCGTCCTGGATTCTTTTACGTCCAACACATTGGATTAATGAGCCAAAATCAATAATGTCAATTACAATATGTTTTACTTCTCTGTCAACAATATTTATTCCTGCATCAAAACATGATGTTGTTATTAAAAACTGTTCTTCAAAGCGCTCGTTCTCAAGAATTTTTTGAATTTTTTCCTTGTCTACATATTTATAATATTTTTCATTATTCTCACTACAGTTAAACACACAATAATCTTTATATTTCTTATATAATTTATAAGCTTTCTCTGCAGACTGTATAAAGAAAATACCTTTAGATTTTTTTCTAATACCTTCTTTTAAAAGTTCTTCTATAGTATTATCTCTATAAAAAAAATTTAAATTACGTATAAATGAAAAATCAAATGGAAGATCATATTTTGTGTATTTGGGTAATTTATTTTCATTAATGTACTTTCTCATATAATTTTCCATATTATTTCCTGTTGCTGACATGAATATATGAGTGGCAGTAGTATTATTAATTATCAATTCAAAAGAAATTGATGTTTTATTATTAAAACTACTATCATTAAAAAAGTAATGAAATTCATCACATACAATGTATCTGTATTGAGATAAATTGATTTTATCTAACGTGTTGTGTAATTTTGCATATTCAATAGATTGATAAGTCATTATGGTAATAACATCATCTTTTTTACTTTCAGTAATCTCATAAGAAAATTGATCTACACAGTTTGAACGGTGGATTAGCATTAAGATTTTATCATTATTATTTTTTGCGACATTATATAAGGTGTTTTTACAAAAGTAACTTTTACCTGATCCCATTGGCGCAGATACTAAAACATTATCTCCAGGTTTCCATGATTTTATAACAGACTCTGTAATTATATTTGATATTCTTGCTTTCATTATGATTTCCTCCTAGTGTGTTAAATATTTATTTCTATAATCCCTAATTGCCTGGATTAGTTCTGGAGTTTTATTAAAGAAAAATACATTTCTTCCTGATTTGTCATTTCCTGGTTCTGATCTTATAAGAACAAAGCCTCTTAGCATAAGATAACCAGCGAGTTTCTGAGTGTAAATTGTAATTGCTTCTTTTTTATTTTCTGTATACATTTGTTATTTTGTCCTTTCTTAATTTTAATCGTTTGAATATATTAAAATGTTGGATTGTGATTTTTATACATAAGAAAACCTCCTTTCAAATATTTCTTCTAAATTATTTTTCTTTGCATTCTGAAAAAATACTATTGTATTCTTTTTCAGTTAATGGACGAAGTAACCTATAATTGTATTCTGGTTCACAAAGAACTAATGGACCATAAGGATTTTTCTCATTAACCGGTTTGCAATGAAAATATTTTTCACCACGTTCAAATGCTTCTTTTGCCCATTGTGTAAGATCTTCCCTGCGATAGAGCATGGGTTCACCATTTTTTACTGCATAAAAGCGCCTAGAGATATTTACATCATAGCGATTAAATAAAAGTTGCAAATCTGATAGTGTTTCAACGTTTTCTTTACCAAGTAAAATTGATGTGTATCTTTGAATTTCATTATTATTCATGTCTTAAATTCTCCTTAATTGATATATTATGTATTAATGTATTCTTATTTAAATTTGTGTTTAATCTAAAAATAGTGATAGTGAGAGTGAGATAGATGGATTCAATATAGACTTCTAAATGGATTTTCATTTTATTCTTAGGAATTAAATTTGATACAAAATGAGAAGTGTATTAGTTTAATGTAAATTCGAGTTAAATTTGAATTAGATTTGAATTAGATTTGAATTAGATTTGAATTAGATTTGAATTAGATTAAAAAAAATATAGCTATATATTAGACCTGGATGGTGATCTGGGTAGTGAGTGCAGCTGAGATTAAAACATACCCCCATTACGGTACTTTAGATGAGTTTTTGATGGTAAATTTTGACGAGATAGTAGTTGATGGTAAATTGGTAGGGTAGAGGTGTTTGGACGATTTTTATGGTAGAATTTTGATATAAGGTAGGTATTGATTATAAGATGTATTGAAAATACTGGGATTAGAGCTAGTGGACGTATAGGGAATAAGTATGTAAGAAAAAAATAAAGCAGCACGTCCGGATTGGATGGCTGCTTTTAATTTTTAGTTTAAATTGTGTTGGTTATATGACATTTTTTGATGCTGAGAGATAACAGTATTTATATAGGAAAGAATGCGATTGGTGAGATGGGTAAAATGAGTTTTAAGTAGGGATTTACTTGGATTTTATCGAATGGATGATGTGGGAATCGTGAAAAATTGCTGATTATGCCTGGGAAATATTGGGATTTTTGTGTGGTGGGTGATGTTGTGATAGTTGTGGGAAATTTTGATAGCTGAACGGTATCGATTGATTAGATGAATTTATTGGGATTGAAAGAGATTGGTGCGTGATTTTTTGGCGATTTTAGGTGCGATTTTTGAGAGGGTGAGATGAGAGATGATAGGAAATTGTTGGGATTTTACGATACGGTGGTCGATACGATGGGAGATGAATGGAGAGCGTGAGTTAGTAGGGATTTATTGTGAAGAGGGATTTTCCAGTCAGTGTGGAGATTGACCTGCTTATGCTGCAGAGCCGATCCAGGATCTTCGCCAGGATGGAAAGTACCCCCCATCCCTTGTTTTTCATGTCTTCTAATAGATATTAGTGGACATGGAAATATACTTTCTGAATAGAAAATATAGAAATTACTATACAAGGTCAGTCTGGTGGTAGTCCGGCAAGGGCTTTAAAATGGTAATAGTAGGAATTTTTCAAAAAAATATGGTAAAAAGTCGTATAAATCCAGTATTTACAAGGCTTTGAGGGCTATGGATAAAATGAAATTTTTTACCAGACGGTGCAGTAATACCATATAACGTAGTATCGAAAACTATGTTATATCATTTTCAAAACAATCTAACTAGTACACTATAGTACATCATGTACACTATAAACTATCACATATGGTACACCAAAATACATCATATAGTTTTCGAAACTACATGACATAGTACCCACATACATAATTATGCACTTTGCACAATGACTTTTCATAGCACAAAATTTCAGCCCTCAAAAAGACACTTTTTACCATGCAATCCACATCCACATCCACATCACACAACCCCACTAAATCCAATACTTTTGTGCAATATGCCTATACCGCAGCTCAACTCACTGCTTACAAAATGTCTTTCTAACACGGACGTTTTCAAACAATTATCCAATTACATGTACAATAGCTATAATACAATAAATTGTATTTAAAAGTTATTTAAATCACGTTCTATTTTCTCGTTTATAGCACTTTTAATAAAAGTTGATACATTTTTATAGCCAAAATCGGCTATATGTGTTTCTAGTTCTTTCTTTTTACCTTTTTTAACTTTGATTACTATTCTATCATAGTTTTCTTTCTGAAAATTATTATCATATTCAGCTTTATTAAAACTTTTCTCTTTATTGTTCATACAATTATACCTACTTTACCGTACTAAAATATTACATATATGTTACAATTCAATTTAAAATAAATTAAAATATATTTCAAAAAGCTTAAAACATTTTACAAAACAATTAAACCGTATTAATTATCTATTACAAAATATTTCATGTTTGTTACACTTTTAAGTTAGACTTGCCTAATCTGAAAAAAATTCAAAAAAATTTCAACTTTTTTTGAGCCAAAAAAATTATACCACAAAAAGCCCAAAAAAGCTAGTAAAATCAATACTTTGAGGCATACTCGATCATGTTTTTGCCGAAAAAAACGCTACATTATAAACACGCGTAAAGGGTTTTTGTGTTTCGAAAAAAATTGAAAAAAGGTATTGACAATACGGTACACCAGTGTTATAGTTGTCACAAGCTCAAATGAGTGAGACGGAATAAACCGTTGAATTAAATATAGGCATTGAAAAGCATTTCTTCTTTTCTTCTTCCATTCTGGAATATAGCTTTTCAATATTTCTTTTCCAGTCTGGAAAATGCCATAGGTAGCAATAGGCAGTGTCAATGAGTCCTAATGCCTTGTAAGTTGGTAGTGTCAATAAATCCAACTTTTACCAACGCTATTAAAGGTAGCAAGTCCTTGTGTGGGAATGGACTATAAACAAGACCTTCACAGTATGTACGACTAAATGTTACACGGTTCCCATGTATGAAACGTTAAGCAATACAGAAGCTTTACACGTTACATATTTTTAAGTTCAACGTGAGGTTACATACCAAACCAAAAAGTAGCAAACTTGTAATAGTTGTAAACCCTTGTGAATAGTGAAGGATGAGATTAAAGGTGTTGAGCCTGGACGGTATTCTGGGGATAGCAAGAAAGTACAACGAATGGCACGACTTATAAAAAGTCGGGACCCACACAAGCCCACTTGTGAGTTACAAAAAAGCTACGGTATGAAAAACCATTCAGTGTAGGGACTGAATACAATTCGAACGCAATACCGAATAGTGACCGGATTTCATTCGGGGCTTGTGATTTCATCACAAGGCTATTCATACATAGACTTCTGGCATATGTTCTCGTGGCAATAGTCAGACAGTCGCTTGCAATACGTCAGTTTCCAGGACGTTGGGAAAAGTACAGTAACAATCCATTTTGACTGTTTTATTTCTTTCCAGTGGGTGCAATCCCCACATTGCAATTTTACCAAAAAATTATATTTTGCGCTCACTGCCTAGTGTGAGAGAAAGAGGTCAATCATGGCAAAAAAATTAATCAGTATTTCAATCCTTTGCAACAACGAAAAAATCGAAAAACACGCCGAAATTGTAAACTATGTAACAATGTTGGTTCGGTCTATGGAATGCCAGTCTTTAAAATCTGGCATGAAAACCGCACTTGAAAGTATCACGACAGCACACCCGGAATATTCCGACAAAATGCCAGTTTCCAGTAGTGCTGATGACATGGCAATCATTCAACAGGTTTTAGGCGTTTCCGCTGATACTTTCACGGAATCACTCAAACTCTATGAGGAGGCTCAGTCTGAAATTCTGGCTACCGGTGTGACTAAAGAGGATTTCCAGAACCTTAAAAAAGCTGACCGTATGTTCCTTACAATCTTAGCGCACATGAACTGCCGTGCTGTCAATTTCTCTTATGAGGAAATCAGCAAAGATGAACTTGCAAAATTCAAGGATAATATCATCAACTTCCGTAAAGATTGTAAGATTTCAGACCTCAAATCACGCCTACAGGCCATGTTTAACAGTCTGGTATCAGAAGAGGGTGAAATGTTCTATGGTCTGAAGGTTCGTAAGTCTAACCTTGCGACAGATACAATTGTCCAGGCTGTAGGTCTGACCTCTGGCAAGGCACGTTTTAACAAGGACAAAGACGACTACTCCTTCTCTAATCGTTTTAGCAAACTGAACCTTCTTCAGATTTTATCTGATTATTTCGGTGTAGTTTGCTATGGCAAGTCCAATGAGGTTGAGGTTATAAAACCACAGCCTCAGACAACACCAGAAGAAAATAAGGGTGAAAAGGTGGCATAATGCCACCAATCCACCACGGCACACTGTCCATATGACTGACTATGCCTCAACGTCAAGTGTGCCATTCGTAACTTGTCAACTAAATATCTCTGAAAAAGTCTGTCTAATCCGCAGCATTTCCCTAGGGATGGTCTACCCAAAAATAAGGAGGTTTTGTAACATGTCGAACCGTCAATATGTCCATCTGGCAGAACGCCAGACGAAAATGGAGGGATTTTGTATCCCAGTAGGCGCTATCTTTGGTCGCAGAAAAATCAACAACAAGACTCTGTTTTGGGTATCACTTTACCCTTCAGAGATATCTTTGAAAAACGAGTCACGCCAGTTTTCCCTCTGGGTGAACTCTGGCAACGACTGGCGAAAAGTTTCTGCATCCTTCCGTGGGATGTATGAACCGATTCGTTCTGACATGGTGAAAATCTGCAAAAAAATCAACGGCTTTCCGGTCGTTGAAAAATGGCAGAGACCAAAACGTCCGGTCATTACACAAGCTGACCGTGACGCTCATAAACTTGCCATGGAATTTTCATGGCGAAAAGTCCCGGAACCACAGCAGGGATATTCTCGCAAAAATTCGGACGGTACAATCCGTGAGTTTGACGCTCAGTACATGGTAGATGGTCGTTGGTACGACATTTCCTGGGAAGAAAAGGTTTACCCACTGGAAAATTATAATGGACTTCCGGTCTACTACCGCGAGAATTCCAAGCCTTCCATGACCAAAAAATGCTCAAACACTGGTTATGATGGAGCATTCGATGGAATTGGTAGTACTCGCCGTGACGGTATGAAAGTTAAACAGATAAAATGCCGTCCTGGAAAACCATTTATTGTTGAATAGGAGAGAATCTGTAATGGAAGTAATGGAAATGGATTTATCAACTTTCTGTGCTACTACACACAGAATTAAAATTCAGTTTTCAGAAGGGAAACTGTCAAGAGAATCGGCAATTAACAAACTTGCCAATCTATACGCAGACTTTTTTGGTATGTTTACCGGATCATACCAGGAAGCTATGTTGTCAGATTTTTACATTGATGAGGATTAATCTTTTCCTCATTCCGCCTACATAGTACAAAAGGCAGTACGATCCACACACCACCATACAGTCAAACGCAGTAAACCCCTCAAACTGCGTCAAAAAAAGAAATACGTAGCTTAACCCCTGAGTTGCGGTAGCCTCTCCCTTAGTGTGTACGGATAGATAGCGGTTCGATTCCGCTTGTGGGCTTTAGTAAAATACTTTCATATCAGAAATGGAAGTGAAAAATACAAGAGAGAAAGGAGAAACCCTTATAAATACAGTGTTTTTGTTGAATATACAACACATATATTGTATAATATAAGTAAGAAAAACGTATGAAAAGAGAAGGCAAAATGCAGATTGATATTATTATTGATGAGCTTACAGACTGTCTAAAAAGACGGAAAGATGGCACTACCGTTGAAACTGAATACAGAAAATTAGAGACTCCAATCAAGAAGAAAGATTTTTCTGGTTGGAAATTTAATTGGAGTACACCACAGAAAAATGGGTATGATGTATATGAATTGTTTCTCAAGGGAAATTCAGAAATTGAAGGCAGAATTGCATTAACACTAAAACCTGGCTATGTTGAAGTTGATGTAATAGAAAGCAATCCGAAAAATATAGGAAGTAAAGGGGAGTACATAGGCGTTGGAGGTCATCTTTTTGCCATTGCTTGTTTAATAAGTTTTAACAACGGATATGATGGTTATGTAGCATTTACTGCAAAGACAAATTTAATTGACCATTATATTAAATCTCTTGGTGCAAATGTTTTATCTGGTCAAAGATTATGTATAGAAGAACCCGCAGCAAGGGAATTAGTAAATAAATATTTAGAAATGGAGGTATAGATTATGTTATCAGCAAATTACGGAAAAGTTATTGATCTTGAAAGTTTTATGACAGATAGTAGATATACCGAACCATCTGACGGAAAGACTTTTGACATAAGGAAAATGCTTGAAGAGGTTAAAAGGATAGGTCGTCCATTAACCGATGATGAGGCTGAAAAATTTAGAATTTGGTAAGAGAAATGAGGTATTTTATGCCATTTGTAGAAGTTGATGTTGAAAAGCAAATTGAAGAAGAAAGGCAAAATGATCCTAAATTTAGAAAAGCGTGGGACAGAAGGCAAATTAAAGAAAATATGAGTCCAGAGGGTTCTTCTTTTAACGATTTCTTAAAGGAAATGTATCAAGATCCTAAGTTTAGAGATTCATGGTATGATTTGGCTGCTGACAAAGATATTGCAAATGCAATTATTAATGAGCGAAATGAAAAAGATTTATCTTTAAAGCAATTTGCCAAGAGAGCAGGAATGTCTAAAAAGAAACTGATTAAAATTTGTGAAATGGGTAATAATCCATCACTTAATCAGCTAAAGAAAATTGCCAAGGGAATGGATAAAGTTCTTAAAGTTGAGTTTGTCTCAAAGGACGAATTCGACAAAAAAGTAATGGAAAGGTAATAAAAGTAACATAAGAGAGTCTATCATTAGATAGGCTCTTTTTTAATGCCCAAAAATAATTCCAAGAAGGGAGATTGTGTTTATTATGTCTGCTCCAAAAACAACCACAAAATAAAATTTCATTTTTCAGAAGGGAGACCACAACAATGAAAAAACTTCTCGTAGCTACAACAATTGCAGCAATCACATTAACCACACCAACCACAGTTTTCGCAAAACCAAACAATGTTCGGTATAGTACCGGAATTGTGACCGGTGCAAAATCTATTACAACTACAGACGGTAATATCTGGCGTACCAAGCGAAAACTCCATCTTCACAAGGGAACTAACGTCCAGGTTAAATTTGACACTAAGGGAACTCGCAGAAAAAAGGATGATGCAATCCTTAAAGTTTCCAAAGTGTCAAAGGCAAAGCAAGCGAAACCGGAGGTCAGCATTCCGATTTCTGATATTGCTCTGGTGTACACAGATTCCATGGGCTACACCACATTACAGCTGAAAGATTACGGCTATGTTGGAGATGATCCTAACAACATTAGTTATACAGAAATTAAACAAATAGTCAACTCCTAAGATTCCGTGACGGTAACAGAGCCAAACGGAAATAGCTGGACAGTAAGAAAGTGAGGTGTTTACAATGTCAGAATCAGTTAAATCTTATAAGCGAGATGCAATCAAAGCTGCAAGGCAACTGAAATATTCAGATTATATCCTTGCACGTCTCAACAACGCCACAACGGAAAGCGAGATCTGCCGACTGATGATCGAAGGCAGACACACAAAACGGTATTATTAAACGCATTATAATAAGGAAGCTTTTCATTCCATCTACGGTTCGTAGGTGGATTTTTTAATATAAAAAGTTTCCGATTTTGGAAGAGAAACACAAGGAGGTGTAAAGCAAATGGTTAGAACATGTGCATTAGTTGAGCGAAAATATGACAAAACTAAAGCTGTCGTAATTTTTGATCGCTGCGAGGATGGTTTTCCACTAAGCATAATGATGTTTGAGTTTGCAAGAGAAAACTATCCGTATAAGTACCCTTCGCCGTTTGGGGATATTAAAAATATCTCATGTGATACGGCAAGAAATGAGAAGGAAATGAAAGAGAAAGGATGGGTGAAACTTACAGATGAAACGCAAATATTATAACTGCGAACTTAAAGAGCTGGATGCTCAGAAACTCAAGGCAAAACTGAAAGAAGAGGGAATTGAATTTGAGTCATCTGGTGTTGGCTGGCATTATACACATTTTGAAATTCTGTGCAATGACGCAGAAGTGGGAATCATTGATAACTTTTTAATGGAACTGTAATGGAGGTATAAGGCAAATGGTAGAGGTATTAGCAACAATCAATACTACTGAAAAATCAGTAGGAAGAGTATGCAACTATTTGACAAACAGAAGAGTGAAACACAGAGTAGTTTCATCTGGCAATAACATGCAGATCAAATTGCTCACAACTCGAAGCGAAATCTCAGCAATAAATAGATTCTTGGAAAAAGAGGTAAATTAAAATGGGAGCAGAAGCTTTAAACTATGATTATGATGTTATTGATACACCAACCGAAACACCGACAACAGACAAGATTGTTCGGTGCTTTACAGATAGCGAGCTTAATGATGAGCTTGCTAATCTGTTAAAAGATTCTTTATCTGGAGTACGCAAGGCAAACTTAGAAGATCACGGTTTAGAAATCCGTAAAAGAAACCGTGAGTTAATCATCAGAGAGAAGAAGAAACAGAAACTTCTTTCTATAGTTGAATTGTCTATGATGATCTTTGTGTTATTACTGGTTCCGGTTTTAGGAACTGTGATTGTAAGGGAAACTGTATATTTATGGTTGTATATTATCACAGGACCAGTCGCAGCTTATTTAGCGAACCAGTTAAGAAAAATGTAGGAGGAGGTATAAAAATGTATAAGAGAAAAACTGTAGATTGTTACGCTATTGAGGGTTTTACGAAGGGTATGGCTGGGACATTGAATGTAATTGTGAAGATTATAAGGATGCAAAGGTACAGTTAAAAACATATAGAGAAAACGTTAATTATCCAGTTCGGATTAAAAAATGGAGAGAGAAAATTAAGGAGGCATAAGGCAAATGGAACTGAAAAAGTATATTACCTACGAGGAACCATTGGAAGGAAAAAGTTTTACAATCAACCAGCTTCATGAGGTTTGCAGAGATCTTGTAGACAAAGAAGAGTATCAAGATTTTGACTGTTGGTTTACCGATATGTTGAAATCTGGCGTGTTTAAGGAGGTGTAACAATGGGCAAGAAAACAACTAAATCATGGGATAAGAAACAGGAGCGAAGGCTCCGGTCTTATCTCAAGGCAAACGGTTATTTGTATATCTGCTCAAAAGGCAGCCATGACAAATACCGGTCAACAATTACAGGAAACAACGTAGAGGTAAACAATCATATTAATAAGATGGTTTGGAAACGAACCATTGAAGAGGTCGCAGATGATCTCAAATCAAAAGGCTACAATTACGTTCCTTATGAGCGTGTTCGGTAGTCTTTTTTTTATTGGGAAAATTTTGAAAATTGAATAATGGATGCCATAAGGCAAATTGAAAATACATTGATGAATAAAGGAGAATAAGATTATGACAACAGTTAATATGAAAGATTATGTAAATGGAAACGTAAATGAAAATAAGGCAGTACAGGAAGTTATTGGAAAGATTAGTAAGGCAGAAACTAAAGTTAGTGCAAATGTTATAAATACAGTTGTTCCGATTCTTGGAAACAAAGAAAGAACATTAGAACAAAGAGCTGAGGATATTGGAGAGCTTAAGGGAATTCTTGCATCTTCTATTGCATCAGGTTTATCAAAAGTTATACTTAAAATTCCTGTAAGATTACTTGCAATGGATACAGCATATCAGATTCCAGAACGAACAGAAAGAAGTTTGGGAAAACTGTTAAAAGAATGGGACTATGATTCATGTGATCCATTACTTGGTGTACCACATTTTGAAGATGGATACATAGCAGTTGTTGATGGAACTGGTAGAGTTCGTGCATCTAATGTTATTGATAGTGACAAATACGAAAAACTTGATGTTACTGTCCTTTTAAAAGCTCCAAGTGACCCAAAGGAAAGACAGAAATTTGAAGCTAAAAAATACGAATATCAGAATTCTGGAACAGAGCCATTAAAAGATTATCAGAAGCATGGTGCAAGATTAATTAGAGAAGATCGCCCTACTATGTTGCTTGAAGAATTAAAGCACCAGTATGATTTTGACTGGGTTTTAAAGAAAGGTCAAAGAGAGGGTGGAATTCTTGGTTCATATCCTTACACAAGAGAATTGTGCGAGAAATATGGAAGAAGCTGTATGGAATATATTCTTGATATTTGTAAAAAGTCAGGCTTTAACCGTCTTTCAAATGGATATTCAAGATGTGTATTTAAAGCGTTAAGGGATATGTGGAGATATTATGCAAGTGATAGAAATAAGACTGAGCAGTTTTTATCAGAATATTTACACGGAAAAACACCTGCACTCATTAAAGCAAGATCAAAGGTTGCATATGAATATCTTGACGCTGATGCAGCATTTAGTTTTTACATAGAAGATGCAATTGTTGAAAATCTGCATTTACAGCAGACTAGAAAACTTTCAGATGATGAACAGAAACTTGAAGTTATTCGCAAATTTGCATAACAAACTTTACATAAACTAAGAAGTAGAGGGTAGCAAGCGAAATTAAAACTTGTTGCCCTCAAATTATATAAGCAAGAAGGTAGATAAAAATTATGGCATCAACAATTGAAGCAACATCAAAAGTTTATAAAAATGTTCGGTCTTACTTTTCAGCTGGACATGGAGTTGAAAATTATAATCTTGTATCAGTTCGACAAAAATTAACCGAAACTTATCTTTATAGGGTAATGGCACAGCACAAGACAACTGGGAAGTATGCAGTGTGGACATGTTGGAATGAAAGCACGCAGTCGTTGAACTTTGGTCATTACAATTTAAATTTAGAGGATGCTATGGACATTTTATATTGCAAAGGAGAGTGGGATTTTTGAAATATGTATATTTTATATTCTTTGTTCTCTTTATAGGTATCACCCTTGGAATTGTAGACATTGATGTAAAGCTTTCAGATGGAAGTCATTTTCATTATGATAGTTGGATTCACTTATTTATGAGATAAAATGAAACTTTTAAGGGAGGAAAACAAAATGAAGAAATTTGAACTTACAACAGAAACTAAAATTAATATTTGTGGTAAAAAACTTTTTAGAATTAAAGCACTTATTTCTTTTGGACTTATAATTGCCGGAGAAAAAGGAGGATGGATAGAAAAAGAAGAAAATCTAAGTCAGTATGGTAACGCATGGGTATTTGGCAACGCAGAGGTATATGATAATGCATGTGTACGTGATAATGCATGTGTACGTGATAATGCATGTGTACGTGATAATGCATGCGTACGTGATAATGCATGTGTACGTGGCAACGCATGTGTACGTGGCAACTCAGAAGTATATGATAATGCATGTGTACGTGGCAACGCATGTGTACGTGGCAACGCATGTGTACGTGGCAACGCAGAGATATCTGGCAATATAGAGATATCTGGTGACGCAGAGATATCTGGTAATGCATGGGTATCTGGCAAGCTGCATTAAAAAGAGATTTAACCGCAGAAGAAAAAACACGATATATTAAAGAAACTGCCCACGAATGTATGATGTTAATGATTGGGTTAAGTTGCTCATTGGATGAAGCATATAATACGCTGATGAATTAAAAACGGAGGTAAGGTAAATGAAATGTGATGAATGTACATGCACTTATGAATCATGTTCTTGTAAATTGCCAGGTTCAAAATGTGCTTACGAAACTGATGACAAAAAAGATGATGGAGCAAGAAAAAATGAAGAAAAATAAACCGAGATGGAAAGATCTTCCGTTCTATGAACGATTTGCTAGGACTTGTAAGCGAAATGGTTCTGCTGATTGGATGGTAGAACATATTAGAGAACGTGGTAAACAAAAAGAAAAAGAAGTAAGAGAAACGGAGGACAAATAATATGAGCATTACAAAATTGATCGAGTTACTTCCAGATAGCGTCAAGTGTGACACTGTAGATTTTAAAGATGTTCGGTTGATGGATGGTCGTAGCGCCATCCGTGTTACTATTGACAGACTTCTTACCCAGGAAGAGAAAGATAAAATGACCAGTAAGAGATTTGTTGGTCTTGACTGCGTAGGTTTTTACAAATATGCACCGGAAATCAGAAAATCATATTTCTATGTGGTTTAGTGAGGTAAGGGGAAATGATATCCTGATTGGTTAATTGAATGTATGTAAATAGAAAGTGGGTGAAGTAAAATGGGTAATTTTTACAACGTTCCTGGTGTTGAATTTATTTATCATAGTAATATATATTACCCAGATGTTCGGTATAAAAACAGATTGTTTAATTACTGGGACTTAGAAAATGCCTTGTATGAACAGTATATAGAAGAAGGTAATCCAAGAATTAATAGTCCAGCATGTGATGATAAACAATTTAGAGATTGGATAGCAGATGATCCAGATACGGTATATGGATATTTGGATGATTGGATTATGTCTCTTAAAGAAGCAGAATGGGAAGATCGAAATTTAAAAGGTCTTCTTAATGATGGAGAAGAAATTCTTTATTACAAATTTACTGGTGATTACTTATGGAGAGAATGCATTATTAGTAATGGAAGCGATGATATTACAGGAGCTTTGGAAGATACTCTTCATAGAATCCTAGACAATGGTGGAACTAAAGATGATGTTTGTAAAATTATGGGAGCTATCATTCCAAGCGAAAGTGAAATGAAAGAATTAGAGGAGTTTAATGAATATATTTCTATTGATCTTGGATATGTAATTCCTGGACTAATAACAGAAATAATGAGGTAATGGAAAATGAAATTATATTATGCATCTGTAATTATACAAGATAGTGAAAATAGTAAGCCATGGTTATGCTCAATGCAAGACAGTTGTACAACCATTAAAGATGCAAAAGAAATTATATTAAAAGCAAGAAAAAATTTTCGTGTATTATCTTCATGGATTGATACGTACGATGGTGCTAATAATAAAATTACAGTCTTTCATGAATGCTATGTAAATTTTATTGGTGAAGTAGAAAGACCGAAGGAGGTAGATGATTGAATGAAATACTATGGAAAAATTACATATGAAATTGACGAGAATCATCCGGATGTAAATTATGTTGCCGGTGGTTGGCACCAAGGAAAAGTGTTTGAGTATGAAGATACTTACGGATTTGACGAAAGACTATATTCACCAGAAGATTACGACATGATTATCAATTATATTAAAAAGGATTTAAAACTTGTCGCAGGTGGTGGACATAACACAGATCACATTCACAACGTAAAATTTGAAATTCGCAGAATGGCATAAAACGGAAATTTTAAGGGGGAATTTTACATGCAATATATAGTACTCGAAAGAAAAGTTTACGAGCGTTACTCTGTTGTTGATGCAGATGATCCGGAAGAAGCAAAAGAAATTTCTAGAAATAAATCATATGAGAATGATGAACCAGCCACTTATGTGGGAACCGAATATATTGCGTCAGAAATTTTAAGAGTAAGAAAGGAAAATTAAAATGAAAAAGTATAGTGTAACTTATCACGAAACATATGAAGAAAATTATGAAATTGAAGCAAACTCGCCGAAAGAAGCAGTAGAAATTCTTCTAGAACGAATTAGAGAAGGCAAAGAAGATGGTCCAGAGAATTGCAGTGATAGCTGGGCTGATGTAACAGAACTATAAAATCCGCATTTTGTAAGGGAGATGAAAACATGACATTCGAGGAAGCGAAAAAGAGACCAGACTATAAGTTTGTGCTTAATGGAATTGAAAGTGATATTGAAGATATTCGAAATAACTACATGAAGAGGTTATATGAGAATGGTGATCCGGAAAGAGGAATTGCTATTCTTGAAATCGGTTATGTAGACATTGAGGTAAATTTAATGACATACGAACAGGTTGGAGAGCATCCTGGAGATAAACGTCCGATTATCAATTATTTTTCATGTATTAAATGTGGAGATAATGAAGATGATTGGAGATCTGATGATTATGTCGATCATGATATTAATGTAAATTGGGTTTTAGACAACTGGGCAGAACAGCTTGAAAGGGATATGTTTGAAGCTCTTAATAAATATGTTGTCCAAAAAGGTTATAGTTATGATCACGCTAATTAGTAAAGGAGATAAAAATTATGACAGTAGATCAGTTGGTTAAATCTTTAATGCATTACGATCCGGATGCAGAAATAGTTATTTTTGATAGACACACCGGCGAACCATATGAATATTGTTTTTCTTTTGAAAATGAAAATGAAGGAAAAAAACAAATAATGATTGAGGTTGAATAATAAAATTCGTATTTGATCGGAGGAGAAAAATGGAATATTCAAAAATTGTAAAAAAAGAATGCCCAATGTGCGGTAAAACATATTTTGTTAAATTAACAGAAGTTGAATATGATCAGTACAAAAAATATATTGCATACGGAAGCTTGATTCAGAATGCCCTTTCAAACACAAGTCCAACAGTAAGGGAATTTTTGAAAACTGGGTATTGTCCAGACTGCCAGAAATTATTGTTTGGAAAATGTGAGCAGAAAGAATTGTTCTTTTCTTATGACGATATTAGAGAAGATGTTACAAAAGAGTTCTGTGAAATGCATGAAAATATATTAGATGCTCTCACGTCTGATGATGCTGATGTTTTGACAGAAGAAGAGTGGTTATTACTAATGTATGAGTTTTAGTGAAAGGAGCAATGGAAATGGCATATTATCATAGTCCAAAAGAGTATGAAGCAAAAACAGGAAAACGTTTTTCTGATAAAGGAGCATCAATTCACAGAACTGGATCTGTAAAGGGAATGGTTAAGTTAGGATACTGGGATAAAGATGCAGACAAGGTAAGATGTGGAAGCTACATTTATCTGCAAAATAATTTTAGGTAAAAATTATAATCTACGGAGGTATTTTAATGTATAGAGTAGAGTGGATCGATGATGAAGGAAATCTTAAAATTAAAAGAGGTTTTAAAAAATCAGAACTGGCGCATCTGTGGATTGAAAAGATGCATTTAAAAATAGACAGTTTCCCAATGGTATTTTATGAGGGAGAGGGAGAAAACGATGACTAAATTAGAAAATATGGCAGCTGATGAATTTAAAAAGTTGCCGAAAAAGAAACAGAAAGAGATTAACAAGGCAAAACGCATTCCGGTAGCAAAACCTGGACATGAGTTTAATAAAAGTAATGTTCGGTGTAAACGCTGGAATACGGATGAGTGATGGAGGTACTACATGAAAGGATTTGATTTACCTGTAATGGATGGAACACGAAAAAGTTTTTATGGAAAGGCAAAAGTAATTGAACACGATAATGGAGATATATGTCTGATAAGTTATTCAACATTGGTTGCTAGAATACATAATGGAAATTTTGAGAAGTTATGGGATGGATATAGTGCTACAACAATGCGGCATATAAATTCATTCCTTTTATTTTACAATCTTCCAGGTGGTGGAAAGTTGTGGTGGAATAAATTAGAGGTGGTGGCATGACTGAAAGAGAGAGAAATCTAATTAAAAGTAACCTAAAAGCTTTCGTACATAATTTTGGAACAGTTCGTATTGAGAAAGAAAATTGTGGTAAAGGCTTTTATGTGTTTTATCCGGAGGATAGTGATTCATATATCCAGTATTGCTATAGCATTGAGTACCTGGATGGTTGGCTTTATGGATGTGTTCAAGGAAAACTAAGATTAAAATTAAATGATGAAAGAGAGCGTGAGTTGTATGGTTAAAAGATTTAGAAAACCAGATACGGTTGAAGCATACAATGCTGCCGGATTCAGAGAGAGATACGCAATGGAAAATGGAAATAAAAGTACAGTGTATCTAAATGGACATAAATGTTACAAGTTTACATATTCAAAAGATGTTGATTATCAGGATGCTAATGGAGCCTTATATGATACTGTCGAGAAAAGATGGAGGGCTTAATATGTTAAAAGATATTAAAGATGCAAAAGAAATTAGCTGCTATGACGCACTGACAGGAAGATATACTGGTGAAGAGGACGGTTGGCAGAAATGGAAAGATTTAGATGAAGATACAAGTTATGAAGTGTTTTGCTTATGTCGTGAATTTGTAGCAAAAACAGCTAGGGGAAATCGGAGAACAAGAATTATGAATAAAGGAAAAAATTATGTTGAGCCTTGTGGAATTCTCAGAAGACTTGCATATAACTTTAAGAGAGGTGAAATTGAGTATACTGCTGGCCAAGATTACAATGAAGAAATGAAAACATTAAGAGGAATTTTTGATTAAAGGAGGATAAAAATATGTTTAAACTTACAATTAATACAGGTAATGCAGCTTTTCACGATGAGTATAATGATGATAAGGCTTATGACAAATACTGTGAGGCAGAAGAAATTTCCAGAATTTTAAAAGAAGTCATTGATAAACTTGAGTATGGTTGTGAGTCAGGCGTTTTAATTGATATCAATGGAAATAAAGTTGGAGAATGGAGCCGGTAAAAGGGAGGTTTTATAATGGCAAGAAAACATGAAAAATTTTCATGGAGTGGATACAGATACGCTCCTGAATCATTTTACTTTTCTTTAAACGGAAAAGCAATTTGCTTACCGCACGATACAAGAACTTCATTAGCGTATTTAATAATTGCTGGGAAGGAAAAAGAGGCTGAGGATGAATTAAAAAGAATATTAAGAAAAGATGAAAAGAAACCTCAAATAGTTGGAAATTGCATAATATTTTTTAAGGAAGATTCAAATGAATTTTATTATACAAAAGATCTTCAATATCAAACAGGGGATCTTCAAGAAGCATTAAGGTGTTATAAGGAATGGAAACATTACATTCTTGACAGAAATTGTATGTTGGAAACTGGATATACGGTAGAAGAAGGTGATTTTAAGCCATTTGGTAATAATATTCCAAAGAGAAAAGCTATTGTAAGTAAGGTGGATTTGACAAGGGTAGGATTTGTAAGATTTAAAAGAAGAAATATTTTTAATGAATTATAAGGCAACGGAGGTTCTACGATGGAGAAAGATTATAGATATTATAAAAATTCCGAAGGGAAAATTGTTCGGTTGTACATACAGAATGATGAGTGTCCTCTTAATCCAAGAACAGATTTTGATGGTCATGTCGGGAAAATGATGTGTTGGCATAGATATTATGATCTTGGAGACTATGAAGAAAATAATTTCAGTGATCCAGATCGGTTCTTGTCAAATTTATTACATGAAAATGTAAGTGAAAAGTCAATAATTAATTTTGTTCGAAATGGGAAAGCTTCAAATGAGACAAAGCTAATTTATAATAGACGTTCAAAAATGTGGGAGCTTTGGGCTTGGTACTATGTAACATTTCAATCTCCTAAAGAAGCAAAATTTCAAATTTACGAAGAGAATGAAGATATTACCTGGTTGGTGGATGATATTATTGATTGTCTTTCAGATAATGATAAGTGGTATCTATTAGAGAAACATGCAAGTATTGTTGCGCTTCCATTATATTTATATGATCATAGTGGAATTACAATGAATTGTTGTGGCTTTTCTGATCAGTGGGATTCTGGACAAGTTGGTTGGATTTATACTGATAAAAATACTGTATTAGGAAATGGTGCAGATATTAAGAGAAATTGGAAAGAAATTGCTTATGAATGGATGGAAGGCGAAGTAAAAGAGTATGATATGTATCTTCAGAATGAAGTATATGGAATCATTACTGAAGAATATAATGGAGAAGGCGATCCTGAGAATGATAATAGTTGGACCGATGAAGAATCTTGCTGGGGATTTTATAGTGGTAAATGGGGCGATGATTTGATTGAAGAAATCGCTAACGAGTATGGAATATCAGAACAACTGTTTGAAAAATTTGAGAACGTAGCATAAGGCAACTGGGAAGTACATAGTACCAGTTGTCTTTTTTTAGTACAAAAAATGGAGGTAAGAGGAAATGAAAGTATTGGCTTTATGTGATGTTGATAAAAACATTTTAAAAGAATCGACAGATAGTATTTATATAGACGAAGACGAGTATGATGTTGACTGTATTCTGGATGATTTTGATTGTGAATTTGAGCAACTTAATCAATCTGGAATCTGTCTTGATGAATTTGCAGAATTTGATTCTTGTGAACAGAATGAAGAATACCAGGGATATGTGTACCGCGAGGGAACTGGTTATGTTCCAAGTGGTAGAGCTACATATAATAAAATGCTTTGTGAAGAGCGGTTGATAAAACGAATGACAGAACTCCCAGAAGAGAAATATGATGTAACTCGGTATAAAATCTTGAAGCGAACTGTGTATACGGTTTGTACAAAATACGAGGAGGTGTGCTGATTATGATGACAAGAGAAATGATTAGACAGGTTGAACTGTTAAATGGTAGTACTCCAAATGGCATGATTATTGATTCAGATACAATTTTGGCAGATTTGTTATTGAATGTAGATAATGAAGTCTCAGGATTCTCACAAGATATTTTCAATATTTACAAGAGAAGTAAAGATAAAGATGCTGTAAAACAAATATTCTTTGAATTTACAGGAACGGAATTTGACGATTACTTAGATAAATGTATGAAAGAAATTACAAGATAAAAGAGATATTTTAAACTGAAGAATGGAGGAATTGAAATGATATTAACTATAGCCTTACAAGACGAAATGGATGCAATTGTTGATAAAAATGGGAATATAGTGATTTATATACCAGATTCATGTAAGCGTGACTTATGGGATGCACAAATTGAATATTGGTTAGAAAAGGACAATTTAAATTGTAAGAATTCAGTAAAAACTGATGGTGGATTTTTAAGAGTAATTAGAAATAAAATAAAACATGTAAGAAATAATTATTAATAGTGCGGTAGTTTTACGGAGGTAGTTTTATGAAGAAACATTTATGGATCGGTGAAGAACTTGAGCCATGGAGTTATAAAACCTCACTCAATAATGGAATTGCAGTTGGAATTTTTGATGGTATGTGCGGTAAAACAAAAGCATTATTAAATGTTGAAAATTTTGATGCAGGAAAAACTCTTGATAAAAGAATTGTTATTAATAAAGGTCTTGCTGAAAAATATGGATTTAAGATCGTTATTAAATAGGAGGCAGAATTATGGCAAAAGAATTTATTTATACAAAAGTACAGGATCTTGGTAAGATTGGTGATAAAACTGTTGAAATTGGTCACTACATAGTAGATGGTAAAGTAATGCCTGATAAAGTTTATATGGTAAATCACTTTACAAGAAAGAATGGAACCGAGGACAGTAAGGCAACTGCAATTTGTGCTATTGGTGAAGCAAAGGAAATCGGAAAGCTGCTTATTGAGGTAGAAAAGAAATGACATTAAGAGATTTATTAGATCAGGTTGAGCTTCAAGGACCTGTCAGTTTATTAGAAATTACTGATAATGGAAGTAAAATTTTATACGAAGGATACGGATGTTGTTTAAGTAAAAAAGCAAAAGTATATTTAGATAGAGAGATTACTTATATATATCCGTCTTATCAAAATCTTGGAGCTGGTGTTGTTATTGAAATAAAATAGCAATTTTGTTCTGAAGAATGGAGATTAAAAGTTATGATGACGATTGATCAGATAGTTAATAGTTTAGAAAAATTATCAAATGGAACCGATTTTTCATTTGATATTAGTGAAAATAAAAATGAAGAAATAGAATTACTTGTGGACGGAGATAACCCTCAATGTGAAGACTGGTGTTTTTATATTACAGTTGAAACTCCTGAGACAGAGGAAGATTTAGCTAAAAGTCTTAGTAAAGAATTCTGGGATCTATATAACAATTATGATGTTGAGGAAAATGTTTACATGTGGCTGGGAGCAAAAAGAAATGGAACATCTGGCGTTCCAGGAGTGGTTGATCTTGTACATAACGAAGAATACAAGGAAAAAGCATTGAGAAAGTTTGCTGAAAAAATGGATTTTATGTGCTAGGTGAGGTGAAAATATGACCTTTGATGAAACTGATTTTGCAAAACGTGTACCAAAGAAAATATTAGACCGCACAAAAGAAAATATGGAAGTATATAATATGGGTTTATATGACTCGTTTAAAGAGGCTGTGCGTGAACTTTCAAAGACAGGAACTAAATTGTGGAAAGCGTGGTATTACGATGATTTTAGAGAATACATACCATGCGTTTACAATCAGAAATATTTAGATTTTGAAAAATACCCACTGAAATATAAAGATAAATAAAACAAGATTTTCATTGGAAGAATGGAGAAAAGATATGACCTATTTAGAATTAGCAAGAAAGATAAAGAGTGCATATAAGGAATTAAAGCAAGATGAAGTATATAAGTTTTACAATGTCATATGGAATAATGACCTTGGAGAGTCAGAAATTACAGTTGAAAATGATGCTGGATTTAGAGCAATTATTATTGGTAATACATGTGGTGTAAAAAAATCAAGAGGTTATATGTATTTGTTTTATACCAATGATGATACAGAATCATTTCCGACTATTAAAGAAATAGAACACAGATTAAAAGTAGTTGCAAATCAAGAAATTTTAACAAATAAAAATGCGGATTATTTTGATTGGGAACAGTATGGTTCCTTAGAAGAACAGAGAAAATATTTCTCAGAAATAATTTTGAATACGATGAAACGATGATTTGAAAGGAGGATAATATGGTTAAGGACGCAACATTTATTTCAGTTTGGGATGGTGGTTTCGAATTACTTAGCAGCTGTAAGGTAAACACAGAAACAAGAGAAGTATTTAATATTGAACAATTTGAAGATGCAGTTGACGATGATGGAGATGAGTTAGAAAACCTCATTAGAGAATATATAATTGTGAATGGTACAGAATACTGTGTTGAAAGTGCTGATTCTAAAACAGATAAAGATTATTGGTATAAATAAATTATAATATAAAGTGAATGATTGGAGTAGAATAATATACAGAGAATACAAATTTGAAAGAGCTGCTTGAAGATTATGAATTATGGCAGATTAGATAGTCTGGAGGTGTGAGATATGAAATATTATAAAACAACAGAAAAAATATATGATTTTTGTAAGTCTTATATAGATGAGCATGGTTACGCTCCAACAATAAGAGAAATCGGAAAGGGAGTTGGGCTTAGTAGTACATCAGTCGTACATAGACATATGCAACGATTATTTAGAAATGGTAGGTTTGAAACAGAACATCCTGGAGAAGCAAGGGCATTCAGAGTTATATCACAAAACAGCAAATCAACAAATAAATCAATTGATAAAGATGGATTACTAGATTATATAAAGGAAGAATTTCCAGGAGTAATTGATACACATTGGAACTGGGATGTATTAGAAAATATTATTGATTATGCAACATCCAAATATAATGGAGAAGAGTTAATAAAATTTTTAATGAATATAATTCCAGAAGTTACATATGAAGAATATCTAATGTTTATGTAGAAATAAAAGTCGTATTTGATTGGAGGTAATTATATGTTTAGTGATTTATATAAAAAATATATTAATCAGAAAACAGCATTAAAAAATAGTATTATTGGAGAAATTCAGGATGACTATGATTTGTCTGACGAAGAATGTTGCGAATTATTAGATGAATACGGAAATGAGATTCAAAGTATTAATGCGGTATATGAAGATTATAGTACTGCTGCTATAGAAACAGCATATTCATTGGGACTTGTAAGTAAAGAAAACGAAGAATATTTTAATTTTGAAAAATTAGAAGAAGACCTTTTTGTAAATGACAATTTTATTCAATTAAAATCTGGGAAAGTTGTTTATATTACACAGTGATTATTTGGAGGTTATTATGACGAGAGACGAATTGCGGAAAGAATTAAAAGCCGGTGTGAAATTAGAGGATATATTCGAATTTACAGATGGACAGGATTGTCTAATCTATAAAGGAAAATTTCTTCCTGGCATTATTGGAGATGATATTTGTTATATTTCTGATCTTTCTTTAGTTGATATCCCAGTTAATAAGAGTATTGTCAAAAGTTATGAAATTGATAGCGTTATGGGTCGGTGTTATACAACAAACGACTTTATAAAAGAATGCAATGGGCATGAAAATATTGCAGAAGATTTATTTAATTATGTTGATTGGCAAACTCCTGATATTAATGATTTTATGGAAGGGTACGATGATAAGGAGCAGTTTTTTAAAGAATATAGATTTCCTATGGACGATTTGTTTGTAACAGAAGAAATGAAAGATTTATTATCCAGAGTTGCAGATTTAGCAGCACAGGCTTCAGATGAGGTTTATGACGATGACGATGATAATGGAACCTATGGAATTCTTTCTCTTTGCGACCAGCTATATGAGAAGATTAATAGATACTTGGAGCGTGATAGCGATGACTAAATATCAGCAAGCGAAAAATAAAATACGTGATCTGGCTGCAGATTGGCAGTCGGATTTTGGAAACAACAATTACTCCTGGTCGGAATTACTCCAATGGCAGGAGTTTTTTAGTACAAAGGCAAAACGATATGGATTGGTAAATGAATTTCGTGAGAACGGAATTATTTGAAAGGAGAAGATATAGATGAAAGAGACAATTGAGTATTTAAAAAAGGACCGGAAAGTAAATGACACTTTTATGAAAAAGCTTCAGAAAGTAGGATTTGAAATTGATTATACACGATGTGGTTATTGGAATAATGTAGAATGCGTTCGGATTGGAAGAAGCTGCATACCCTTGTATGAAACACACTTTTCTGACAATGGAAATTCAGAGTCACTGGATTACAGATATCAAAATGACGTAATTAAAGACATTTACAATGCACTTGAAAAAGAAAAGAGAAAAGCAGAAGAATCAGATAAGATGGTTGACGATTTCTTTGCAAAACTTGGATTAAAGGAGGGTTAACAATGGAAATTGCAAAAATGTGGACACTGAGTACAGCGCATATTTCAAAAGAAACAGACAAATGGTTAATAGGGCAAGTAAAAGAACCGACTGAGGGATTATGTGTGTATGAAAAAACTGGTGGATATTTTGTTTATGTGCCAGATGATTTTGATTATGAAGAAATGAATCTTCCGGAAGATATTGAAACAATAATTGCTTTTGCAATTGGATGTGGAGTAGATTGGATCTGTCTTGATTCCGATGGTCCGATTGAGAATGGATTTAAAACATATGAATGGTGAGGTAATTAAAGTATGACTGAATTGGAAAAACAAAAATGTCACAAACTTATGTGGGAAGGAATTAGGAACGGAAGAGAAGCGCAAGATGTTTTTAAGCGAACAAATATTTCTGAGGTACAGATGCGGTTTGCAGATCAGAAACAAGGCTATGCCCAAGGAATTAACCAGGCACTTGCTTACATTGGTTATAGCCATCCAGATATGAAAATGTTATGGGATGTAATTTGAAAAAGGTGATTAAATGAGAGAAGAATGGGTTTGTACAGATTCAGATAGCAGTCAATATTGTAAGATAAATTCAGATGGAACATATAGTTTCATAGAAAAAGTATGGTTGGATACCTGTAAGGGAGATCCTGGGTATCCGGATAAATCATATACAGTAAAAACTGCTTTGGTCGATCTCGATGATTATACAGAACATGAAAAAGAACGCAACATTTCTGGATATTACGATTCTATTGAAGAATTAAAAGAAATTTATGGTGATTATTCTGACCAGATTATTGCAGAATGCATTTTTGAAGAAATGACAGATGGCAGTGCTTCAACAACAGAAATGCTGACAGAAAAAGAAGCAGATGATTATATCCAGAAATATATTTCAGAAAGATAAAATCGAGTTTTTACGGAGGTAAGGTAAATGGATAATACAAGTAGGGTGGCGGCGTGGATAGCAACGGCTATAGGTGTGGTTGCAGCAATATATTTTAGTCACGATCCAGAATGTTTATTTGGTTTTCTGATTCCATTTGGAGTAGAGGTTTGGTATATTGTCAATTAAAAATAGAGGTAGCAAAAATGGGAACGACAGTTGGAGATTTGCTTTCATTACAAAATGGTTCTTTTGGAACAGTAAAAATATACAATAGAAAGGAAATATTTTCAGGATCTGTTAAAAAAGTCATGGAATTATATTCTAAGTACAATGTGGTGAGCTTTGGAACAAATTGGTATGAAGATTTGTGTATATATGTAGAAGATTAATATGAAATCAACTTTTTATGGAGGCTGAAATGGACAAAAGATATTGGACAGCTGAAGAAGAGAAATATATGAATAAATATTATTTGCGACAGCCTAACAAGCGAACTGCAAAAGCTCTCAATCGAACAGTTGAATCTGTTCGGAAGAAAGCTGCTAGAATGGGAATCAATACATATTATGATGGGTATCTGAGTGCTAGAGTGCTTGGAAGATGCTTTAGTACGAATGAGAGAGCGGTAAAAAGATGGGTGGAAAAATTCAATCTTCCGGCAATCAAGGTAAAAGAGCCAAACCGTACAAGATATCAGATAGATCCAGAGCAATTTTGGAAATGGGCAGATACTCACCGAAGTATAATCAATTGGTCTGGTTATGATTTATGTTCCATTCTTCCAGAACCACGTTGGGTTGAATTTGAGCAAGCGAGATATAAAACAAAACGTCATGGGCAAAGGTTTACGGACAATGAAATTGTTAGGATAAAACATATGAAGCACCGTGGATTAAATACAAAAGAAATTGCTGCAGAGATGGGAAGAACGGAAGTAAGTATTAGACACGTATTAAAAAAAATTGCATAAGGAGTGATAAATATGACGAATTATAAACCTAAACATGGCGATATGGAACTTTGGTTAATTTGCGCCGCGATTAAGGGAGATAATGATAAAATTTTAAAAATGGCTAAAAGTGAGAAAGATGGAACATATCCGGTAAAATTTGAAGTTGGCGGAATTGAATTGGACTTTTCAGTAGTTGCAAAGAGAATTGAGGATTCTATTGATGAGCTGGTTGCATCAAAAGCACAAGAATTTCTGGATGATAAATATGAAAATTTAATTAAAGGTATAAGTGATATCCAGGAACGAATATATGATCAGAAAGAGAAGTTTTTCAAATACAAAGATGAGTGAGGTAAGTAAAATGGACCGGCTTGATAAGGTAATTGGCTATTTGAAAAGTAACACAACATCGGAAAGATCCGATGGAGATCAACTTATTCAATTGGCATGTAATTGTATTAAATATGCAGATTTCTACACAGGACGTAGTTCTAAGAACTGGACAGCAAGGGAACTATTTGATGGGGTATTAACAGAGGACCAGATAAAAGAAATTTTTGATTCGGAGGTGTGATTATGGTTGACAAGCGAAATAATAATAAAAAATATGTGATGATTGTTACAAGTGAGGATGAAAGATATAATCCAAATGCTCCACATGATGGGGTTGGTGTTCAGCTCGGATTCTTTGTAGATCATCCCTGGGAAGGCAGATTTGAATGTTGCATAGATGGAGACAATTTTAGAGAGCTAAGTGAAGAAATAGAAAAAGCTGATGTTGAAGGGCTTTTTTATCAGCTTTATGAGAACGAAGACGGAAATCGTATTGGATATGGCACAGTTGATTATGATGCTATCCAGGACGAGATTGATGAATACGAAGCTAAGAACATGGAAAACATTGAGGCTTTGTCATATAATGTCCAGTACGGAGATGAAATACTTTTAACAACACCACATTTAGGATACGCTGGCATGTGTAAATATTATTTTCAACAGCAGATACTTGATGGTATATTTGATGAAAACTGGAATATTAAACCGGGAGAGAGAAGATATGTCGCAAACAAAATTGTCATTGAACCAGTAAAATGATGGAGGTATTAAGAATTAAGAATGGAAAATTATTATAAACGTACTTTTGATGGTGCTGTTTTCACAGAAGAGAAATTAAAAATATTTTACCTACAAATACTAAATATAAAAGAAAATAATTTTCACGCATGGCTTAATGAGAATCTGGCTAAGGGAAATCTTAAAATTATTTCCATGATCGAGTATACAAGAAAATTGATTAATGATTACAATAGTATAAAATGAGCGGAGGCAGAATAATGGGAAGCTTTAGTTGGTTAAGAGCAGATAGAACTACAAAGAGAAGTAATCTCACTAAAGGAGATCGCTACAAGATACTTATTCCAAAGGAATTTGGTGGCGGATTTATCAAAGATACATACTATGATTATGGACATGTTTTTCATGGGACAGAAAATGAAGCAGATCTATATGGGATTCTGGCATATTGGAATGGTTGTGAGGGTATGGATTATTCGTATGAATGTGGGCATTATCCAAAAACAATGGAAGAAATCATAAAATATGGAAATACATGTAAACAATCAAATAGATGTAAAGGAATTTGTATTGGATGCGATGATAAAGATATTGATAAATTGAAATTCCCATTAAAACTTGTTTCGGCATCCTATAACAGAGCTTATGAAGAATGTGAAGGTAGAAGTTATAGAGATCCAGAACAGGGATTTGTAAAGACTTACTGGGGTAAAGATGAATAACTCAATATACATAGAATATAACTCAATATTTCGTCCATCAAAGGAAACAATACGCAAAAATAAAAAGTTATGGGAAACTATTGAACAGAATGTTTCAATACAAAGATGTGAAAATGGATTTAATGCAGAAATTAAAAATCTAGACTTAACGTTTTTGAATGACATAAAATGAGAGTTTGATTGGAGGATTAGTATGGACGACATAGATATTATTGTAGAAGTCGATGGATGTACCATTAAGACAAACACAGATATGATTGAAGAAAATGTAATTCGGCAGCGAATGGGATTGAAACCTAAAAACGAGTAGATAAGCGATCAGATTAATTTCTGGTCGCTTTTGTAAAAGTTGGATTTTACAAGAGAAATTTACTGACAATATGAGATAAATGTGGTATGATTTAAGAAATTAATTGTACGTGAAATAAGTGAAATGGAGGAAAGAAAATGTCACATTATGGAAATGATGATCGGTTTGATCATATCTTTTTTTACGATTCTGATGATTTCTTGAGTAGTAATAAGAAAATATTAGCATCTCAACTAGAACAATTTGCAGAAATGTTTGAAAAAGGTAGAAAAAGAGAGTATGGGTACTCAAAGTTTAGGCTTATTTATGGCTGCACAACAGATGACTATGAGATGGACATTTTAAAGCATGAATGCTTAGAATTCAATAAAGGTGTCATGACAAATGAAGAGAAAGAGTTTTTTAAGGAACTTTTATTTGTAAAAAATGCACAACCATACATAGATGCAGGTTATCTTGTATACGATGGAAAAAAGACTAAGCCACCTATACATGCATATGCTCCAGCAACAACAGATGATTACTGGTTTCCAACGGAAAAATGTAAAATTGACTACGAAAAATATGTAGAGGAAAAGAAACAGAAAAAATACAATGAAGCTTTGAGAAAAGCAGCTATAGAAGCCGGTGTATTATCAACAGATGGAACAGGAAAACCAGCGGAATTTTGTAACCCAGATTGTTATACAAATATTCCTATTTTTACAACCGATCAGATTAAAATAGGATTAGGATTACTTGTTGTATCCGGAATACTTCTTATTACAATATTTGCACCTTTTATTGTATTAATTTGGGTTTGGTATCTTTGTGACGTTTATAAAGATTATAAACAAAGGCAATTTGCAGCAGAGCGATATTATAGAGCCACACATGGACTTCCATATAATAAAAAATAATATTTATAATAGAAACAGCTTACATAAATGTAGGCTGTTTTTGTATTTAAGAAAACCGGAGGTATAAGCGAAATGAAGAATATAAAATTATTACAGGCTGCCAATTCAGAATGCACAAATAAAGCTTTCATCATAAGAATGTGTGAATGTGTAAAGGATAGATTACTGGAACTACAAATGCGAACAACATTTCGTCCTACAAGTGTTAACGAAGAAACGCTTTGTGAATGGGAAGAAATTGCTGATGTAGCAAATGATATTTTGAAAAAATATAAAGAGGATGAAATTGATGATGAATTAGAAGATATGATTGTAGATATGAAAGAAAAAATATTGGATTATCATATGAACTACCAGGGAATAAGCAAATTGGTAATATAAAGTGAGGTGATATAAATGATAGGTAGAATGGAGATTGAAGTTAAGTATATAAATAACATTAATCGGCTCCTAAAAAATGAACCAGAATACATGGAATTGTTTAATGTATTTATGATTGCAGATGATAAAACAGCAAAGACACGATTAAATTATATCAATAATGTAATAAGGTTAGTACATTATCTAAAAGATTCTGGACTTCCAACGGAAACTATAGATGATATTGGAAGATTAAATGTAGAAGCTATAAGAAAGTATATTGTAGACGATGATAATCATATAATTATGAAGAATGGAAAAATTTCTGATTCTTATAAATATATTAGATATTTTTCTTTAAATTGTTTTTTTAAATTCTTGGAAGATGGCGATCATATTAGTAAAAATCCAATGAGAAAAATTAAAACTCCAAGTAATGAGAGAATGAAGAAAAAAGTATACCTAGATGTTGATGAGGTAAAAGAGATTGAAAAGAATGTATCTTCCGGAAATACTAAAAGAAGTAGATTATATCTTTCTCAGTGGAACGAGAGAGACGAAGCTATAATTAACCTTGGATTCCACAAGGCTCTGCGTGTTTCTGCAATAATATCAATTAATATTGATGATATTAATTGGGAAGACAAATCTTTAAGTGTTATTGAAAAGGGAAATAAACCAAGGCATGTTCACCTCAGCGATGGCACAATTAAGATACTTCAAAGTTGGGTTCAGAAGCGAAATGAGTATGTTAAAGAAAATGGAGTGAAAAGTCCTGCACTATTTATTTCAAATAAGTCTGGAAGAATTTCTCAAAAAACAGTTGGAAGGATACTAAGAGCATATGCCGGTGACATTAATAAAGAAAAAAGAATTGTTCCACATACAATGCGTAGTTCAACCGGTACAAACTATTATTTGAAAACAGGTAATGCTAGAGCGGTACAGCAATTACTTGGACAAAAGAGTTTAGCAGCAACACAGAAATATTTGGATGATACAGTTCAGCAGAGAAGAGAAATTGCTGACGCAGTAGAAGATTTATATGGAGACGATTAAATGAGTAAAAGTTTAGATGATATATTAAGAAACAAAGGAGACTTGAAGCCACGCCAGGTTGAAAAAATATTCAATGCAAATGGGTGGTACATAGTTAGAACGAATAACCATAATATATATAAGAAGGAAGGCAGATCGGAGCTGGTAATAGCTCCGATTGGTAATATGAACTGGAAAACATTTCGTGATACCTGTAAGAGATGCGGTATGGCAATGTAGGGGAAATTGTGGTATGATTAAAATAATTTAAATTTGTAAAATTGCAAAATCAACGTTTTAAGGAAGGTGTTTAAATGAATTATGAACAGTATGATAGATATGTTTTTACGAAAAAAAATCTCGATAAGTATTTAGAAGAATTCAACAAAGATATAGAGCGGCAGAAACAGGAAATTATAGAATTCGAAAAACGTGCAAAAGAAAGAATCAATTTAATTGATAACTGGGAACATCAGAAGAATTTTATAATATTAGGAAGTACATACAAAAATGGAAAGAAAAATGTGATACTTTTAATAAAAAGATATCCAGACCAATCACAGAGAGACGAAAGATATGAGTTCAATAAAATTGCTGACATGAGAAAGAAAATGATAGAACTTAAAGAGAAATATTCTGGCGTTGATTGGTCGAAATTTAAAAAGGAGATTGAATAAGTGAAATGTAAATGTATAGAAAATACAACAATAGATGGAATTGATGTTGGAAGTGAATATAAATATAATATTGTAAATGGAACAGTATATGAAATAATTTACAATGAAACAAATAAAACTTTTGAAAAAATATATGGAAACGAAAAATGGTTTAATATACATTTTAATAAAATTTAACTTTTACAGAGGTAGATATATGGAATCGGAATTATTAAAATTGAAAAATAATTATGAATTTTGGGATTTGTTTTTTAAATTAGATAATAACGAAGAGATTTCTTTTAATGATTTAGAATATTTGATTTGGTCGATTATAAAACTGAAGTATGAAAATTTAAATAATGATGAAAAAATTGAACTAAAAAAAAGTATTGTAGAAAACAGAATGATACATTGTATTCAAAAATTCGAGCAATATTTTAATAAAAATTATATTAACGGTCTTATAAAAGAAAGTAAATATAGAGAGTGGTTTAAGTTAGAAGGAAGCCATATTATTGATTCATATTATTTTATTGATCCTGTTAATAGATATTTGAAAAAAATATTATTTGAACAGTTATTTGAGCATACAGAAGTAAGCGATGGTGGAAATAAAGATTTTTCAGAAATAGGTATAGATGACTTTGGTACTAGATTTTGTGTTAATTATGGCGTGTCTGAAGATAAAATAAGTTTAGCACAAGATTATGTTTATGAATATATGGAAAATGTAAAAGAAAATATAAAGAAAACAAATATTGCTGGCAAATTAATTAATGCAAATGAAAATCAAAAGTATATACAAGATAGTATTTTATAACTTCTATGGAGGTAGAAAATGTATTTAAAGTCAAATAGGGCTGGTGTCGTTGTAGAACGAATTGGAAGCAAAAGACAGCACAAATATAAACTTACAGAAAAGTCAATCACAATGGTTTCTGCAGGAACATTGGTTATACCGGTACATTTTCTTAGCGACAACTTTCAATTGTATAACCAAAATTGTAATGAGTTAATACAGCCAGAAGGGAACTTTTGGATTACTGCTGAGACCATTGATCCGTATCATGTGGTAATTGATATGTTTTAAGGAGACCAGCTATGAAAAGTCAAGTATAAATTAGCCAGAAATTTATTTTTCTG